TTATTACGTTTACCAGCAGACACCGTATGAGTTTATCAATACCGATGAAATCATTGGGAAATAGCGGTATTTAAAGGGCTTGACAATAATTTTAAAAATCGTGAAAACCAAGATAAGTTGATATATTTTCGTATAAATTGATATAGTTTTATATATCAATGGAGACAAAATGGAGATTCCTGAAAAATCAAATGGAGACAAAATAATATAACAGTTTTGCCGCAAAGAACTTTTGCAAAATCGTAAAAAATAGGGACAGGTAGAAATTCATCTACTTGTCCCTAAATTATTATTACATCATATTACAACATTTGTCCGTTCCATTTTCGTCTATTCTCTGTTTATTACCTTCCTTTCTTTAACCTAAATGAATAACTAACGGCATATATCTAATTGTTGATACTGTTACAATTGCATTTCTTCCGCTAAAAAATATCGACAAACTAGTATTGGACGGGCTGCTTGTTAAATTGTATTTTATACACGTACCCTGTAGTTTAATATTTTCATAATTTAACGTATTTACATCGATTAACACAATGCTATTAGCCGGCAATGTCATACTAACAGTTAGAGATACTGATCCGCCGGCAGGATATTTTATATCTTCAACGTGATACCCGCCATTATCTTGTTCCCATTTTGTACCGCCAACAGTTGCCAAACCACCACTATCGACTATGACAGCAAACGGATTTCCAGTAAATATGTTTTCGATGCCGATTGTCGGTACTTTCTTACTATTTAGACTGCCGTTTAAAGAAATTAATTGATCCTGTAAAGCCTTGCCCTGTCTTGCATCCAATACAAAATTAGCCTCGGTTGTAGTAAGATTATTTGCAACATTAGCTTTATCAATCTTATTATCAACCAAGGCTATTTTATCTTGCAATGTTTTAGCTAGGGCAATTACTTTTGTAGCATCGTCTCTTGTGATTGTGATTCCGTCAACTTGAATTGTGTCTGCACCATGAAGAGTTCCGTCTTCGTCAGCAGTGATAGTAGTACCGTCAGGTGTATATTTTGTCAGTCCATCTAACTTCTTTGCGTATTCCTTTGTCATAAGTCCATCGACTTCATTTGTAGCCTTTGGAATGGCGTTAGCAGAAATTGCAACCCATTTAGTACCATTATAACGATATGTATAATCAGTGTCTTTTACATTAACCGTCCATCCGTCATTTGGAGCAGGATATGTAGTTGCAATGTCATCAAAAGTACTAACAGCATCTTTCCATTCGATATTGGTTTCGAAAGTAGAAAACTTGTTATCTACCTCAGATTTGGTATATTTGTCATCCCAAACCTTTTTTCCATTTTCAAGGTCTGTTTTTAGTTGATTTTCCACAATTTCTGCTCGTGTTTTTTCCGAAGAAACCGCTGTTTCAAGTGAGGTGATTTTTTGGGTATTGTTTGAGATATTTGTGCCATTTTTTGAAATATCTTCTGTATTCTTTGACACATTTTTCTCAATTTCATCAACTTTTGCCTTTACGACTTTATTCTGAATCGGATTTGTTGAGATAGAAGAGAGAGCATCATCAACAGGCAATCCTCTAACAATGCCATTCTCGTCAATAGTAATTGTGCTTCCATCTACTTTGGATGCAATATGTCCATTATTATCATCAAGAGTAACAGGATATCTTTTTATATTCTCATTTTCACTTTTCTTACAAATATACAATCTATCATCTGAGTATTCAAAGTAATATCCATTTAGCTTGCTATTAATATTTCCAATAGCTTCGTCAATCAGCCGAATGTTACTTTTGCCACCAGTACCAGTTAAGGCTTCAAACACACTTGTCTGTAACTCATCATAGTCATCTCTAATAGACCACAATGTTACACCAGTATTCTGTAATATTTCAGACATTTAATTCTCCTTTCATTAAATTGCTTTCTTTCTTCCCAAAGTTTCTATTGATTCATTTGGGATTTCGCCTAAAGTACCAGATAAATTTCCTAACTTTAAAAAATACCAAGCCGCTGAATTTACAGGTGGATTATCAATTGAAATATCATTATTTGCAATACGAAGTACACTGCTAACAGAAGTGTTAGCCACTCCATCGAAAATGATAGAATTATCTTTCATTTTCTCAGGAATAGCAACATTATGTTTTACATCGTTTTTAATTTTTACTTCATTAATCATCTCGGAAACTTTGGCAATATAGATCCAGAAAGTGTTTACGATTTTTAGATTTGATTCTGATGGATGTAATTTTACCATCAGTTTGTTTAAAAAGTTATTCTTTACAATGATATTGTTTTCTGTTATCTTAGGATAAATTTTAAGAGAACTGTCAACGGTTTTGGTTGTAATTTTAATGACATTTGGTTTTGTTTTTAATCCAAGTCTCAGTCTTGTTACAACTGTATTTTTAATTTTAATGACATTCGCCCTAAACAATCCTTGAGTATAAGCAGTAATTCCATGTATCATCTCAGAATAACCATGTGAATTATTTATAATAGCCTTGATGCTATGGTAATTACTTCTCATATTATTACCTCACATCTTTTTTAATTATCAAGAATAGTGGTGGTCAATCCATTCTCAGGAAACTCTAAAATTGCACCTCTTGGAACTTCCTGTGTTTTAGTAAGCTGTCCATAAAAAAGCATATTGCCACCAGTTTCTTGATCGAACATAGCCCAGTGAGTAATTGGTGCGGCTTGTGTTGTCCATGATTCTTCTGCCTCAGCAAAACGAAGTGTACTAGAATTTGAAATACTTCCACCATTAGCTGCGTTCCAATTTACGGAATTAGAAGAAATGGCTAATCGTTTATAACTTGCTGCGTCTGGTTCAGTACAATTTGATCCATTGCTTGCAGGAGCTGATTTACTCAACGCAACGTAAATAATGCTTGGTGGAGTATAACTTTCTCCTCTGAACTGATTATCAAGTGTTTTATTTTTTAAATATGTGGTCATTGCCATAATAGCTTTCCTCCTTATTTTTAATTATTTGATTAAAGGTTTGATTGAAATTTTGCCGAGATCAGCAACAAAGATAGAATTGTGAATATCTCGAATTATGATTTGATGTGTGAATTTCCCAAATAAGTTCATAGTGTCTGATGGGAGAAGAGTAATAGTAATTACATTTTCCTCATATTTGACTTCATCTGGACTATCTGTTGAAGTTTTAGATGCCAAACATTCTGTTTCTCCGTAGCTACTCATTCGCCATTCAACAGATTCTATTGCTACATTTTTAAATTCTTCTCCAAGAATTGTATATAAATCTAGCGTAATTGTCTGTTGTGATCCTTCAATCATACCAAAGTCTGAATTATTAAATACTTCGCATGACATTTGATTACCTCATTATTCTTGTGACTCCTTTGTTACATTTTTTGTTTTGTCCTTTACAATTGGATTGTTCAGAATTACACTAATCTGTGCAATTCCCTGTGCTTGCTGAATCCCTGTAAAACTCATAGAGTTCAGTATATTAAAAAGAAGCTGAATCTTATCTTTTGAATAAGAAACAACTTCCTGTTCTTGTGTGTTATTTTGTTCTTGTTCCATACTAAGCCCTTTCTTTACTTCTTTTTAAATGTACTGTTACACCATGATTTTGTTGCATAGTTACTCAATCTTGAAGACGTAACATAATTATCAAATTTTCTATATATATCACTTAATTTAGCTGCAACATATTCATTAACATATGTCTGTACATAGTCTGCTGTCGCTCCTGTTAAAATACCAGACTTACAATTCGAAAAAATAATAAGTCTAGCCCCCACACCATATGTTCCTATCGCACTAGAATAAGATGCTTCAATGTCTTCTGTACTTTTAGGAAGTGAAGAAGAAGTGATAAGTTGTTCGCCATTTGCAAAAATTGTTCCATTTAGATTGATAACATTTGATCGAATATTTAATTCGTTAGAACCATTTATATAATTACAATTCATAGAATTAGAGAATATACTATTATTGCTTATTATTGTTCCACTATTACTTCCGTTAGATAGTAACTGTATTAAGCTTGGAGATATTATACTTGTTCCATAGCTACCGTCATACCACAAATATCCATTTGTGATTCCCCAGTCACCAATTAACCCTGCATTTGCTTTCATATTTCCATATTTGTCTACAAGAAAATTGCCATTGTTTATATTGATGCTTCCACCAATAATATCTCCACTAAATGTACCTTTGTTAGCGGTCAAATTACCATCTTTATCAACCATAAACGTTCCATTACCGATGTTAATAGAACCACCTTTTAACTGACCGCTGAAAATGCCAGAAGAACCAGTCAAATCGCCTTTGAAATGAACATTACCATCTGAGTCAACATAAAACTGCCTACTCGATCCTTTATATATTGAAAACAACTCACCCGATTTATCAGGATTGATTCTTACTGAATTATTTCCACTTGTAGCAGAGAATCCATTATTATCAAATAAAAACTTGCCAGAGTCATTCTGAATAGTAAGATTTTCGCCAAAAATTGCTTTACCAAACAAAACTTCTGCATTAAATCCAAAGGCAGTATTGCCATTTTTATCTATTGGAATCTTTCCGATAGCCATTCTGACTTGTCCATCACTATCTGTAAAAGCCATAAGATTGTTGATAATCTTAATCTGTTCAGGATCGAAGTCATTTCTTTGATCATTCCACTGTCTGAAAGTCATACCAGTTTCATCCCAGACTTGACTCTGATTTTTTGCATTTTGAATCTGGACAGTTGCAACATCCAATCCATATTTCCGCATTTCTTCGACAAAATTACTTTGATTTACAGACTTATCATATTGATCTTTATTAAATTGAAAACTCATAGCAGCCGAATTAGCTTGCGCTTGAATACTAGATGCATCTTCATAAATATCGTGTACACGAATAGCATCAGAGAATGTTACATCAATCTTACTCGTGTCATTATAATCAACTGTAAAACTAATTAGCCTCAGTTTAATAATGGTGTCGTAATCAGTAGCCATTCTTATGAAGTTGCCAAGTTGAAAATACTTCAAGAATCCTTTGAACTGAGGAATAGTAAGAACATTAGAAAGAGTAGAAGAGTATTGATATTGTGGTCTACATTTTTTAGATAAATCCTTCCATGCAACATCATATAACTGTCGCTCAATATCAAATCTTTCTGTGTCTGTTGTATTATCTGTGGTGATATAGTTATCATTACTATATGTTTCTTCTACAACATAAGAATCAAGTGTTTTCCATTCATCCTTAGTAAACCATTTATCCATAGCTAACTGAGATTGAACAGTATTTCTTTCTGCGATAATAGAATTATAAACTTCTGTAGCAGAATCAACCTCGGTTTTTCTTTTGTTGTATTCGGCAGTAACACTATTCAAATTTTCAAGGTTCTGTTGATATAGATTATAGTTAAAAGAGTCTGGTTTGTTCATGCCTTGGGCACAATAAACTTCATCTGTATTCTTGAATGATTTAACCTTAGAATCCAAAAACTCTAATCCATATTTAGTCCAATCCTTAGAATCCAAACTATCAGGTAATCGTGTTTCGAGATCCTGGATTACGCTAATCTGATCACCAAGACGTTTCATAATTTCTTCATATTGTGGTTTCAAAGACTGATATTTTTCATTATATGCCTTCACCTTATTCTGAATAGATTCTTCCATTTCTGGTAGATAATACTCAAAATTGTAAATCTTATTTGTGCTATTTGGGTTGACTTCATTGATATAAATTCCATCACCGCCATTTACACGATAGCATGTGATAATACTATTTTCATCAATAGTTTCTGTCATTGACTGAGCCAAGTTATCCATAGATACATAAATGCTCGTATCTTCACCATAATTATCCAGGTCATATGCATTTATGGTCTGATTGAACGTGTCAAATACGAACAGACAATTAAAAGCCTCAGAAACGTCACCTGTAAGAAATGAATATACATCAGTATCGTCAATATCAAAACTTCTCTGTTTGTTAGCAAGAGTAGCATCTACATGACCAACTGACCAACTTGGAGCAACATTTAATACTCGATTCAACAGACTTCCCTTTGGGTTGGCAGGATCGTAGAAGATGGTCTTTACATAATCATCATACAAAATCTCCCCTGTATTACATTCAAAATCAATAAGTCGCTTATTACATAAAGTACATTCCAATGAGTTTGCAGTAATATTTTTCGAAATACCAGTGTTCTCAATATTAGTCTCCACATGAATTTTGTACCAACCAATACCCTGAATCATAATCAGACGGTCTTCTTGAAAATCGTCATAATGTTCATATTTCTTACCATTGATGTCTCTATAGATTTTAAAAGAAGCAGTCTGATAAGAATTTAGATTAAAAGTAAGAGATAAATCATCATAAATACTTACTGCACCAAGAAAAGTTTTATCCTTTTTAGCAATGTAGATAATTGGTTTTTCAAGATTATTCAAAAAATCAACTGGTAAATTGAATGATTGAACTGCCATCAGATCACCACCTTCCTTATTGGTCTATATTTCATCGTAAGAGTGCAATTACCATCAATTTTAAATATATTTGTCCTTTTATTTAAGTCGTTTACAATACGTGGTATTTTGTAGTTTGTATCATTATAGATTTTATGGGATATAGCTGTAGAAGTGATTTCTAAGATTGTTCCATCAATTTTTATAACTTCATTATTTATGCAATTATCCAGCTTAAAAAATTCACCCGATGTTTCATTGGTAATTTTAAGGTTACAATCACTGGAAATGTCGATTTCTATATCGGGATAAATATAACCAATTTCATCACTCATATCTACAAGTTTTAGCACACCAATACCATTTTCTGTTGTTGCTTTTAATGTTATTAACTGTCCAAATCCAAATGGAGCATCGGTTATCCCTGTGATTGCAATTCCCATAATATCACCAGCTATAGAAATAGGGGATACATTTAATTGTGCGTTAAAATGAACTGTATCATAATCTAATCGTGTAACTGTGAATTCCTTATAATCATCTTTCCTCTGTAACCATCGAGCAATTGCAGAATACTCATATGAATCAATTGGCTCAAAATTCTGTTTCATAACTTGGAATTCAAACTTAATCGCTTCTGAATAATTTGCATTTCCATTTTTACACCATCTATTTTGAATAGGAGAGGAGGTTAGTGTAAATTCAATATTGCCACCTATTGTATCAGATGGAGTATTCCCGTCAAATTCACATACCATCAGTCCATACTCATCGGATGTCTTATTATCAAAAGTAAAACCACGAGTTTGAATTGTCATGGTAACCTCCTTTCTTTTTACATCATTTTCTTCATTTCTTTTTCATATTTCTTTTTGAGTTTTTTCATTTCTCTGTTAGTGCCAGAAAACTCTCTATTTAACTTTTGTGTCTCAGAAATAATATCTTGTAATTCCTGAATATCATTTCCAAAACTTTCAATTTCTTTCTCTAATTCAGTGTTCTCTTCCTGTAACTTCCGAATCTGTTCATCACGTTCAAGAAGCAGTTTTTCGAGAATACTTACTTTTCTTTCATTAGTCACTTCTGACATATGTTTTCCTCCAATCAAATAGGAGAGGACTATTACATCCTCTCCATAAATTATTTTCTTACACCTTTGGCATAAGTTGCTTGGTTGATCTTTCTTACAACATTTTCAGCCTGTTTCTGAGCAACACCTTCCATTTGTTTAACAATCTGGTCTGTAGCGACACCTTCAACAATAGTTCTGTTGTCGATTTGATAAGTAGGAGATTGTGATGAAACTTTCTCTGGAATGTTCTTCAGATTGCCAATAATAGAGTTAATCTGTGGAATAACAGGCTTAAAATTCAACAATGCTTGTGTCTGTTCCTTAGAAAGTACAGCTTCGCCACGTTGTAAGAAACTAATACCATCTTCACCAGAAAGTTTAACAAGATCCTTAATCACACCGCCAGTTGAGAACGAAGCGTCTTTTATAAGTTTCTTGAGAGCTGAAGTAATTTTCTCTCTATCGTTTTTACCAGACAAATCACTTTTTACAGATACACCAAGTTTCTTCGCAAGAGCAACTTCATTAGCCTTACTTAGAACTTGTTTATGCTGTTTCTCATAAAGGTACTGATTAAGAGCACCGTAATACGATTTCTTGTGTGTTGCCGATACTGAATGCTTAGATATCCATTCTGTAATATCATTTGCTTTCTTTCTGAGTTTATTCAATTCCTGTTGCTTGTCATCATCATTACTTCCAGAAGAAACAGAACCGTTTCCGCTTGAAGTTCCTGAATCGTTTGGCGATCCAATGCCTTGTGTGTCTGTAACTTTTGTCTCTGCATACTTGGCACTTGCTTCAGCGGCTCTGTCAGCAGCATCACAAATAGATTGCCATGAAGATGCAATCAAACTAAGTTGTGCTGTAATACCAGATACGTTAGACGATAATGTGCTTGCATAATCGCCTACAGCGTTTCCACCGTCTTTCCAAGCATTCACAATATAAGTAGATACATCATATCCAGTATCCTTTGCAATTTTCTCAATGTTTGATGCAACCTGTGAAGAGTTAGCATTAACATATGTGAGAGCATCAGAGAATACCTTATTGGTATCCTTTAAATAACTTTCGGCAGACTCTTTACTCTTGGTGAGCATATCATCGAGAGCTTTTTCTTGGTCGGATACGGAACGATCGTACAAAGTATCTGACTGTTCTTTTTCGGCATCTTTCAAATCGGATTTCAATTGCTGAAGCCTTTTACGATTCGATTCTGATGAATCACCTTCCAGTGCCGCAATCTGCTTGCGCAAATTAGCAATGTTCTTGTTTTGATCAGCAATCTTATCCTGAAAATCCTTTAAGTCCTTCTCTGTTTCTAACAATTCCTTTTTCTTCGAAATTGCTTCTTCCAAAGCATCATTCTGCGCATCTAATCCTTGCTTTACATAAGCAACTAACGACTTCTTCGCTTCATTTGCGGACTTAATAGAATCACGTTGACCTTGCTGATATTCACGAAGTTTAGAGTTATAATCAGTAAGACCAATTTTTCCACTATTATACATCTCATTCAGATCAGCAATAGCATCTTTGTACTTTTGAGCCTCCGCAAGATATGTATCATAATTCTGTGCAGTCAATCCCATAGCAGTAATGCCATCCTGCGTAATCATTCCTGTATCACTGTCAAACAGATTGTCAGAATCAAGCATATCAATTAAGAAATCCGTCTCGTCTGTGATGTCTCCAAGCTTATTAAGTAACTCGTCAAAACGGTCAAACTTCAACTCATTGATAGATTTTTGAAACTCTGCAAGTTCCTGTTCGTCCTGTTGAATGGCTTCATAGACACCATTTAAAGCTTCTTGCGCTTCATACCATTCATTACTGCCAAACTTAATTGTAGATAATTTCTTTGCAAGTTTTCCAGCTTCTTCTTGTTTAAGCTTCATGTCAGATTTGACAGCATTTGCCTGACGTGTATAGTAAGCCTCACCAATCAACTGACCTTTTGCTTCAGCTATATTAAGAGAATTGGAGACAGCGTTCTTTCTCTGCTCAATCAGCCCAGCTTTATTGTCGTACCGTTCCTGTACATCATCAAAGCGGTCTTTTCTAACCTGACGCACATTAGAAGTGTGATCCTCTTTAGCCTGATTATAATTATCAGTTGCGGTATTCTTTGCAAGAAGATATTCATTATGTGCTATGCACTTTTCCCTAAGACTGTCATTTTCAATCTTGTTAATAAGATTATACGAAATTGACTTATTGGATTTTAAATTACTCTTAATAGAATTAAATTCCTTTTGAGTAAGACCAATGTTTTTAGCTTTTGTTTTTTTAAGAGACTTTGTAAGAGAACTCTTATTGGATTTATAACTCTTTGTTGCACCAGTATAAGCAGTTTTTGAAGCTGACAACTGACTATCGTAGTTCTTAATAATCTGTTTATACAAATCATCAATGTCAGATGTACTGATTTTCTTTGTTGGATTAAATGTAAGATTACCTACCTTGGCATTCAGAATATCCATCTTAGTTCCAAGTTTTTCAATCTTATCAGAAGCATTGTCAACCGGGTTGTTCGCTAAAGTCTCATATAAATCCTTTAATTGATCCGTAAGACTGGCAACTTGTTCCTTACAAGCTTTTGCTTTCTCATAATAGGTCTGATAATCCTTTAATGCATTTTTCAGGTTTTCATTCTTAATAGAAGCAATACCATCTGAACCAAGTGTTCCTTCACGGATAAGTCTCTTATAATGTTCAAGTGTCTTGGATGATACACCTTTGACCTTTTTTACATTCTTTCCGCTTGTCTTTGTAGAACCACTTATTCCACTAAAACGTGAACCAGATACAAAATCCTTACGAGATGAAAGCTTGGAAACTCTTACAGATGCACCAGTATGAGGGGATTCAATAAACTTATCGTCTCCACCATAAATACCTACATGTGTGATGTTGCTCTTACTACCAAAGAATACTAAGTCACCAGCTTGCAAATTTTTCTTCGATGTGATTTTTGTTCCCATCTTAGCCTGGTCAGCCGCATGATGTGGTAAACTTACACCAAACTTCTTATAAATCTGCTGTGTAAATCCAGAACAGTCAGCACCTTTCGTAAGACTTGCTCCACCCCAAACATATTTCAGCCCAAGATAATCTGTAGCAGTATCATATACAGCGTTTCCACCTGAAGAAGATGAGGAGGATGAAGAAGTTGTCTTTTTACTGTTCTGTGTTTTCGCAGCTTTATTGGCATATGCCATGTATTTCTTGTATGCTTTTTCCTGTGCAGTAATAGCTTTGGTAGTAGCTTCAATAGCTTTTTTGGTTTGATTTTTCTTCTGACCAAATGTGAGAAGATCATCAATTTTATCCTTTGCTTTTGAAGCCTTGTCTGTAAGATTGTTAAGTTTAATCTCAATAAAATCAAATACTTCGGCAGCGTCAGACTTTGTTTTTGATTTAGATTTTGATTTTTTTGATGACGGAGATTTATAACTTGATGAACCAGAAGAATTTACTTTCACTTGTGGTATATCTAACTTTGCACCAGCAGAAGTTGTTACACCATTTACAATGCCTTGAATTGCACTGTTAATATTGTTGCGCATTTCATTAGACATAATTGGATTGTCTGATAGTCTTTGTTTTAATGCTGCAAGTTTATTTAAAGCTTCTGTACCTGCGCCAGCCATTTTAGCAAGAGTGTAAATATTTTGACAATCTGCATCAGTTACAATAGTGTTTTTGTTACAATACTGTTTTTCTAATGTGAAAGCTGCAAGTTTTGCTTTTTCCTGTTCTGTAATATCACCAAGATTTTGAAGTTTAAGAATATCAGCAACTGTGGCATTTTGCAAATCTGTGGATGCATCGGCAGAAAGAAGTTTTTCAAATCTAAGTTCTTCTTCCTTTTTTGTCAAAGCCTCTGTTACAATTTGCTCGGCATTTTTAACACCCATATCTTCAAGCTGAGTGATATAATACTGTTTGTTTTCATCAGTAAGGTTTGCCAAGAAATTGCCATCGTTTACCCATTCAGTAGCAAGAGCATTGGCAGCTTTCTGGCACTGATCCATGCTAGATTCAGAACTACCCATTACCTCTTCAAACTTATCCCAAGATTCAAGACCACGGACTGAAACATCAAATCCTGCTAAATCAGAAGCGGATGCAACTGTACCATTCTTCTTGTCAGCAAGCATATCAGACATCTTAGAAATCTGTGCAGACATAGAAGAGAGTTGTGTAGAAGCGTTTACAAGACCGTTAATTTTTTGTGCAAGTGCCTCTGCTGATAAACCTGTTTCATTCATCAACTGCTGACCACCAGCCAAACTTTCAAGTGCGTTTCCTGTTAATTGTCCTGCATTTGCAAGGTCAAGAAGGTCATCTGCCGCACCTTTTAAATCTGAGTTGTCTGTATTTTTGAGATTGAGCCATGCTTCGTCAAAAGAAGCGATAGATGGGGTAGCAGAATCAGCAGCATTACCCGTATCTTCAATGGCATCTACACCAGCGTTCAAATCATTACAGAAAACTTTAAGATTAGAATCTTTTTCTCCTAAAAACTCTGCGCTATTAATCGCATTTATGAGGTTAGGATATTTTTGTAATTCTTCCTCTGTAAGCTTACCTTCTTGTGCCAATTGTTGAAGATCTTCTTTTGATTTTTCAATTCCGTTTGTATTGAAAATTTCTGAAATCTGAGAATTATTCCATCCTGCTTCGTCAGTGTAAGAGTAGATTAACTTAATTATGTCTGCAATTTCTTGATATTTTGAAATTGTATTTTTTTCATCGGAAGACAAAGATTCTCCATTAGACTTCTTTTTGACAGCATTATCATAGGCATCTTGAAGATTGTTCTTCTTCTTTGTGAGATCTTCAATATTATTATTTAATGATGTTGTATATTCATCTACAGTATCAATATAATCTTGTAAATTCTCTTCATAATACTTAATATCATCCTTAGAACCAGATTTCAAGGCTTTGTTATATCTCTTTTGTGTCTTTTCCATCTGCTCCGTATAATATTCAAAAGATGCTAAATTGCCAACAATATCATCGCTGTTTCGAGCTTCCTGAAATACACCAGTTGCTTTTGACTGAGCAAGTTGAGTATCAACCGCATTTTTATCAATATCACCTTTCCCATATTGTTTATTAAATGCAGTTACTGTTTTATCTGCCGCCTCTCGTGCAGAATTAGCCTTCTCTTTTTCTTCAATATTTTTTTGAAGTTCTAACTGTCGAGTAGCTTCTTTTAATTTGTCTAATTCTTCCTGTTCAACGTATGTGAGTTTATCTTTTTTATTGAGTTCATCAATACGTTTATTTTGTTCTTCTAATTGAGAGGTTGTATCTTTTAATGCTGTTTTAGCAGAATCATACTTACTTACAGCTTCATCCATTGCGTCATTTGCTTTTTCTACACGATGAATCCAGTTATCTATTGCTGTGATAGCCAGTTTGATGCCTTCTGCGACAAGCATACCAACAATCATATTTGCTGCCATCTTTAATCCTTCTAAAGCAATGTTAGCAGTTTTAGCACTAATGGTCATTTGCTCTAATCCATTATTGTAAGCAATAGCAGACTGTTTTGCTGCATTCTGAGCATTTTTTACATCATCAAGAGATACTTTGGTCAAGTCATTTTCTTGAACGAATTTTGTTTGCCATTTTTCACCTTCTGATAATCCTTCAAAGTATTTTTGCCAACTAGACTGATTAGAATCAACTAATTCTTTTTGTTCCAATAGATTATCTAAAATACCTTGCGGATTTTTTTCATAAACAGAAAGATCTTTTAATTTATCTTGTATATCAGATTTAGTAATAATAAATTTATCACTTAAGTCTTTCTTAACGGAAGAATTTCTCCACGCATTTGCAATATTAGATATTGTATAATCATTTGTCACAATTAATTCATCAGAAACTTTTTTAAATCTATTCCCAATATCTTCAAATGATTTCCCCAATATTCCAAATTTCGATGAAAATGTATCTTTATCACTGTCAAATGTTTTGAATATCATACTATTTTATTACAAGTTGTTTGAGGACTTGTTGAATTTTATTATATGTGATACAATTTTCATAAATTGGAGGTGTGTCATCATGTTAATGTATTGTAAAAAATGTGGAAGAACAATTATAGATTCAAAAAAATGTGACATTTGCAACTCTATAACATATGAAGTTCCTGAAGAATATCTATTACTATATAATGGAAAAATTTATAAAAATAATTTGAATGAAAACAAAAAAGACCAATTCATAGAAGAGTGCATAAAATCTTCACCAGAATTTGATGAATATCTCTTTAATAATCGAGACAGAATCAAAGCACAAAAATCTGCCGAATATGAACGAGATATGGCTATCGGTGATGCAATACGTCAAGGTGCGGATGTTAAAACAGCTTTTCGCAATGGTGGTAAGAACATGCCAAAATGCCCTACCTGTGGCTCACTTAATGTAGAAAAGATTTCAACTGGTAAGAAAATATTTGGCGGTGTAATATTTGGATTGTTCAGTTCAGATGTAAGAAACACAATGCACTGTAAAAATTGTGGAGCAAAATGGTAAACATATGTTCAGACTATCATAATATGTAATGCTGTGCTACAATAAATTTAACCTGTATATATACAGATGTAACTCATTAACCATACACCAATGGCTTAGAACCATAGAAAGCGAAGGTGTATTCACATCAGAAGTTTATACAATTCTGGACGTTCTGTCCCATATAACTTCCCCAGACGATTACTTAATAATCAGAAGGGAGGTGAGATATGGAACAGATTTTTACAATTTTGCTTTCGTGTTTTTGCACGATCGCAATTGCCTTTGCGTTTACCTTACTTGCAATAATTGCGATATTATTAGCTTGCAATGTTGTAAGAAGTGTAAAGTATTTTGAACTACATGCTGGCAAACATCTCTGGTTCAAAATTAAACGCAAATAACTTACATAATTATTTTAATTTCTGCTAGAAAATTTGAGTGTTTAGTGTAACACGGTGCACAATGGTATGAGGATGACATTATGTTATCCTCATATTTATATATTCTCTTTTTAGATATATTTATTTCAACAGTTATAAGGAAGTTTTAATTATGAAAAAATTCACAAAAGAAAAGAAGCTTGTAATTTTTCTACTTTTAATTATCACTATATTAACTGGTACAGATATTTACTCTTTATACGAATTAAATTCAGAAAATAATCAAATAATTGAACTTAAATCAAAAAATTCAAAGTTACAAAAAGAAAAATCGAATTTAAAATCAAAAAACAATGAATATTTGTCCAGAATAAAAGAATTAACAAACAATAGAATTGGATTAGAAATAAAATTAAACGAAAAGGATAAGCAACTGTCTAATTTAAAAGACAAACAATCTACAATAGATGATCTAAATAAGCTTCTTGACGAAAAAGATGATACAATTTCTGATCTTAAAAAACAAATAGAATCTTATAAATCATATGAAGATGCTTATTATGACAGTGATTATTATAATAATGATTATTCTGAAGAAAATAATACATATACAGTTTATATCACCGAAAATGGCTCAAAATATCATAAAGATGGATGTAGATATTTATGGAATAGTAAAATTGCAATTGATATAAACGATGCTATAGCAGAAGGATATGAACCTTGTAGTGTTTGTAACCCATAAATTTAATAAAACACATACATATTAAAAGAGTAGTCAATCGACTACTCTTTATCTTTTATCCAATTTCCTTTATAGCATCTTTAAAGAACTGCAATCGTCCATTTACCATATCGCTATTAGATGTTCCATTAGAGCAGTATTGCAAATAATCCAAGTTCGTATCATATGATGCTAAAAATTTGTTCAACCATTCCATATATTTAGAAGTAGATTTAGAATCTCTAACCATACGGTACATTCCATAAATGCACATTGGAATTGTACTTGCTTTTATTTTTACATCTTCTGGAAGTTCTTCATTCAACTTATCTAATGCTTTGCGCAGATTTTCAATTTTCTTTTCTGCAAATTGTTTTTCATTTGGATCTGCAATCTTATCATTATAATACATAATAAATTTATTCATATCTACATCTCTAAATGAAGTAAAATTGTTTTTATCTGTCTTTTCTGTAAGCATTAAACATTGAATAACAATATCTCTGTCAAGGTTCTTTTTAAACTGAGCAGGAGATAAAACTTTTTCAAAGAATGGATGATCAGCAATAGAGTAAATAATTTTTCTAACTTCATTGCTTTCAATAGTGCTTCTTTTCTGTCCGTTTGAAAGTTGGTGTCCCATATTTATTCTTTCAAAAATATCAACAATTTCTTCTTCGGTTGCATCTGTCATTGTTATAATAGAAATATCTCTGTCATTAAATCTTGACTGAACAGCTTCGTCAAGCTTAGAAAATTTCTTTCCTGCGATTTCGTATTCAGTCCCATCAATTGTTAATGGTTTTAAATTCTTTGATAATTTAAATTCGTCATTAGCAAAGGCTGCGATTGTAGTAAAACGTTGCTTAAAATCAACTACATCAATCTCTTTTGTGTCACTGTGTTTATTCACAAGTGCAGGGTAAATAGGGTAGTTTCTTAACAAAGTATCAATAAACAATGACTTCTCTTTTGGTTTCCAAATACCAGCTCTACGTTGAATTGGTAAGTCAAAATTATATTTTCCCTTATTGATTTCACCAACCAACGATCTTAAACTTTTCGGACTTGTTTTAATATCTTCCATCCAGTTTGCCTCCTTCAAAAAATGCAAAAATTTTTATATTTTCACAATAGCATAATTGTAAAATTTTGTAAATAGAATTATTCAAAATTTGAATATTTTTCTTTCTGCATTATTCGACAAACTTACGTTCTGGATTGTAAAATTATGGTAAAGTGGTACAATAAGCTTTGAGGTGGATGCACTGAAAACAGTGCGAAATGGGAACTAGATATCAGTTACGGTCGCTATTTACTAGGTCTTAAGTTCACTCTTCTAGTATATGTATAAACATATCTATTTGGATATGTGTGTTTATTACATGCATATTAAAAGGAGGTGTGAATATGTTGAATATCAACATAGACAGTTTAACAAGGCTTGTAATTGCACTTACGGTTTTTGTTGCTGTACTTAAGTTTTAATTGATATCTAGTGAGGGAATATTATATCACTTTATATACAAGGGCTGGTCATCACGACAGTCCTCATTTTATTTATTCTCTTTTTACTGTTGAAATAATCATTGATGTTTGATACAATAAATTTGTACATACAACCAATTTTATTTTTATGTACTACCCCAATGTTACAATATAGGGAGTCTTTGATTTTCAATAATCTCAAAGACATTAGCACTACAAGAACAGCAACTTGTGGTGCTATTTTATTATTCTCTATTTTACTCGATTGAAATCAAGAATTCTTGGTTTTGTGTGTTTCTTCAAACTTACGGTACACACGAACCCTGCTGTTGTCCTATTAACAATGTGCTATTTAATAGGGTTAGAGTAGCAACACTCTTTTACGCTTTTATATCTCAGTCACGAGAGTAGTGCGATAACTACGTATGGAGTCCCTTTTACAAGCTATTTTGTAATAACTCAAAATCGTTTAGACTCTCTGAACACCTCCACTATAATATTCTCTATTACAATAGAATCCGTTGCTGATTGCCGATTTAGTCCATTAAGGACATGATACTTAGGGTTTCCCCATATACCCAAATAACCTCCATTTCTGGATTTGACTTTTCTTGTTGTTACCAACATCCTTTCGGAATACATTCACGTTCGCCATTTCTAGCCACGTTGTAGTGTGTTATTTTATATATACGGTATATTTTATTTCTTCCCAGCACTGTGAGATAGCAACTCACAATTACGATTTATTTTGAAACATCTATAGGTTGACTAGACCTAATCTTCCCAACTCTTGATTGTTGTCTTGAGTTAGGTGGGCATATTCAAAACAATAACAATAATTTGAAAAATTACGCACTCACGTAACATTTACCGATGTTTTTAAAACTAAGACCTGCTCCAATAGCAGCTAATAAAGTAGGTATTGCATTACCACTTTTTACAATACCATCTAAAACTTCAATTAATTTTCCACCTGCGTCAATTGCACCTTTAAGGAAATTCGAATTTAAAGTGTCATTCGCAAGCTGTTCCAACTTTGCCTGAGCTAAGTCAATTGAAGCCCGAATTGATTTACTATATTCTTCATTTTCCTCACGAGCTGAACCTTCTGCATGTGTTGCTTCTTCGTAGCTCTTCTTAAGGATATCAATATTACTAAGGGCGGCAGCTAGGGCATTACTTTGCTGCTTACCTGCCAAAGCCTCTAAAAGCGAAGCACGATCAATGTCACTAAGATCCTTCCATTTTTCTCCAATACCAAGGACAATATCATATATATCCTTATAAGTATCTTTGTCCTTCATAATATCAAAACCTGTAATTCCTTTTACAAGTGCTTGTAGTTTTGATGTAGAAGTTACAAGACCATCTGTGTCTTCGCCCATCTCTTTAAGCTCTGTTTCTGATCCACGCAATCTGGCTGAAACTGTACGCCACATATTTCCAACCTTTTCTGGGTTCTGCAAAACTGAGTTCGTTGCCGTTACGAGCGAAACTGACTTTTCAAGTGAGGTGGAAGCAGCGTTAAATGAAGCGGCAGAACGCTGAAGGGCTTCGCCTATGCCTCCGCTTGATATAGCTTCGTTATTACTTCACATCTGTTACTTTCGGTTGTAAGCCTACTGACCATATTTCTATGGCGCATAGTCATTTCTAGCTATGTCTCACGTTTCGCTGTTAGATTATTTCGTGAGGTCAGACTGTATATTCATCCTCTTTCTTCTAAAAATAGTAGAGTAGGAGAGTAACTTCGGAATATATATTACTATATACTCCACCGCAGTCGTTAAGGATTTTGCAATATTATTTTATGGATTGGGGATTATCCTACTTTCTTTTTAATTAAATGCCTGTATTCATTAACAGATATATTTTGATAAGGGATAATAATATCTTCCTTAATAGATAAAGTGTCGTTTTCTAATTGCCAATTGAAAGAATGATAATTTTCAAGAATTTTACCATTTTGTATATATTTATCAATTAATTTAATACAAAGATTTGGATTATTGTTTATATCTGTTTCCCACAAATATAAAATAGGAATTTTATAATGATTTATAATATAAGAATATTTTATTTTATCTCTATGTAGTTGTTTTTGTTGCATCTCATTCATAAAATATTTTTCTTCATTATAACGTAATGGAGAAACGTGCCAATAATCACCCATTACTTCAATGATACCATTATATGTAGGAATATAATTATCAACAGCATAATAATCAAACACTTTTTCTCTTTCATATTTAATATTTAAGTTATCCAGCATAGAATTGACTTTTAATTGAATTCCTGTTTCTAGTCTATTATCATTTTTTAACCGTTCTAATAATTTTGTTCTTGAATGTTCTTTTTGTTCATCTGAAAATTTATAGTTATACATTGCTCCATTTTCGCCTACATAATATCTCTTACGAAATTCCCAATAACATTCTTGTGAGCAAAAGTTGTGATTGTCACCTTTTGAATTTACTTTGTTATAATCATATGGAATAATTTCCATTTCTTTTCCACAATTCGTACATAATACTTTTATTCTATTGTATTGTTTATTATTTTTACCTTTTCCTATTATAATTTTCTTATGTTTCCAATAACATTCTCTTGAACAATAATTATGTGAATTAATTTTGTTTGTACTTAAAAAATCTTCTATTTGTCTTCCACAATAATCACAATTAGACAAGATTCTCATTTTTCTATTACCAATTTTTAATCTACGAAAAAGCTCCATTGAATCATCTAAATCAATATTTAAATATTTTGCCAAATCGTTTATATAAGCAGATTTATTATAAAGAATAAATTCAAGTGTTTTATGTATTTGATCTTGAGTAAATCCTTCTATAAGCGGAACACCATTATGTCTCTTTATCCAATCACATACACAACATCTTCCGGTTAGATTTTTAAAAATATTTTTGCACGAAAAGTATTCTTTATGTAAAATCTTACCACAATCATTACACATTATTTTTGTATCATTGTCTAATTTTATATAATCTTCTTTTGTCATAATAACATCTCCTTATTATTAGTTATTCTCTGTTTTTCTTTCTCATATAAAAATAAAAATCAAGTGCCTCATCTAATTCACTTGATTTCGAAAATAACCAATATTCATTTTTGTCAAATCCACATTCTCGATCAAATCCAAGAGAATATAGATACTTTGCTAATCGTTTATTTTTAATTTTAATTTTTTCCATTCATTCATATATCCCCATATATGAAAAATAATATTGCAATCTTTCCTAGGTCTTATCCTTCTCAGGACTTTAACCTATATAGTTACTGTCAATATGCATGTAAATGCATAAAGCTATTACATTACTGTAATAGGAGGCAAGTAAGTCTACCTCATTAAATACGTCTACAATGTGTTCTGCTTGATCTGCTTCAAGCTGAAAACCTTTTAAGGTTGAGATAAGTGACTCGTTAGCTGTATCAATGTCAATTCCATCACCAACATTTTTATAAAGCTGTGAGATTTCTGCTAATTGTTTAGCGTCTGGAATACTATATCCATTTTTAGACCAATCCGCAGTGGCAGCAATAGTATCAGAAATTGTACCTCTGACTTCTTTTGCAATATCTGCATAACTGTCAAAGTCGGCATAAATCTGTTTTGATGACTGTTCAGATACTTTCGCAAGTTCTGTAATCTGTGTATTCAACTCAGTCACAGTAGACGCAGCTTGCTTGATTACATTAATAACATCATAAACACCAACCATTCCTGCCATCTGTGCAGCAATTTGATGGAATCCGCTATTCTTTAAAGTGTCAAACAATGTTCTGCCAGCACGACCAGCTTCGACTTCGGCATTATAAATCTTTAAGATTTCACCATGAATCTTGTCAAGACTCATGCTAGGATTACCACTTTCAATTTCCGCATAGTAAGCTTTAATCTTAGCTTTTGCCTCAGAAGACATCTTGCTATTTTCATTGAGAAGCTTATGAATCTTGTCTAATTCTTTCTGACCTGAAACAAAGTTATATCCCTTCTCAGAAGCCGACATATTGGTAACAGTAGCGATAGTATCTTTGATTTTCTTTTCATAGTTATCTAATCGGTTGATATCATCACTCGTCACCAAACTAGCATCTTTACCCTTTAATTCATTAAGCAGAGTTTCATACTCTTTAACAGCATTCTTGACAGCCTGTACATTTTCTAAATATGTACTACTTGTCCAACCACCATCATTAAATCTGTCAATAGTTGTTTTATATTTGTCAATTTTGCCGTTATATGAATCTAACCGTTTATCATACTTATTAAGATTTACATTTGCATTCTGTTTTTTTGCCTGTGTATTTTCCTTAACTTTCTGAGTGTTCTGTTCTAATACATTATTCTCTTCTTTGATGGAATTGGTAACAGATTCTGTAGAAGTAGATGAAATATTCGTTTCAACCCCAATATTTTTCTGAACATTGGATAATCTGGTCATTTCATCAACTAAATTAGAAACCTTGACAGATGTAGCCTCAACTTGCGTTTGAAGTTCAAAGAATCTATCAGTAGGAACAGTATAATCGTCAAGTAAACTCATATGAGTTTTTAAATCATCAAACTGATCTTTTAATTCAGATACTTCTTGTGATAATTTCTTAAATTCATCATTGTCAACAAGATTAACTTCTTTACCAGAAATACCGCCAGTAGCAGATTTCTTTTGTAATTCGTCATATTTCTTATTTAATTCTGAGATTTTATTCTCTAGTTTATCAATTTCCTTTGACGATTTATTAACATCAACAATAGGAGCAGAAGAGTTTCCAATTCCTTTTGATAAATTAATAATCTCATTTATCTTATTCTCTAATTTGTCAAATGTTTGTAACTGTTCTTTTAATCCAGAATTACCAAACTCGAATGTGAATTTATCTAATTTAAGTTTCTGTAATTCCTTAATTTTATCAATTACCTTATCATCTTTTGCATCTAACTGAATTGTAATTTTCTGTTTACCAGCCTTAGAACTAATTCCGTCAAATACACCATTTGTATCTTTTTCAAATTGTGCAAGACTGGATCTGTAATCAAAACCAATCTTGATAATATCTGAACTTGCCATAATTCACATCCTTTCTAAATTGTGCAACGTTTTCTATACTCATCCTTTAATCGTTCATGATACTTATGCATTTCTCTATACACACTGAAACTAGCAGGAATGTTATACCAACCATGATAAGTACCTTTTGGATTGTAAATAAAATCTGACATAAGATCTGAAGGTGTGATTTGATCATAGTTATCAAACATTCTTTCAGGTGTTACTTCTACACCACCATAAAAAATAGTACCGTGGCTATTTTTATAAAATTTGTTATAAGATCTATATAAGTTATGCGTTCTTACATATTGTTGTGGCGTGTAATCGCTATAATATAAATCAATAAATGACACGTAACCATCTGTTAATCTCTGTTGAGCTTCATGTGCTAATTCAGAAGCTTTTTTCTGAGCCTGTTTTCCCAAATATTTAATAGTGTCTTTATTTAATCCCATTCATCTCACCTCCAAAAATTTCACTATTTTTACACTAAAACTAAAATAGGAGAGCAGTAGTAACCACTCTCCATAAGAAAAGCCCTATACGCTTTGACACGTATAGAGCCTAATATTTAATAATTATGTATAATTCCGTATATTAACCCTACAAATCCAAATACGAAATAATAATGACTTGTTGTTAATGTGAAATTCACAAACGACTGCAACGCTTCTACAAAGATATTATCAACTCCAAATAGACTGAGAAACCATGCACCAATAAGTCCATAAATTATTCCTTCAATCATATAAATCCTCCAAAGAAATTTGAATTTACTTAGACTTCTTTAAATCCACCATTCTTAGCAATCTCAACAATCTTATCTAAATCTTCCTTTGGAATCTCATCGAGTTTCTTACTTACAACGTCCATAAGCGGTGTGAGAGTAGCTTCGCCAAGAGCCTTGAATCTATCTACCTGTTCTGTGATAAAACTGTGAATCTCGTACTTATTGACAAGTAAATCATTTTTCTTTGCTTCCAAAAGATGATTGAATTCAGCCATTTCTGCAAATGGAATCATTGGTGGAATATCTTCTGCACCATTTCCAATAAATAAAATGTCAAATAATCCTGATTTCTTTAACTCATCATATTCTTCAAAGAATCCATCGGTCTCTACAGTAAGGTTTGTATACTGTTCAACGAAAATTCTTGTTTTAAGTAAATACTCAGCAGAAGAGTTTACTTTTACATTTCCTGTCTCTTTGTCAATCATAGTTGCTTTGAGTAAATTACTAATAAGAGCATCCTTCTTAACAAATGGTACATAAGGTGTAATCTTGACATTACTCTTAATAAAATCATCCTTAAGTTTCTGATTAGCAATATTATTATACTTTTCACAAAATTCTTTAATTGTCATAATTCCTTTTTCTCCTTTTAATCATTTATTGGTGAGAATTTATTGCATTCTCCATTATTTATTTCACTCTGAATTCGACCTTCTATAGCTTTTTTTAGAAGACTACAGTTTCGTTTGTATCTTTTACATCCGATGCAGTGAGATTTAAATTCATCAAACTGTGAAGCATTGTCAAAAACTCCAATATAGTCAACAGGATAGATAGTCAGTTCAATTCTAGGATTCTCTGAATCATAATAAATTCTATGTGGTCTAAATAAAGCTACATTGTCATCTTTCCAGATTAATTGTGTTTCAGTAATAGTGTCATCTAAACACTTTTCATAGTTCGCACAATCCTTGTCAATTCTGTCAAAATAAAAAACAGCATCTATATTAAAATGCTGTGTACTGTTTACTTCCAAATCCCAATTTTGTAATTTAACTTGTTCTTCAATTATTTTCTTAAATTTCTTTTTATAATCTTTTGCTTCCTTCGTTTCATATACCATAGCCATAGGTCTACCATTTTTCATTATAGTTCTAACTGAAGTGTAATGATTGACCGAAGGCGGGAGAGGAGAAGTAAGTTTTAAAATATTTCCCATTATTCCTCCAATATAAAAAGAGCAGTTCCCGAAGAAACCGCTCTTTCATAATTCTTATATTTAATTGTCATATGTATTTGGTTAGTTGTTAATAATCATTGGATAAAGTTCCCATTTGGCGTTGGGATACTTATCTACATTTTCGATTACAATTTTATGTACGTCATTCATATTTTCAACATTTTTATCAATATGAATAACCTTGCCTCCTGTAATTTCATGTTCCTCACAAATTAAATTAAAATACGTCATAAACCTCGCCTCCTCATCTCCTTATACAGAATAGTTCATACAAATCTACATGTAATACCCTTGATAATGTAATGGCATGACTAAGTAATATATCCTTTGTTAATCCATTTTCTAAATTAGAAAGAGTTGTAGTAGATATTCCACTTCGTATAGATAGTTCTTTGAGGGTTAGGTCATTTTTATACCGATATTCTCCGATTTTATTATCCATACAATAAGTATGTGTATAAGTTATTCTTTTATAACTGTATAATAATGGAAAAATATATAAGCATGGTTTATGAAATATTTGGTATAATAGAGGAATATGGGTTAATCAATTTCTTTTAATTCTCTCATAACTGGTTCGACAATTGAGTGAATATAGCCATCACCTCCGCGATTTTCATACTCTTCAAACAAATCCCAAAAGACATCCTTTTCAACCTTCGTCCATCCATCAGAATTTTTATACTTATTATAATATCCAACAAGTTTCTCTTTTAATTTTTTAACTTCGGTGATATTATCTTTTTCTTTCATATCATTGAGAGTCGCAGCAATTCCTTCGACCGTTTCTGATAACTTTGTAATATCTCTTTTAATCATTTCATCATGTCGAATTGACTGTTTTACATCTTCAAGCTCTTTACTTTGTAATATGCTAAGATTTTCTGCCGTTTTAACTAAAAGATCATGGTCTTCTTTTTTTTGCCTAAGCCATTTTACAGGTCTTCCGATCATCTCAGAAAATTTTCCAATAATTGCAAATATAGAAATAGATCCAGACATAATTATAAAACAAGTTAGGATAAAATAATTAAAATCAATTTTACTTAATTCTTCTATCGCTTCCATTCATATAATCATCCCTTCTAATTCTTAATAAGCTGTTTAAATGCTTCATATAATCCGGTACTAGCCAAACCACTAAACAAACCGCCTAATAAAATTTCCGGTGTAAAAGACATGTTAATCCATGAATTTAATATAACGCCTAAAACAGCCATAATAAGTGGAATATATTTATTTACAGCGTCAGTTGTTACAATGTTCTTTAATACATATCCAATACATAAGCAAATACCAACAATAATTGGCACTGCAAAATTTGTTAAAAATGTTACATCCATAATTTTTCCTCCTTTTATTTAAACTTTTTTAACTTGCCAGCTTTCAGAAGAATTAACATCTGATTATTCTGTTCTGCCGTAAATTTGTAATCTTTAATTTCGTTTGCCTTTGCAATCTTTGTTCTTGTTTCTTTAGAAGAATCAATATGCACAGACTCTAAGGCTTTTGCAAGAGTTGTATATGATTTATTACATTTTGGATAATAAGCTGAATTGCTTGTAGAAGTAGAAGATGGTTTTGTTGTGGTTGTTTCTTTGTTGATAGAATAGATATACTCAACATGCCCGATTTGTTTTGGACGAGACGGATCAGATCCAACAAACAATATTGCATCTCCAACCTTTAAAATTTCAGGATTTGTAATATGACCATTTTTAATCTTTACTTGAACAGTTTCAAACAATGAACTTGTATAAATTCCTGCCGTGTTTAATAATGGTACATTATATCCAATTTTCTTAAACGTAGCACATCCACTAGAAGAGCAGTCTGAATAATACTTCCCCTTATATGGAGTATATACATATGATCGTAACGACTGATTATATGAGTTCCGACCTAGAATAGTTTTATATGTGTCATGGAACTTTTTACGTCCAGAATCGGTAATTTTCTTTAATCGTCTTACTGCAACAACGCCTTTATGTTTTCCGTTTGGAGCAATACTTTTATATCGGCTTTCAAGATATGCGTACATATTTTTAGTAGACGGAGTTCCTGATCCGTGACCACTGATTGTAATATCTTTTTCGGTTACTGCCATAATAGTTTCCTCCTTCCTATGTTAATTCATAATTACACCATTTCTTATAAACGTCTTTTGTGTCGTTTCTAATAAAAGTCATTATTATAATTTTCTTTTCACATTTGGGGCTATAACTCGTATATACATCCACTGGATAAACATTAGAGTCGATGTAAAAAGTTTGTTGATCTCGATTATATATACGAACAACTTCTTTTTCGGTGTAATTTCTTGGTTTTAAATTACTTTCAATTATCATCCTTTTTTATTCCTCGGTTGAATAGCGTAAAAAATAGGGATTACAACATTGAATAGTGGTATGTTATAATCCCTTATTTAAAATCACTATTCAACATTACTTTTCAGCCTCTTTTTCGACTTTTGTAACAATATCCTTTTTGACAGATTTAGCATCTGTCTTTTTATTTTCTTTCTTCATAACTTGTGCTTTTGCCTTCATGATAGAAACGATAGAATTCTTATAACTTTCGCCAAAGTATTCTTTTCTGCTTAAATCTAATTTTTCTAATTTTGCTTTTGCTTCGATATCTGTCATGCGTCCATCTTCAAATGCGGAAGCCACTTCGTCAATTTCATGACAATTATCTGAACACCAACAAAAATACCATGTTGGCTTCAAACGGTCTTCTGGATTACAAACTGGACAAAACGAATAAGTTTTACCGCAAAGCACACAAGTTCTCAATTCTTTCTTTGACATTATTCCTCCTTGTAAGAATAGGGCAGTAATTTAACTGCCCTACATGTCCTTATAATTCGATGTCGTCCTCTTCCTCATCAATGTAATAAATAGAGAAAAGTTCTGCATCTGTAGAGCAAGCATTAAGCATCATTGCGCCCTTATAATCCATAGTCTGTGAGTCTCCACCCTGTAATGCCAGAGTGAATTCTGGTGAAGGCATAAATGATGGAATATGAATAATTGCTGCTTTAAGCACTTCGTTCTCACATTTATCTACTACAAGAGCTTTGAAGAATAACTCATGTGCTTTTGGAAATTTCTTACCAGAGTTAGTAATTTTTGCACCGCTTGTAACTGTCTTTTTATACTTGACAATATACTGAGTTTCACCATCTGCTGTAGGCGGTGTTAAAACATCACTCGCAGGAGTTATTACATGCTGATCTCCTGGATCTTTTACCTCATCAGTATGTGTAATTCCGTACTCTGTAGCAGATGATTTAGATCCTTTTGCAAACTCATCCTTGCCCATAGATCCCTTTGGTGAAAGGGCATTTACATGGATTGAACCATCTACATAATCAGTAATATCAAGTGTCTCGCCAGCTTTTACAATCTGAATCATTGGCATAACAATACCCTTATCTGCGGTTGCAATCTCAGCATCAGTAGCAGAAATAGCTTCTACAACAGCGAGGTTAAGGAATGCATTAGTTGCAGTAACCTCACCTTTCTTACCTGTATACTTACGATATACAAGGTTTCCATCCTTATCATTGATATCTGTTGAGTCAGCAGTAATATCAATATTTGCCTGTGTAAGCTGTGTTAAAGCGTACAGAGGTGTACCATTAGACTTTGCACCGTAACCAAACTGAAGTCTATCTACGATTACGTCACCTAATTTAAATGCCATAATTATTTTCCTCCTTTAAAATTGTTATTTTTATGCAATAAAAAATGAGCGATTAAATATCGCCCATAAAATTGATTAAATCTTCAGGAATGTCTTTGGCTGACACCATACCACCGTAAATTCCGTGTAGAGCAGCCGTTCCCTGTTCGTATTTTTGAATTCTGTTTACAGAATCCATAAACTGACATATATTCACTTGTTTTAATTCTTCCAACTTATATTTAAACCCAGGATGATTTATACAACTCGAAACAAGTGGTAAAAGAGTCGATACGCCCTTCTTTTTATCATCCTGTTCAGCTTTCATTCTATCTTCCTGTAGTATCCATTGTTTTGTTGTTTTACCTTTTGCTTTTTCCACCTTTGGATGAACATTCATCATCGCTCGAATAAATTCGGCAATTTCCATATATTCGTCATCATAAATAATCATATTTTTATCTTGATTTAAAAGCGCAAGATGATTGTATTCTGGATCGTCAACATTTTTTCTTGCTTGAATCAGCTCAAAACCATCAAAACTAAAATCTTTGAATAGTAGCTTTAACGGCTCTTTATCTTCGAGCAATTGATATAAGATATAAAACACTTCAATATCTTTTGTTTTGTTCCAATCCTTTTTAAATACATCATAAAGAAGAACTCGAATAGAAGTAGAATTACTCAGAAAAGGAGAGATTGCTTGGTAAAATTTTGATTCGCCAATATTTAAAATATCTCCTATGGTTGGAATTGAAACAGTTATACCATTTATTGTATAATCCTCACCAAAATACATTTTAAGTTTGTCAAAATGGTATTCTGGATTATGACTTTTTTCTTGTTTCTTTTTTATATCTTCTTCAGCAGCAGATTGAAGATTATTTAACGTTTCTAATACATCCAAATAATCACCGCCTTATACCGTAATTCATGATAGAAGATTTTTTATCTGTTGTTTTATGAATTCCATTAGTGTCAACAACTTGGAATACGAGAGTGCGAACAAGATAATTATTATCTGTTGTAGATTCCTTTGATGATACAAGATGTGTTTGCATTCCAAATATATTAGACCAATTAAATCGCTCTCTTATAATAGAAGCAATAAGATCATGCCTTGGAATACCTGTTAATTTGTCATTTCTGTCATTACCGTGAACAAATATTGTAAATGTAATATTTGTGTACTTTAATGTATCTTGATAACGAGGCATTTCATCAAAAGATACTTGGTAACAGATATAATGTTTTACCTCAGTCTGAGTATCAGGAATAAATAAATAAGGACGAATATTAGAAGTTCCACCAAAATATCTATCCCATTCCCCAAGAGGTTCATACTCTTTTGTATCTTCGTTCCATTCCCAGTTGATATTTCCATCATCATCGAAAAGTTCAGACTCTAATGACTTCTCATTGAGTGCATATAAAAGACATGGATTAAGCATAAGTGCTTTTTCAATCTTTTTCTTATACTGAATATTTTCATCGTCAGGAGTAATTCTATATGCACGAAGCTTATTTAACAAATCATTCTTTGTAACTAATTTTTCTGCCATAAAACACCTCCTATTCAGTTAATTCTAACGACAAAATTTCGGATTTAATCGGCAAGCTATCCTTAACAATTTCACACTTAATAGACAATATTTTGCCGATAGTAGAAGTGTCGTTAGGAAACTTTGCTTTCTTTTGGTTGTACTCTGTACCAGTTCGCCATGTGACTTTATCAGTCCAATCTTCATTATCAATAAAGCAAGTCCATGTAAAGGTTGCATCAGCATATTCAGTTGTAATATCTTCATTGGAATCGTTGTAGAAATTTACGGTAAAATTTTTATAAGAGCCACCTACTTTGATTGTTGAAGTGGATGCAGAAATCTTAGCTGTGATAGAAGATGGAGCAGGAATTGGTGTGGATGGATCGGTTGGGGCAATTTCTGAATCGAAATAGTTCGCATACATTTCGCCTGTTTCAAGATTGACATAATCAGTATGCTCGTTCCAAAATGCTGTATATATAGTAAGCTTTTGAATGCCAAATGGCATTGAATTTTCAACCTTGGTCACTGTCCATACTGTAGGATGTTCTGTCAAAGCACTTACTACAACTCGCATATTTTTAGAATCTTCAGAAGTGTACCAAAACTTCTCTGTAATAGAGTTCATTGGCAACCATATCTTATCCTGATTATCTGTATGTGTAAAATATCGGTCTGTGTAAGTTCCAATCGTGTAAGAATTCTGTTGTCTTAAACAACACCACATACGTCTCTTGATACGTTTATCATCATTCTTTTCAATCCATGTAAGTTCATAATTTACTGGTAAAATCAGATACTTTGGAAACTGATTTGCAGGTTCATCACGACAGACAATCCACTTATGATAAATTCCTCTATCATCTGGAACGTCCACGAAAAGTCCTATCGGAAATGTCGCTCCATAGCGTTTCCTGAAATCAGTCTCATAATAATAAAGGTCATCGCCCTCATTAAATCTTACAGGCTGACTTGGACGAAACATAAGATAGTATTCCACTTGATCTTTGTCCATTGACTGATAAGATTTGACAATAAACTTTGCATCTATTTTTGTCTTATTAGTATTTTCATAAGTCATACCTTCAGCAAGTGAACGTGTAATTCCATGTTCATCTGTGAAAAAATCGTCATGAAAATAGTCATAGATGTAACAAGTCTTTGTAGCGATGTCGTTTTCAAATGTCTGTTCCATCGCCCAATCAGACTGTTCCTTATAAATCTGACCAATCGTTTTAGCACCGTTGTTCTTGGCATTTGCGACACGCCTAGCTGTTTGTAGACTCGGCATCGCTTACACCTCCTTCAAACATCTGCTTAATATATCCGTGAGAATCTAAGATTGCCCTACGGAATTTTTTGTAACTAAAATGGTCGCTCTTGAAATTATCCATAGCACCTTGTAAGGTTGCAATAAGAGTAACCATAAGTCCGTTATCATTAAATAAGGTTTTTGTGCCACCTAATTTAAACATAACGTTTTTAAAGAAGACGAGAAATGCTTCATCATCTTCAAATATTTTCTCTTCAATTGTCTTGTCTTTATAGAGCAGTAGTTTGTGAATATCACCATGCATTGCACGAACTGCTTCATTGATTTGCTTATCTGTGAAGTCTCCATATATGTATTGCATATTAAGACTCCGTTGACGAATATGGTTTAAAAGCAAAACCATAATCACGAATAAGTTTCTGCTGTTCAATTTTCATTTCTTTCAGCAATGCCTTATTTAGTGAAAAATCGTCTTTCAATTTTTTCTCTTCTTTTCCACCGAAAAACTTCACAGTATTTTCCAATGATTTAACTTTTGGCTCAAGCCATTTTATAGCCATACCTTTGCTAAATAGTTCAATAACAAATTCTTCGTCAGAATACTCATCAACAGAAGTTGTTAATTCAAATTCAAACTGTTCCATTTCATCATCAAGTTTTAATGTGGAAAATAATCTACGAATAAATGGACTAGAGATAGTAGAATGTAAACGTTCTGCTAATATTTCATGCAAATCAGACTCTTTTAAAGACAATTCTTTGACATCATCAATTAAACCAAAGTATCTGTCAAATACTTTTTCGTAGGAGATATTCATATAACACCTCCAATATATTACTCAGCAAGTAACTTTAAATCAGTACCACATTCCTCATCAATAATCTTGATTTTATTCATACTGTCAAAAGTTCCTTCTGAAATCATTTCAGAAACCATTGTTGCGATTGTATTTTTGAAACCAGATGGAAGTTTTCTAAACTCTTCACTAAAACGCATAGTCGGAAGATTGATAAGATTTATTAAATCCTCTCTATCATATAAACCATCATATACTTTTTTAACTTCCTGCCAATGTACATTTTCAAGTAACTCTTCGTCCTCAATAATGATATAAGGTGCAAATAAAGACTTCTTACGAACAAGTAAAGCTGAGAGTAAGTCCTGATACTCAATATATCTGAAATCACCCATGTTACTAAACTCATATGTAATCTTTGTCTTATCACCAGTAAATAGAAGAGTACCTGCGTACATAGAGCGACATGGAATTAAATCATCTGGTTCATACTTCTTAGGTTTCTTAACCTCTGCAACTGTTTCCTTTATCGTATCTTTTTCAACCTTTGTATCTTCTGCCTTTGTTTTTGTAGCAGAAGTAGTTGTAGCTTTTTTCTGATATGGCATTTATATTTCTCCTTTCACTCAATCAAAAAGGACTGCATATCATTTAGATATACAGTCCCAATATTTCTATGGATTACGCACCGATTGTCCAAGTACCAAATCTTGTGTTAGTCATAGTCTTGATACCAAAACGAGACTTGAACTCGTACTCTTTTGTATCATCGGCATTATCACCAGACTCAGATACTTCCTTAGTCTCATCCATTCCCTCATAGTACATCTTAACAAACTTGTCAATGTTAGATGGAAGAATAAGAAGCTTTGTATCATCTTCAAGATAATGTTCTACGTCATTCTCCTTAAATGCCTGTGGAAGCTCGATAATCTGAGTACCCTCAAATGTACCAATTCTACCAGTGTTATAAACATCGTTCTTTGCAGCTTCAGAAACCCACTGAATATCTCCAAGGTTCTTTAATCCTGCAAGAGCAACCTTTGTACCAACGATAGTAGCAACACCACCTGTAGCAAGCTGAACATCAGAAATAAGCTTTACAAACTTATCATGGTTAGCTGCATTTAACTCACCACGGATATTCCACTTAGTAGGAACAGGAAGAGAAGTACCAGCACTCATAACAGCTTCATGAAGAAGAGTATTGATTAATCTTGTGAAAGCTTCTGCAATCTTATTGATTAACTCGCTCCAATCCTCAACGCCCTGAAGGAATCTTGACATTTCCATGTAAACCTTTGCGCCATAAGACTTAACAGTTACACCGAATTCCTTACCAGCACCAAGTCTCTGTCTCTCAATGCTGTGATGACCATCAGCAATCTCAGCAACAGTGATAATGCAAGGATCTTTTGTATAGAACTTATTTGTCTGTCCAAGAGCAAGAGTCTTAACCTCTACATACTTCTGGAATACAGGTGAGCTTGTCCAACCAGATACAAGAGTATCTTCAACAGTCTCCTCGATAACCTCGAATACGGCTTCTCTTACAGACTGTTTCTTAAATGCCTTTCTTACCTCATTAGGAGTCGGAGTCTCAGAAAGACCTGCCATCTCGATAATTGTCTTACGAATCTTATCATTTGCTTCTTCGATAGAATACTGCTTTACAGTACCTTTTGCTGTGTCAACACACAGACGAGAGAAGTTCTTATATTTTGTCTCATCAAACTTTTCAACGATTACATCGCTCATTTCATTAAATCTTAATCTCTGCATAGTATATTAATCCTCCTTTCTACCGAATTACGCATATACCTGGGCATTCTTATCTACCCAAATACGATAATTTCCATTTGCAGCAACTTCGTAGATATGTCCCACAAAACCATACTCAGTCATACTTGGTTTCTCACCAGTTGTAAGCTTGAAGTCTGTACCATCTACAAATACATATTTTCCAACAGCTAATTCTGCATCAGAATTGAAAGCTTCTGTAGAAAGTGTGAATCTATCAGTGTCCTGAATCTCGTAAGCTCTCATAACTTCACCCTTACCGTTGTAGAAGTTAGATTCCTCCTGCATCTTTGTTGTATATTCCTCATAAATCTTTGGAGCAGTTAAAATGAGAACAATTTTGTCTCCCTTTGCAGGAACTTTTGCTTCAAACACATCTGCTTTCTTTCTGTCACCAATTACAGCAACAGAACCATTGTCAATATCCTTAGACTCATTTACTAAGTTGTAGTGATGACCAACTTTTGTAGCCTTAAGTAAAGTTGACTCAGCAACACCGTGCTTAGTATATGAAATGAAATTACTAGCCATAGTTTTATTTCCTCCTTAAAATTTCTAATTTTTGTGCAATAAAAAACACCTATGGATTTTCCATAAGTGCTAATTCATAAAGTTATTTAGTTTTTGATTTAATCAAACAGATCGCCATATGGTTTATATGTATCTTCCGTTTCTTTTTCTGCATTAAATGCAACTCTGCTCACATGTTTCTTTTGTGGTGTTTCACCTGCAAAAGAGAATGTCTTATTCTTTTTAACAAGTTTTCCAAGAGTAGCATCAGCCTTCTCAGATAACTCTTCCTTAGAATATTTGTTTACAGAATCCTCAGACATAAGTGCTTTGAACTCATCTGTATCAAGATATTCTGAATATGCTTCGTCATCAAATACAGTCATCTTGTCTGCAAATACTTCAGCAGATTTATATGTGTTTAATTCCTCTACAACAGAAGAGTAGTTGGAACGCATATCCTGAATTTCTGTATATTCTGAATCGGTAAGATATTCTTTGTGCAGATTATAGCGTTCGCCATCAAATGATACATTGTCATTATCTTTTGTATATTTCTGACCATAGATTTTACCGCCATCCCAACTTTCATAAACAAAGTAAGAATCATATACACCAGTAATGTAATACCACTCATTATCTGCGTCTTCATAAGAAGACAAGAGATTATATAAAGCATAACGAATGTCATCATGAGAAATTTCAAATGTCTTTGTCATATTCTCAAAATTCTGACCTTCGCCCTCATTATCTCCATCAGTAGTTCCTTCTGGCTCAGTAGTGTTTTCTTCATCACCTTCATTATCATTAGAAGGTTCATTCACTGTATTGTCACCAGAATTGTCACCATCTGTATTATTGTCTTCACCAAACACTTCTGCAAATTTAGCCTCTAATTCTTCGTCTGATAATTCTGAATAATCAAAGGTTACATCTTCAACTGTTTTATTGTATTTAGCAAGTAACTTTTCAAATTTTGTCATACTTTCTTTATTTCCTCCTTCCTTTGATAATGTGCGAACAGAAGAATTCTGTTCTTTATTGAAACAAGCAGTCTCTAAATTTTCAATTCGTGCTTGTAGTTCAACCATTTTTGACTCATAATCTTCAAATAAACTGTTATTCTTAGAACTGAAATCTGCCAACTTAATATTTGAACCAGTCATTCCAGGCTTTACTTCATTGCCTTGAGGTGTTTTTCCTAGAATTGTCACACCAGAAAACCAAAAATCTTCAATATTTAAAAACTTCTGCTTTGCGTCATAACTGAGTTCTCGGATTGACAATTCGACTGATACAGAGCATTCTTCTTCACGCTGTAAAATTTCAGCAGCTTTAGAATATTCCTCAAAAATATATCCATCGACTTCACAATAAGTTTTCTTTTTTTCTTCATCATAAACTAACTGTGCATTACAACTTTCAGGTATGATTCCAATAGGATATTCATCATAAACCACATCACCATTCTCGTCTTCATGCATATTATGAGAATAAAATTCCCACTGACCTTCTGGATTTTCATCGGTTGTTACCTTGTGAATGTATCCAAGAATAGGACGATTGCTAAAAGATGGAAGAGCAGCTTCCATGACAGAAGATTCAATATTAGAGCCGTTTACATTTAAATCTGTATGGCATGACTGTAAATGAACTGGAAGAAGCCCATCTTTGTTCTTGTTTGACTCATCAAAATTTATACGCCCATGTACTTGAACAACCAATGGTTCACCAGTTTTTTCGGCACTGAATTTCGTAGAACGTTTGTATTTATTTGAATAGAAATCATACAAATCTTCTATATAACGAAGTCTTTTCTTAGCCATTTTCTTCTCCTTTCTTCAAAATTTAGGCAAAAATAAAACCACTCGAAATAGGAGAGTGGCTAAATGTTCAGCATATTACTATACTGAATCTTTGATTTATCTATATCATCTGAAAACATCAATTTATCAGTATTCAGAAAAGTATAAATACCATTTTGTTCATCAATTTTCTGAAAGCCAAGATTTGTCATCTTAGAAGCTGTTTCAGAATCTGATGTCTTTATAAAATTCTGTTTCATCCTTTTTTCTCCTTAATTACCAGCTTGTGTGCCAACATCTTTTTCACCCTCTCTGGTAGCAAGTCCCTCATCTGAAAGGTCATCTTCATTCTTAGTCTGACCACCACCTTCATTATCACCCATGCCACTTTGCGTATACGAAGATGAGAGAGGAGTAAAGTAATTCATTAATCCTAATGACCTCATCATAAAAGCGTTATTAACAACTCTTGAAGGTGAAGAACCATCCAACGTTGCATAATCCATTGTATCTATACCCAACGTAGCTTTATCTTTTCTTTGAGACATCTTTTCATCAAGGTCAAATACAGATACATAATGGAAATAAAATTCAAAATCCTCTGTGATATTTAATTTGACATATCTTTGAATATTCGCTTCGATTCTTTTTAATAACTCCATAGGAAGAGTCATATCAACTGTGATAGAATGTTTAAGACCAACAGAACCTGATTTTTGACCATTGAATATCATTTCAGATATACCGAGAGAAGAGAACAAGTTCTTAATTGCCTGTGAATATACATTGGTATCATCAACCTGATTTTTATTACCAAACTCAATTTTTTCAACTTCACATGGAGTCCATGCTGAACCAACAAGACTTGGTAATACTTCATCAATTGCAGCTTGAGTAGCTTGTACAATTTCAAGGTCTACAGCAAAGTCATTTACTTCGCCTGAATTTTCATTCATAGGGATTTTTGATAAGAGAAGAACATAATTTTCAAGTTCTGTTTTAGAACGAATAAGAGCTTCGTAATCAAGCAAATCTAAGAGAGATACGAATACAGGTAGGAAGTAGGGCAGTGGTACAACTGGATCATCACCACATATAATACATATAGTTTTTTCTGGTGGTAATTCAAACCATTTATAATCATTACCTTTTGATTTATATGTTTCGTAGCCTTCTACAAAAACATCATCCCATAATCCTTCCTCTGAATCTGTTTCACTACCAGTACCATATAAGAAATCCTTGTTGTTACCAGAATCAAAATAAGAGGCATCGAATTTTACAATCCATGTATCTTTTTCTGCACGAGAACCGATTTTATAATATTTTGGATCAAGTGGATGTATAAAGAACGAATCTCCATCATCATAACAAAATCCACAATAAATACCATCTCTTAGACAAGTGGCAATCATTTGCGAACCCATTTCTTTCAAATCCATATTTTCTAATCGAGTACAGAGTTCTTGATATCCTTTAATATATTCAGATGCATCCTGTGGGGGATTTGCCCAATCGGGAGTATTGTAAGATACGTTATAACTAAAGATAGGAGTGTAAGCATAATATTCTATAATCTTTTTATAGTTATGACTGATACGATATAAGAAAGCAGATATATCACGAAGATTGTCAATATTGGCAAGAGGACTTTTTATGTATGATTGTAATTTTTCTTTTGTGTATTGAGTATATGTCTTCGATGTACCTTTGGATATATTCTGCTGTAAGATACGTTGTAATTCCTGAAAGTTAATCATCTGTGCATACTTCTGAGTAGAAGTAGTCAGCTCATTTTTACGAGTTGGCGATGGTTCTGTCTGTACTGATTTCTTTGCAGAATTATTTGTTTTCTGTGTTGTCATTTATATTTCTGATTTCCTCCTTTCCTTAGTTATAGAATCCCCATTTTTTAGGGCGTTTTGAGACACCGACCATTTTGGTGATGTCAAAATTGTTTTTCTTAGGCTTTAGTTTTCTCGCCAATTCTTGTGCAACAAAATAATTATATTCAAGAGAACTATATCTATCTTTTCTCATACCTGATTTTTCTTTGACTTTTACTAAGCCATTTACAATATCATGTTCAAGATTGATAAGTTCCTCTATTAAAAATGTTGTTTGCAAATATGGGATTTTTTCTCTGACTTGTTGCGGAATGGATAATTTATTATACCCTTTAATAACATTAGATAATTCATCTTCAATATTGTTTTCGCTAATAAGAAGATTGATGTTTCCATTTTGAAAACCTGCTCTTAATGCGAGTGCCATATCATTATTTGATTTAGCATTTGCTTTAATAGCATAAATGACTTTTGGTGCATTCTTAATTTTACATCGTTCATTTAAATCTTCTGAATTAACTGTTTGAATAGCAGGGTATGTACATCCATATATGGCATCATATCTATCTGCAAAACAGAAATCCAAACACGACTGCCCAACACCATTTGCATCTAAAGACAAATAATCACAATCATACTGATAAAAATATCTCATAATCATAATTCCAAGTTCATCTGTAACAAGACCTTCAGCAGTATCTATATAAACAATATTACTTATATAATCCATTTCTCCATTTGGAAGAAGCTGATTGATTATAAAACAAGAAGCATCGTTGTTATGTTTTCGTGAAGCTAACAAAGCAATATCCACAGATAAAATCCTTTTTTCACCTGCCTGTTTCATAGGTGGTTTAGTATTCGTGTTTCGATAATATTCTAAACTCCTAAAACTTGTTTTTAAATTTCTTCTATTTTCAAGAACATCAAGCTTAAATAAACTATCTTCACCAGAACCATAAAATTTTCCTTCGTATTCCATCATAAATGAAATATCATTAAAATCTGGATCTGCCATAACATTTTCGATAGTTTCACGCATCATAATGTTAGATGCGATAGATAACTGATAAGGAAGGTCGCATGCAAAGAATTTAGAATTATCTTTTAACATGTTTATTGTATATCCTTTAAGCATAGAGTATAATTCACTTTGCTTATACCAAGCCGAACTTAAAAACAATTTTTGTCCAACTTCTGCGAGATGAGAATATTCAGGTTTACTTAAATATCCAGGCGACCTTGGGGCATTTAACATAGGCACAAAAATATCATCAATAATATTCTTTGGAACAAGCCGACTTTCATCAATTATAAGTACGTTACACCTTGCGCCTCTGGCATTTTCATTTGCAACTCTACAAACTAGAAATGAGCCATTTTTGAACCATACACCACAATCGTTTTGTCCTGTACTAGTTCGTTCTATTTCAGACCTTAACATAGCTGATCTATGCATAAAATCATCAGTTATCTTACCTACCAATTCTTTACTTTGTTTGAAAGTTGCAGAACTTACAACTATCTTTGTACCTGGATATAAAATACATTTTATTACCGAAAACAAGGCAACTAAGAAAGTTTTTCCAATACCTCTACAAGCAATAAAACAAAATGAGTCTGAATGTACCATCGCCCAAATTAAAATCTTTTGGAATGTCTTTAAAAAATTTGGAGTATCTGGGAACAAATAATCACTGCAAAATCTATGCGGGTTGGCTCGGTAATAGGATGCTCTTTGAGCAACAGTATTCATAATCTTACTAGTACGATCTTCTTTAATCTGTTTATCTGTTAATTTTTTACCCATAAGCATTTAGACCTCGTTTTTTCCAAATACTTTTTCATACATGGTTTCATCAACAGAATCGTCATCATCAATATTTTGAGGTTTTTCAACTGTATATTTCTGGACATAATCATCGTACTCTTTTGAATAACCACCATCCAACCCCAAGGCTCGCATTAAGCTTCCCTTGAACCATACTCGTAAAAATTTTCCAATATGATCTGGATCAGCAAATTCACCTTGGGCTTCTGGTATAGGTGACTCCAACTCCCATTTTTCGATGAGCTGTCCAAAAGTAAGACTGTCAGTAGCAGCGTTTCCAACATTCTGACGTGGCTGTAAATTTGCACCATTCATAAGGTCATTTAATGATTTTACTAATTTGTCAGTATCTTTTCCTACTTTCTGCGCCTTCCAAATTTCTAACTGCTTAAAACATATCTGTATGATGTAGGTTTCCTGTGATTTACTATCAACTTGTGTGCGACTACGCCAATCATCATACTGATCTTGCAAATACAAGTAATCCTCCGATGTAAAACCTGAGCCGAATATTTTAATAATTTCTTTTCTAGGTGATCTTTTGGAAGTAAGTTGCAAAGTTTCTTCATCTTCATCTGAGAATACGGAATCAGCAAAAGTCTTAAACTTATAGTCATTAAGACTAGCCCTAATAGTAATCCACTGTTGTGCGGCAGTACCACGAACCTTTTCACCTACACCATCTGCTAATATTTTCAATTGGTCATTATATACATTTTCATCAAAATACCAATTGAGACGCTTAAAAGTTTCAATCGTTTTTTCTCTGTTATCAATTCTTGTATCTGTGGCTTTGTCATAATCTGTACAATCATTAAGGATACATTCACGACATCCATAATGTTCTACGCCATCAGGACTCGTATTTGACTGATAAAAATTTATCTTTGTGGATTTCCATTGACCGCATTTAGGACAAAGTGTAAGTTCCCCATTTATGATTCTTTGATAGAAATTGGATAGCTTACCATAATCTTTGCGCAGACTGACTAATGTAGCCTGCTTTAATTCTTGTTCTGATAAAGGCTGTATTAATTTAGCCATTCTGTCACTTCCTTCCTTTTATTCCAATAAAAAAGAAGAGTAGTTTAAGCAACCGACTCTTCTGATTTATATCTCCATATATAACCTTGTGATGTTTTTGTATGTCCAGAGCAATTGCTTTGAATTGCTCTTAAATTAAAATTATTGTTTAAAATCTCATCATAAGTCCACTCTTTTAAGTATTCCATTTCTTTTGAATATTGTAAAATAATTCTTTCTCTACTTTTTTTATTATTTAAAGCCTTTTCTTTTCGTTTGGCTTTATTTTTATAATAGATTTCTGGATTATCTTTCCAAATCCAAATATAACCTTTATATGTATCATACTTACCATTACAAGCTGCCGATACTGTTGCAGAATTAAATCCTTCTCTGCTTGTATCGTAAGCAGAAGCATATTCTTTGATTAGTTCCATATTAAAGTTGTATTGCAATACTGGCTTAGGAAGATTTTTATTTTTAGATAAATAATAATTCCAATCTATGTTTCCTGATTTATAATCTTTTTCATAGATCCAAATATATCCATAAGCCTTTTTATATTTATCTTTTTCACAACATCTTTTAATTCCACTTGTTGACTTTTTGCCTAAAAAATCACATGCTTCACCTGCACTGACGAAAGTTCTTATATACTCACCATTTAGATCAAGCATTACAATTGGTTCAGGATTTTGAATCATTCTCATTTTTGCAATTTCTTCATCAGTGTGTTTATAACCTTTACATCCGAGTCCACCATCTGCAAAGTTATATCCCGCATTTTTGGAATCATAATAGTTTATCCAATAAATTTCTCGTTCATCTAGCTGTTCAAATTTACATCTTTCAATAATTTCAAATTCAAAGTTTTCTGCACCATATTTATTCCATGCATTTTGTAAATGTGCATTGTGTTCAGTATTGTGCTTTAGATAACTTCTATGTCTCATCCATCTATATTTAAAATTGTAGGTTTGACCTATATATCTTTTACCATTTAATTTATTGGTTATAGAATAAATTCCACATTGATTACTATCTTTTTTGTTTTCTTCATTTCTTTTATAATTACCCATATATTCTTTTCTCGCTTTCCACTCGCAAAACCAATTAAAATAGAGTGAGAGAGTAGTGCGAGTATCTACTATACCTAAGATGATCAGTCAAAGGCTTCTCACTCCATAATCCAACTACCTGCAACCGAAACAGTAACAATCCTCTCATAGTTGGCTATATATTTATTCTCTTTTACACAATTTACACTTGACTAATTCGACAGATTGCGATAAAATATGTCAAACTTATAAAAGGAGATGATATAATGGTTGAAGTTAAAAACATCAACGGAACATCAAAAGATAGATATTCAAATCCTAAAGGTTGCTCCTCTTGGATAACATATTGGGAAAATAAATCTTTACTCCCATTCCCAACATATTGTCAATGTGAGGAATGCTATAATCGTGCAAAAGTGGGAGCACACGTTAAGAAAACACATGAAAGCAATAAATGGTACATAATTCCATTATGCTATGAGTGCAATAAGAAACCCGAACCATTTAATGTAGATGAAGATTACTTGGTAGAAGTAAATAAAGAAAATACCGTTGATTTATGGTAATAGTATAATTAAATGGAGAGTTGACAATACTCTCTATTTTTTGTATATAAAACCATTTGTACAAATATTTTGAATGTTTTGACAATTTAGTTCACTTCACTTAGCACACCTTCTACGATTCGAACATAGACCTGACGATTTTGGAGATCGTTGCTCTACCAATTAAGCTAAAGGTGTATATAATAAAAGTGCCACTCCAAAGGAAATGACTCTTTCTTCCAATATTTACCAATCAGTCGCCAAACCGGTTATAACTGTATAGAGCAGTAGTCTGGATAGTAGGACTCGAACCTACAACGTCTAGTTCCCAAAACTAGCGGACTACCAAATTGTCCTATATCCAGATAATATTTTTCAAATTTCTCCATATACTAAACCAAAAGTATCTAAGGAGAAACTATCATGAACGCTTCATATAAAACTGCAATTCAATTCAAAGATTTATATATTCCCGTAAAAATGTTAAAAACATCACACAACAGTTCTATAGAACTTAATCAACTCTGCAAAGACTCCAAAGAAAGAGTGCGTTATATCAAATTTTGTCCATCTTGTAATAAAGAAATCCACAATGAAGATATTGTAAAAGGATATAAATATGCAGAAGATAAGTATGTTATTTTGGAACAATATGATATAGAATCAATTACATCAAACAAAGATAGAACACTTTCAATAAAATATTTCTGTAAATCAAAAGAAATATCAGACCTACTCATAGATAAATCATATTATTTAATTCCTGAAATGGAGTCAGAAATCGAATATGAACTTCTTCGTAAAGCTATGACTACGAATAGAGTAGTAGGTATGGCTGAAATTGTATTGGGTACAAAACAAGAATTAGTTGCGTTGTTTGCCAATAAGAATTGTATTATTGCAACCATTTTATTTTATGAGAACGAGATTAACGAATTACCGATTATCATGAAGCATAAAACAGATAAACAACAACTCAAAAATCTCAAACAAGATATCTTAGATAATACAAAAGAATTTGATTGGGAATCTCATTATGATAAATATCAACTCAAGTTAAGAAAATTGATATTTGATAAAATTCCAAAATGATATTGCCTTTCTCATTCCATCCTCGAATGGCGAGCTTTCATCTAAACTGCATAGGACGTATCCTATTGTTACAACAGTACCAGTCCGAAGACCGCAAAGGGCATAGGGCGGTAGTAAGTGTTGAACTTACACACTAAATTTCGTATGCATCCAAAAGATAAGCTTTCACATCAGGCTTACCGCATAAAAAATAGGGCATAACGGACTCGAACCGATACTCATGGAATGAAAATCCATTGTCTTACCTTTTGACTAATGCCCCATATTTAGGGTGGAAGAGTACCACCCATTATTTTTTACAGAGTATATTCTGTAGTTCCTTCGAAAGTATTATTCAACGCACGAATTTCAGCTAACTTCTCAGTAACAGCTTCCTTAACTTTTGTAGCAAATAATACACACTGAGCCTGTGCATACAGTTCCTTCTTATCAAGAACAGTATTTAATACTGTATCAGGATATTTTGTTACATCTCTTTCAAAATGAAATGCTAAATCTTCATTGACAAGTTTTCTCTCATTTGTTACATCCGTAATCTCCAATTCAACAATAGTAGAATCGTCTTTTGGATCTGTTGTTACTTCTGGAACACCATTATTAAGCTTGATATTTCCCTTGAACTGTATTTTACTATACTCGATATACTTATTGTAATTTGCAAGTAATTCTTTTTCCTGCTCACTTGTCAAATCAGCAGTGCCAAGACTTGTAACAGTAATATCTACACTTGCGATGTCATTTTCTACATTAAATTTCTGATCTAATTTCATGAATTTGTCCCCTCACTTTCGTTTGAAATTATCTGATTATAAGCATCTTTGAAACTGATTACTAAGTCCCTTAAAGTCTCTTTATCAATAGTACAGTCCAAATTGCTCATATCAATATTTGGATTTGATACCGTAAATTCCAATGTATTTCCATTTGGTGCAAATAAAACTTCCACAGATTCATTAAGCAGAAGAGTAATAGAATCAATTTTATTTCCATTATTCGATGTTACTCGTTTTACTTGACCGACTTTTAATCTATCATTTTCAATAGATAATCTACTTGCCATTGTATGTACACTCCTTTCTTTTATTTTTTCGTTTTCCTTTTAATCATTAGGTGTTAGGTGGGATTTGAACCCACGATATTCAGAACCACAATCTGACGCTTTAACCTACTAAGCTACTAACACAGCGACTCTATTGGGAATCGAACCCAAATCTTCTGATAGACAGTCGGATATAATTACCTTTATACTATAGAGCCAAGTATAATCAGCATAAAGCACTAACTAGCTGATATTGCACTGTACACATGCAGTTTTAAATTAGAAAACTTTCGCAATCCATTCATGCTTATTGATTATTCTCCACATATTTTCAGTCTTCGGAGCAAAGACCAGTTGATAAGGTTTATTGTCTCTCATCCGACAATTAAGGTTCTCATTAACGCAGAGAAGCACGAACATTTCTATGGCTGATAGTGGAAAAATAATGTTAGACAAAAGTTTCATCGGGATTGTCTACAAATCAGAAAGTGATTTTTGTTCTACTTGTTTTATTTCTCCATCAGCAAAATATTTTGCAAATTGCTCATCAGCGTCAATATCTTTGTACACTGATACCATATCTAGCGAACTCCAACCAACTAGCATTTGAATTACATCATCAGGAAGACCGCTTCGAGAACAAGAAGTTGTAAAGAAGTGACGAAGACTGTGAAAATAAAAGTCTTCTCCTAAATGCTTACTAAATGTATCAGCCCAACTGTCAAGAGTGCTTGAATCCATAGGTTCATCTATATATTCTCCATTTACTTTCTTTGGAAATAACCATTCTGATTCAATTCCGTGTTCTTTTCTATAATTCATCCACAAATCAAAATATGGCTTAAACGGTTTTGCAAGTGTATATACCGTCAACATTTTGCCCCTAGAGCCTCTTCCCTTTGTTTGAATCTTTTCAGGTGTTTTATATAAAGAACCGTATATAATATTTTCATCATCGAAATAAGATACTTTAAATCGTGGTAACTCACTCTTACGTCTGCCACTAAATGCAGCTAATGCTAAAATACAAGCCTTGTCATATTTACCTTTTTCAACCCAAAAATCAAGCATACCCTGTACTTGTTCATCGGATAATACAGTTTTAGTAAATACTTTCTCATTTGCAGGATTTTCAATCTTGCGTATAATCGGTTTAAAATTTTCATACTCATCGTCCAATATAGCTTCCACATAATTTGAAAGAGAAGAAAGAGTAGATTTTACTCTACGCATTCTAGCTGGCGACCATTTATATTCAGTAAGGCAAAAACTCTGATAATGAGCAATATCCCTCTTAGATAAATCAATAAAGAATTTGTTGTCACAATGCTGAAGCAGATAAACCCAAAAAATAAAAAGGTCACGCCTATACGCATTGATTGTATTTGGGGATCTATCAACTGAACGAAGATAATCCAAAAAGTCATTTCCTAACTTTATATTCTCTTTATTGCACTGAGCCAATAACTCATCAGTAACAATATTGTTATGCTGTATTTTTCTACCCATTAAATCTCACTTCCTTTCATATAACAAAAAAGAAGCAGTAGTATCATTAACTAACCGCTTCTTGTCGCATTTTTATATATTCATCATAAATCCCACAATCAGCTATGACACTAATCATGAGCACATATATCTATTCCCTGTTTCCATTCACAGAAACATCAAAAGTGGGTAATGAGGGAGTCGAACCCACTCGATGCAAAAGCCACGAAATTTACAGTTTCGCCAATCTCCGTAGTTGTTTAATTACCCATACAAAAAAGAGTGTGCAGCATACACCGCACACTCCAAATATTTAAAAAATAAAATCAAGCAAATCAAATAATCTTCCAACCGAATTATATTCGTCAAAATCACTTAAATCAATCGGCTTACTAGAATAAAATTCACGCTTTTCATATCCATTAACATCACTTTTAACAGAAGTAAATCCGTGAATTTTTCCGTTTTCATCTTTATCAAATGTAATATTTTTATGAGAATTATCACTTACGTCACTGCAACTGCAATTCTTACAATTACCATCACAATCATCGTCTACATCTTCAGCGTCATCACCAATGTTGAATTCATGAATAATGCATCCAGAATCTTTATTGTCCTTAACAAAAGCTGAACTTACATCTCCATGAATAAACACAATGTCTGTCTCATTCATATTGATATAAGTATCACTTCCCTCATACTTAACAACCTGAACACATACATTCATTTCAGAATCAATACTAAGAATAAATGCATCATCATAACCGTCCAAATAAGGATCATTCAAATCGTTACAAGAAGCAAGTTTAAAATTCGTATTCTTAATAACAGAATTAAGAACATCTTTCATCACATCATACTTAGCCACAACTACAATTTCTGAACAATCATCGTCATAATCTCTTGTACAAACATCCAGCTTGTCAAAAGTATCTGCTAAAAATTCAGCAAAATCATTTGTATCTGTAAAACCAAATGTTTTCAATATATTTTCACCACCTTAGAATTAGAGCTGTTTTGCAGACTTTGACATCTTAAAGCAAATCTCATCATGCTGTGGAGTTACATACTCCTCACCTTTGCGATTGCCCATCATAATTTTTCCTCTACGCTCTGGAACTGTCTTGACCTTAAACTTTCCAAGTTTTCCAACTGCAACTGATTCTGCGTGGTTTGCTGTTAATGTCTCTGTGATTACATCAGCAAAAGCATCAAGAATAACTGCGATATCCTTCTGTGAAGCTCCCTCAACTTTATTTACTACTGCCTTTAATACCTCGTTCTTTGTCATTTTAATTTTCTCCTTTTTTTCTCAATTATTTATTTTTTTAATACAAAAAGAAGGTAGTGTCTCATTTGAGTACACTCCCTCCGATACATACAATTGTGACAGCAACATCACAATTTCTATACAATCGGACTAATTAAAAGTAGAAAATTAGCCCAATTTTCATAGTTACTTATGCATAATATAAAAACCAAGTCACTTGTACTTGGTCTACTTTGTCATGAAATTAGTAATAATTCTTGTCTTGGAATCAATAATGTCACCATTTGAATCCAATGCAAGATACATAAACCCGTTCTGATTTGGAATTATAAGTTTACCGTTGTTATAATCCAGCTTATCCAAATCACACACACAACCTTGCTCATACATTTTTATTCCACCTTGAGTAAAACTTCCTACTTTATGGGTATGAGCCATTACGATTCCAGTAAATGTGCGATCTACACGCAAGAAATAATTGACTGCCTTTTCTGTTGTTTTTAACATACCAGATGAATAATTTAATGGGTGACAGAAAATTACATTACCTTCTTTTATCCACCATTCTTTATCATAAACGATTTCAATATTTGAATCTTCAAACACTTCACGAATAGAAGAGTATTGTGTCTGGGTTTTATTTCTTTCATCATTAACTTTGAATCCATCGTCTACAATCATTCCTAGCGGATCTGTTGGGATGATGCCAAGTAATTCGTTTGATAATCTATCAGAACAGTATCTTTGCATACGGTATTCATGATTTCCCATCACAAACATTACCTTTTTAGGTGTAGTCAGATTGATTAAATCAATAATATACTGTCTTCCTAAAACAAGTTCTTCATCAAGATTTACTTTGAATTTTTTAGGAAATGCAGAACATGAAAAACAATCCAATAAATCACCATTGACTATTAAAGTATCTACAATTCCCTTATAGCTTGTAAAAATATCAATAGGTAAATTAAACGGAATATGAACATCTGACACACATAAAATTCTTTCAGATGCACCCTCGCAGTTGTGAATATAATTATCATATTCTTCATATCCGACTGCCTGTTTTCTAAGCTGATCTGGTGTAATGTTCAATCCAAGCATATCTCGAATTTCAATCCAATCCATATCTGTCTCTTTACGTTTCTTTGCAAGACAACATCTTAATTTCCATTCAAAACCTGTTTCATTTTCTAATCTATGTAAGTCGATTATAACATCCACCTACTCTCTATTCAGCAGACTCAGACTCTTCATCTGAAATCTCAATACTGATTTTAATATCAAAGATAGTTGTACCTTTTGGTAACTTCTCAGCAATACGATCTACAATAGAACCTTCATCGTCAACGAAGGTTCCATTTTCAATTCTTACTCCACTTGCTGTGATATTCTTTTTAGCCGCACTAACAGTTGCTTTCTTAATTTTACTATCTACCATATTTTCTCCTTTTTCTCCAATAAAATAGGAGAGCAGTGCGCCCTCCTTAAAATAATTCCTCAATATCTGTAATAATGTGGTCAGCTACACCTTTTTCAATAATCTCGTTAGCGTCTAGCCACCAATTTTTACGATAATTTTTATCATATTCACTCTCAATAATCTTTGTATGACTTAAAATAAACTGTTTTGTGTCTTCCTCGATTTTCTTAGTTCTCTCTAAATCATCAAGTACCTTGCCAGTATCTCCGTAACTACCTGTAGAACCATCATGAATAAGTGCTTCGGTAGACGACAGGATATATCTGTTGCCCCTTGGGATACCCATAAGCAAAAGCCCTCCTGCGGAGTAACATTTTCCCATTCCAATAGCATAAACTGGTGTCTTAGAAAGATTACAGATATTAATAAGCTCGTTTATTGCATTAAGAGAACCACCATTTGAATTAATCCAAATCTTAATTGACTTTCTTTCGGCAATTGCTATATCCTTGTCTTCTCTATTCCATTCAACTATTTCCTGAGTCCATTCTACAATTCCGTCATCAATATCTTGATTGATGAGAATTTCACGATTATTTAATCGCTTATAATAATCAACAAGAGTCGGATCTGCAAGTTTATAATTTGCTTCATTTCCTAAACTATCAAACTCTAACTGTAAATAATCTTTATTCATAGGCATTTAGCCTCCAATTTCATAATATTTTACATGTCATCAGCTACAGCAGCAATCTTACTTCTGTAGATGTTCTGTAATTCAATTTCTCCATAGAAATCATGTCCTCTGAATACCTCAGACATTCTTCTCATACCATTATTATTGCCTGCATATTGATTGAGATCGACCTGAGTGTTATAGTCGCCATCTATAATACAGATTGAATCTTCTCCAATTCTCTGTAATGCAAGTTTCATGAGTGATATATCTAAATTCTGCGCCTCTGTAATATAGACCGCACAATTTAAACCACTTGTATCAAATCCTCGAATATCACACATCGGTAATATAGAAAGCTTGTTTCTTGACACAAGCTGTTCAATCATAAACTTGTCTCCAAGTTTTCCAGCAAGCATATTACCAATACTTGAATCAACGAGCTTATCTAGCTGTGTTCCTGGCAGAAATCCAATCTTAGCCGAATTCATAGTAGGAGTTGGGTTGGCAAAAATCACAATTTTATCAATCTTGTGTTTTTCGAGTAACCACATCATATATCCAACCGCAAGATATGATTTTCCTGTACCAGCAGAACCTTTAATCATAGTAATTTGATTATTAGAGAAACTATTTAAAGCCATTTGCTGATAAATATCTCCATTAAGAGGTTTAACTACGCCAAAATAATCTGATTTAATATTAGGGAATTTAATATTTTGGTACATTCCTTCTCGCCAAACGAGAGTATCAACGGCATGAGTATTAGAATCTTTTAAGATAAGATACTCATTTTCAAGTAATCCATAGGTATTTTCCTGCAAATGTTCATAAAAATAAGCCATTTCTGACTCTGAAAGTGTCTTCTCAATAAATCCACTATAATCATCTACTGGCTCATCATTTACACCTTTTACAGTAAGATTAAATATCTTACTTGCAATCATTTTACAAGCAATATCATCTGTAATAAAAATAACATCCTTCATTGTATTTACAAATGCACAACTACCAACTATTTTAGTATCAGGTGTTATTTCCATATTTTTCTCAAGTATGTAATTTTCAATTGCGTTGTCATATACAACAACTTCATATTTATCCGAATTATCATCAAGTAGGTGCAAAACTTTTCGTGCTTCATACTTTACATGATCATCTTTGTTTCGAGATACTTTAATATGCTCTAATTCTTGTAATGTTACAGAACTTATGATAAAATCTTCCTCAAAAATTTTGTCCTGTAGTTTTAAAATAGCATTAGTATCATAAAATTTCATTGTACCGATGGTTTCCGACCACCTTTCATTTTAGATTTCGTCTCTATCCAACGATTTTACTTTTTCTATAATTACTTAAAGCCTTTAAATTCTGATAAGACTCAACCAGATAGTATTTAGAATGACCACTATAAGTCTTTTTTACATTCTCATTTCCAACAAGTTTCCTCATTGCAAAGGCTTCTGTTTTGTTAATTAATAAAATAATTTTCACTTCTTTCTTGATTTATTTCCTGCCGAATAGCAGAAGAGAGTGAGCGTGGAGGGATTTGAACCCATCGACAACTCGATTAAAAGTCGAGTGCTCTGCCAAACTGAGCTACACACTCTAAATAAAAAATCCCATACCGAAGTATGAGATCATTACTTAATATGAGCTGAGATATTTGACTCAATACACTAACATCTACTGTGGTTGGACACAGTTTATCACACAAGCGATTAACTTGTAGTTAGCAACAACACCAGTTTTGACATAACCGGCAAACTCTTACCACAAAGTATTATAGATTTTCTTTCGGCACATTCTTCCTTGCGAGATTCATAGGTTGCAGCCTATTAGAATTGCACGTACTTGTACTTTCTCATATAACACCTTGCGAGTGCTATATGTCACCATATTACAGGTGAATAAGTTGTTTTTCTCTTTGCGGTCGCACACACTTTTGCTGTTTTGTAATTTTCTTTTAAATATTATTTACCTAAAATAATTTGATTTCTTTCAAAAGCATGTACTTATTATGGACGATGAGGTGTACATTTGATCATCCGTACCTTTTGAGTACAGCCCAATCATCACCATCCTGCTCGAATTGCGATCTCCTTGCCTTTTGATTCCATCCCTGTTTTTCAACTTAAGAGATATTACCAAAATCCTACCAGCGGTTATACTTGCGGTATTCCCACCAATAGTACACAAATCATACCCACATTTCTGTGTTACTACAGTGCCTATTTCAAGACACCCACCAATCAACCATATTCGCCAACAGTTGTCCTTGAATAGAAGGTTGGGCGTAGATTTTATGTGTTTTCCGTTAAACTGTATTTCACAGTCGCAGCCTTATAATACGATAAGAACCACTTTATACATGTCGCCATGCTTATTTTTGAGATTTAACATCTCCTGATCCGAAACCAACCAGTCCTACAAAAGTAGAAAAGCTCTCCCAGTAAGACTCGAACTTACGACTTTCGCATTAACAGTGCGATGCTCTACCAACTGAGCTATAAGAGATTAAAAGAATAATCGGCAACCATACTGCAAGAATTGTAGCACAGTCACCGATACATATAAGAAGAGGAGTACAATATGAATATGTACCAATCTTAGAAATGATCTTTAGAATTGTTCAGAACCGCCAATGAATTAGTAGCGATGGAATCTCTTAGATTTTATCAGTTCACCAAATAAGCTGATTATCCGTAGGTTTACCAACCTAACATTAAAGTTAGCAGTTATGGCTGCTTGCACCACATACATTGTCTCTATGGACTTTATTGCCTCAGTATGATACGAGATCTAAATCACTGTTCTGAATTTAATTTGTGTTATATTGCGTCCGTATAGGACGTTGTTCTAATGTCTTCCGACAATTATATATTCTCTGTTTTATCAGCCAAGAAAAGCTGATTTCATTGTTTTAATCAAAATATCCATTTAGCTTTCTATTGTAATAACGAGTTATTTTTGGTTTCGTCCAAATTTTTGCCTCACATTGGATATTATCATATGTATGGATTTCTTTTTCTGGAATATATTTACATTCCAAACTTAATCCATCTAAAATTTTTACCACTGTATTATCAGTGGGAGTAGTAGAAGATAGGTAGGCGAATATACATTTCTCTGCCCTTTTGAATACTTTACGGACTGTCGCTACATTTATATCTTCCTTCTCTGCGATTTCTTTAATAATCTTTTCCTGTGTAATTGTCAAAAATAATCATTCCTCCCAACTGCACGAATTCGTTTATAGAAACATATCTTAATTTGTAAATTAGGCTTATGCCTATATGATATGTTGTTCTCCATATAGACACAAATGAAAGTCCATAATGAATGGACTATTTAGAAAAATAACATTTAAAAATAGTCCATTACTAATGGGTGCAAAATATCATTAAAGATATGCGGAATTTTACTTGTTTTTTCTTTTTCTTTCTCGATCAAGCTGTTTTCGATATTCATGCTGACAAAGTTCACATCTACATGACTTGGACATAAAATCAACTTCAATCCATTTACCACAATCAATACATTGAATCATTTTAGTCTTTTTCTTTTTGATATTTGGATTATTCTCTAAATTAGTAACAATATACTGACCATAACAAAACCAAAACAATTGTTTCGCACGTTTTTCCCCACCATATAAATATTGAATGAGCATATCAGCAATCATTTCTTCCGAATATCCAAGCTCTGCAAATTGATTTCTAATAGAGCAAGCCACATAATGAAGATTATCAATATATTCATCCTTCATATTGACCATATAGCGGTACTTCTTGTTCAATTCATCATACAAATCAGATACCTCTTTAGAACATACAATATCAGGATTTTTCATCATATCCTTATATTTTAATTCTCCAAGTTTCATACCTCTTGTATTAATTGATTTATTAGGAATACGATAGTAGAGTTTATTTACAAAACTATCATTTCTATCATCAACTTGTGATTTTTCCTTGTCTTTAGCGTATTCAAAGAATGCAGGAAGTTTCTGATTGGTAAACTCTTTAATTTCTTCACCAATTGTTTCTGGAAACTCAGGCTTGTATAATGTCTTAGCGTAATCAATAACAAAATTATTCTGACAGCATAAACGCTTGACACAATTAGTTGCATGTTCTTTTTCCTCATCTGTTCCATTGATAAATACATCATTATTCCAGATTTTTGAAATATTGTTGCTATAAACACCGATGTTTCCACCTGTAAATGCCGCATTTAATCCTTCATAAATACTTTGATTATTCAAAATTCTTGGCTCTGCTTTACGCATATTATAATAGAGTGGTACAACACCATTCATATTACGTTCTGCGATTCTTACAAAATCAGGATCAGCAACTACCAATGATTTATCTCCATCAACATCAAACTGAAGAATTTTACTAATCAAGTCATATGTACTTGTATATACCGCATTTGTTGTAAACCATTCTCTGATTTTATCAACTCGTTCCTCATATACTTTATTCGCTACATTAAAACGAATAGCATGTTCTTTGTAGAGGTGAGGACTTCTTAGACAGTCAAGTTTATCATATTGTTTAAATAACCAACAAAATACCTCTTTGTCTGCCAACAATCCTTTAGGCGTATCAATGTGTCCAAACCAATACTCACAAGCTGCATAATAATCTGGAAGTAAGAAAGTATATTTTCCATTTATTTCAAGTTTTCCACTTCTATATTTTTTTAAAAGGCTATTCTTTACTTCACGGATCACGTCTTTTGCATATGTATCGTTGAGTAGAGCAGGATAAATCTTTACTGCTTTTTGAAAAGCTGTCATATTTGTATTATAAGGTGTAATTCCAAGAATATCTTTCATAGTATCAACAGAGTTACAGATATTTGTGATTCGCTCCACAGACTTCTTTGTAAGTAAATCAATCTCTTCATCTGTTACATTTGTGAGAGTTTGCAACATCTGATAATTGATTTTTGCATTTTTAATTCTATCTTCCTCAGTGTTACATCTACCAGCTTGACAATGATATTGCTTAAAATATGTCTTATACTCATCCCATGAATCATAAAACTTATACATCTTAAATTGACTTTTTGTGAAAATTATTCTAATATCTTCAGCAATTACATCATGATCTTGCCCATAAATATCTGTGATAATAGGAGAGCAATTATTTACTTCAATAAACTTTTTAAAATCAAATACTCCCAATAAACCTTTCACCCATGGAGCACGAAACATTGTGTTTTTCGTCATTACGCTTGGTAATATCATGCCAGCTCCATCAGTATGAGTAATCGGAACAGTACCAGTTTTTCTCTCAATCGAATAATCAGTCTCATCAATAAAATCAAATTCTCCTGGCACATTCGTCTCAAAATCATCTACAACAATACATCTGTCTATATCAAAATCATTCCACTGGTCAGTAGCTGAATTCGCCAATGCCATATACGCAAGATGTTTATTAACATTGTTTCCACCCTTTGAGTTTATTTTATCAATAGTAAGACCACACATGACTGTCTTTTCAACTTCATTCCATACTGATTCTTTAATAAAAACAGCTTTTTTCTTACGGATTTGACCAGCAGAAGATGTAAAGTATCTGTATTTTTCGCCATTATACATAAACCCATAAAAAGACAAATCTTTAAATACATCAAAATAATAAACTTGAACTACAATAAGAGCGTCTGTTAGTTCGTCTTTTTTAATGCCAATAATACGTGTAAGGGAAGATTCAAATACTGAAATGATATTATTATCATTTAGTTCATCTTTTCTTAACTCTCTTAATTCGATTTTTTTATTATATGGAATATTATGCGATTTGCAATACTCGATTTTATTCGATAGATTCTCTTTTTGAATTGTCTTATTTGATAAAAGATTCAGAAGTTTTTCTTTTGATAAATTTGCTTTCTCTCTTTTGTGTTTTATAATCAAACACCACTTCATATATTCTTTTACAGAATCATTTTCTTGTTCATAGTAGTCTTCAACGGTACAACGTTTCCAATCAGAAAAATCATCTTTGTTGTAACCCTGCGTTACGAGTTCTTCTTCTAATTTTGGAAGCATATTATTTACATAATTTCTTTCACGTCTGTATTTACAGTTCATTTGATGTAAGTATTTTTCATGATTGCTATAAAAATGACCTGTATCAACCGAATACATATTAATCTGTGTATCTAACATTTAATTTCCTCCATATGTAAATCTTTTAAAATATTCCATCTTTTTAATGGTGTATCTATTAAACAAGGATCAATAATCTTGCCTGTTTTCATGTTATAAATTACTTCACAATTTTCTTTTGATACATATGGAAACCAATTTATTTGTGGTAACTTTAATAGATGTTTTGTATCATACTTGTCGCTGTTATTATATAGTGGTTTATATTTTGAAATTAATGTTATTTCATATATTGACAAAAGATACTCGTCAGGAACGTTGGCAATATAAATAACTAAATTTGATATACTTTCTCCTCTACATGTAAAATACATGTTTTTATCAAAATGATTATTTATAACGCTATGAACTTCAATTCTATTATCAATATTAGTTGACTTCCCAATATACACTAATTCGTCTTTATCTATAATCTTATATAGATAAAAATTGGTTTCTTTTTCAACTGTACCAGCCATAAATCCTCCTTTTATCTTTTATTTATTATGTTTCACTTATATATTCTCCAAATGAAATTTCTATTTATTCCTAATCCATAAAATAAACATCAACATATTTTTCACCATTCTCTAAACAGAGCAAATATGTAGTATATCCATCTATCAGCATAAAATCTCTGTTGAGTATAACCAGCGACTCATACATATTATTCTTACGGTAAAATTCACGTTTTTGTACCATTTTCTTGAATCTAGGGTGAGTAGCCCTGAATTCTTCTGATATAATAATGTCTTTGATATTTACCTTATATACTTGTCCAGATTTACAGAACATCTTCTTGATTTTTCTAATAATCTTATTCATCGTTCTCCTCCGTTTCATATCTAAATCCTAACCAATTAATCATCCAATTAATTCCAGCAGATCCAACGCAATCCTCATGTATATATTCTCCTTGTTCATTATCAAGATACCTTTCGCCTTGATAAATTCCTTCGTTGCAATAGCAGCAAGTTATTCTTGGGCGAGTAGGAGAATAGTAAGGACATCGTGGATCGTGCGTACCATCATATCTGTTACATAGACTACACATATAGTTATTCCATTCTCCTTTAATACAGTTGTGTAAATTTTTCAGTTATAATTTTTAGGCGAGTATTTGTTCACCGAATGGTGTAGAATTTTCTGTGCACTGTCAGAATAATAAATTCTCAGCTAGAAATGGTATCTCAGTTATTTTTATTATTTGTAACCTTTTCTTTATAACTTCTAATACTATTTTTCATTTGCATGTTACATGATCTATCAAATCTCCAAGCAGAAGCGATTTTATCTGCAATATTTTTACTTCCTTCATAGTCAGTACAAAAATCGGACTGACAGATAAGCCCACCGTATGTATTTGCGTATTTATGATTCTTTGATTCGATTGTTACTGTTTTGTTCATTTAATTGTTCTCCTTTGATTTTTAAAATTTTATTCATTGTAATCAGCTCCTTTTAAGTGCTGTGTTAATTGGTTACATATGTTTATTCTCTATTTATTAGGAATTTTGTGGTGAATTGTCTTTGATCCATTTTTTTAGAAGATTTCGCATTCGTATACTTGGGATATATACCCAAATTTCCTTGCCATCACGAATAGCTGATCGCCATATAAACTGAAGCATTTCAGAAAGTGCATAACCATTCTCGTCTACACTAATATGATTTGTTGTGAAAAAATTTTTAATAAATGGATTGAGGTAACGATTTATAAGATATGCTACAGAAGTTCTGTCTCGATATTCATTGGTGGCTCTGCAATTACATGATAGATATCCTTTTGTATATCCTTTCCCTTTTAATATTTGTTGGTATTCTTTAAATGTAGTCCATATGTAGTCATTTGAATTTGTATTTCGCACATTATGGAAGAAATTATATATATTCTTTTTTAATATCTTCATTGATGCGTTGTTTTTATTTCGAGAATACCAAGAAAAAGACAAGTCAGAATCTCTATCGCCAATCATATTTAATTTTTCATTCTCACAAATATGAATTAGCTTACTATAATCATAAGATGTATATCTGATATTTGAGCTATATGGAATAAGATGATAATTTTCCATAGAATCGCCTTGAACAGACCAGTATGTATATTGAACTCCATAATAGTCATAGTAATATTTCTGCATTTGCATATCAAAATAATATGTAAGAATATAGATATTCCTAAATGAATTAAATGTCTCTATAGGAAATAACCATACCATTAAGTTGTCTCCATAACATACAAGACTTCCTAACTCACATAAACGCTTTTCATTATCAAATTTACCATGATAATCAGAATATTCATCTTTCCATGTAAGCTGCTTTGTATCAGGATTGATTTCAACATATGTATTTTTTAATATCTCAAAATCCTGTTTGGTAATATCATATTCTTCTATAACATTTGCAACTTCATCCATTATAAGCGTATAATTTTGCGCTCTACATAAATCAATCAGTTCATTGTCGAATTTTTGAAATAGAGCATGGGTTGACACTATGTTATTACCATTGCCGATCAATCTCTTAAGATCTCTAAGTTTACTGCCCCTATCATCCTTTTCATCTTTTAAAAATGTAGGTGCTTTAAAATTCTTACCATTACAATACGTCCTATATCTGGTTATTTCATCAAGGAAAGGTGTTATTACCAAAAATTTCTCATCTTCATCTGATTGATTAATATAATTCATTATTGACTGAGTTTTACCAGCACCCATAATGGCATCTACAATATTAACTTTACAATTAAATTCCAATATAAAATCTCCTTTCTAAATACTTGTATATAACTATATTCTCCACTTAACGACAAAAATCCCTCCAACTGCCGTTTGGCTTGGCATAAAATTTTAACACCATTTTCAAAAAATAAGTTCTTGGATTTTTCCCTTATAAATTAAGGGTTTTTGAAGTTTTTGCAAAAATATGCCAAATTTGCAAAAGTTCTAAAATTGAAAAAAAAGCCTTATAAATCAAGGGTTTTTAGGGCTATCCCTTATAAAAGATATAATAAAAGTTCTAAAATTAAAATTCTTATATTTGTGGACTGCGTAAGCAGGACACAAGGGCATGAGCTTCGTAAGAAGCGATTGACCAACAACGCCGTAGGCAATGAAGTGTACATATATGATTATTCTCTTTTCTATTTTTTATTCTCATCCAAATTCACATAGCTGTCTTTCCAATAATCCTCTACAAAGAATACTGGTAATTTATCATGATATCTTTCATATATTTCTTCGTCTGGTATTCCAACCCAATACGGTTTCCATTTTTGTCTTTCTTTTTGTAATTCTTCAATCTCAGTATGATATTTTCCGTTTTGCAAATATCCTTTGATTTTTCCGCATACGGCACAGTAACTGCTCAATGATGTGTAAATTTTATCTTTTTCTTCTTGTGTAAATACATTACTTTTAAAATTCCATCTGTATTGAATTAAACATTCTTCATATTGATGTTTATGCTTAGATTTCTTCTTTGCTTTGGATATATTACTTTCTTTATGTTTGAGGTACTTTGGTGTCTCTGAATTGGTTATATTGTTTGTATTGTTCATGATATAATTCCTTTCTTGATTGATAATATATTATTCTCTGTTAGGATTGCTATTTATTGGTTTATTTTATATATGTCTACCCTAGAGATGTTCTTTTCTTGCTAACGCTGCGAAAAGACCGTCCCTATCAAGGGACTACATCTTGTGCTACGCACATTATCTGATGTATAATTTGGCAATTATGTATAAAATAATGTTTTGTACTGAAAATAATTTTGGTAAAAATCTACAATGAGTAACTTAAGTAGATGCATTTTTGACAGCGTAGAATAGCCCTAGAAATGTTTTTTATTGCTTTTATGATAACTTGTTGGGGTAAAAATTAAAAAGCCTTATTTCGGCTTTTAAATACGTTAGAATGATATATAATATTTTTGAGGAATTATATTAGTGAGATTTTATTTTATGAAAACATTTATATTGAAACATACTTATTGTAATTCTTTTTATATAAGAGTACAATTAAATCAAATATTTTATATAGGAGGTTTTTATTTATGAAGAAATCAAAGAGATTAAAGAGGGTATTTAGTTTTGTGTTATGTGTTGTAATGACTATTACCATTATTCAATTAGCACCACAAAATACCTATGCTGCCAAGAAGGTTAAATTGAATTATACAAAAATTACTTTGTATGCTGGAGAAGTAAAAAATTTGAAAATATATGAAGGGAAAACTGAAATATATTCTGCCAGATGGTCTTCTTCTAATAAAAATGTTGTGAAAGTTACTAATTATGGGCATATAGAAGCATTAAAACCTGGTTCTGTTAAAATAACCGCAAAATATAATGATAAAAATTATGTTTGTAAGGTTACTGTTAAGGATGCTTTAAAAGATCATGTAAGTTATGAGTTGATTGATATTCCTGAAAACAAAGATTTTAATAGAAATAATACTAATGCTATTAAGATAATAAATAACAATGATATTACTGTTGAAGCTAGAATTAAATGTAAACGTTACGATAAAGACGGATTTTATATTGGAAGTGGTGAAATTAGAGGTGTTGTAAATTCTAACAGGTATATTATTATTCCAATATCATATGATGAATATACAAGAATAAACTTAAGCAATGTTTATAGAGCCGATCCTATAGATATAGAGTATAGCGTATCTAATCCATATACTAATGGAAACTTTGAATATAGAGATATTATATTTAGTAATAATTCAAATCGTAATCAATTAGCATTATGCTCTATATTGTATTACAATAGCGATAATAAACCAATTTGCATAAATACTTCTTATAGTATAAAAACAAATAAAATACCAGCATGTGAAAAAATAAAAATATCTGATCGTTATTTATTGGATATGAAAGAAAAATATGATATTGAGAGAATTGAAATTTATTTATATTAGTTGTATATTGTTGAATATTTGTTTATTGGACTATGGCTTTGGCTATAGTCCTTTTTATTGCTGTTTTATATATGGATATCTCTATTTAAAAGGTGATTTGTGCGAAGGTTTTAATACCCCCATATGTTGAGATTCTTGAGTGTGACTTTTGATGGAAAAATCGTTATCGGCAAAAGTGCTTATAAATAAGGATAATTTTGAAATTATGGGTGAATTTTTGGTGAGATAGGAATTTAATTTTTTGGGGTTGAAGTGGCTGAAATGCTTGATTTTAGTGGAATTTGACGATATGGGGTACGATAAGTGGTTTGAAGGGTGAAATTTTGGATTTTGCTTGATTTTGTTGGGATTTTGAATATTGGGAAGGGTTAGATTTTTGAGTTGGTGTGTGGATGAATCAGCTATAAGGTTTACTACATTTCCAGCCCATCTAATTAGTTTTAACTACCCCGGGTTAGGCAAAAACAGTGGATAATAGATATATATTATACATTGTTTTTGGATAGAACAAACGTTCTATAAAATCAGATCTGGATTATCCAAGTAGAACATATGTTTGTATTATAATTTATCGTATTTTTTGAAAAATAATACTTGACTTTAGACAATTCATGTGATAGTATATAATCAAGTCAAGAGAACAAACAATTTTTAAGAAATTAGAGATTGACTCTTGACAAGCAAAAGAATATCTGATATACTTGTATTAAGTCAAGTGAATAATTAGGAAGTAACAAGACTTTAAACTTCTTTGCAAGCAATCCTAAAATAATACTTGACAACAGACAAGTAACATGATATACTTTAAACAAGTCAAGCGATTGACTTAAATGTTCAAACTTATAGCTTATATATAGGGTAGCAACCTATAAATAGGGTGCAAAGTCTATCACACCTTACACCCTTACATAGTGGAACGCATGAAACGCTACACCATAGCATTACATATCTTAGCATATTTCATGCAAAAATTCCACAAAAAGTTTGCATATCTTTAAAAATGCCTTTGCGGATAGGTGGCAAGTGTTACGGCACAAACCACACTACGAAAATAAGTTACGGCTTGTATTCTAACTATTTGCATTGCAATTCGGGGTGAAAATAGAGTGCCTACGTTCCCCAACTCGTAGGAATTGAATATTGAGGTCTGTATCTATATCCTAAAGGGGTTAGAGGTCATGAATGCTCAAGACTAAGCATGAATACTCTTTAGGGGCGTACGAAAGTACAACGGTGTGAGGTGCACTAGGTAAGGTGAGGAGGACGTTATAAAGCTACCAGTCTGCAAAGATTGACAGTTCCAAGTCTGTTAAAAGCTGAGGATAACAACGTACACAATAAAAATACATAGCACCGATTGCGTCAAGTCGGAGAAAGAGAACATTATGAGTAAAACAACAACTAACACAACAGTAGCAACAAACAACACTAAAGTTGACTTTTTCCAGTCAGCACGCACATTATCAACACGGACTTCTGAATTTTTCCGTTGCATCATCAAAAAAGCCGAACTGAATACAATCTATGGCTCAAAAATTGATGCTAATAATAACAGTATTGCAGCCATTGACGACATGCTCGAAAAAGGTTCGGGAAATCTTGACATTACAGTTGAGGATCTGAACCGGATGCGTACTAATTATGTAACTATCAATGAAGGCTTAAAGGTTGAGTGGGATAAGTTGCTCAAAGAACAAGCTTCTTTTGAATACAACGAACACGACAAAAAATTCCGCAAAGCTATGAAAGATGCTAAGTGCTTAGAAGATGTCAAGACAGCAGTAGAGAACTTCTACAAAGTTTACAAACTTGATGTAGCAGGTACAACATTTGAAACTGCCGTTCTGGAATCAATCGGTAAGAAGATTGACACGAAAACCGTTGTAAAGTCTAACGGTACAAAGGCTCTCAAGTATGACGTAACAAATGCGCTTAAAAACCTTTACGGTGTAGGCTTTGAGTGGATGGTAGAAGCAGGAACTATTAAACCTGCCGATATTCCTAGCGTATTAACTGACAAGTACACAAAAAAATCTAAGAAAAACAACAAATAGTATGCAACCATAAAATGCATAGTTAGAGAGGGCAAGGCAAATACTTTGCCCTTTTTATAGTGTGCATTTTTAAAATTAAGGAGGGAATTGACATGTTGAAATTCAGAAAAAATGAAATCCATGCACTTGCAAATCAGCTCACAGCCAACTCTGAGCTTTTCGGAGATGAAATTTGCTCCGTTACTTCTCAGCTAGTAACACTGTCAAACTCTGCAAATGAGTTTGGTTGTCTAATGGAAGGGAAAATTTCCGACTGCTGGGGTAGAACTGTAACTGCAACTGCTATACCTGATAAATTCAAGCATCATTGGAGATTCTAAAAAAGGAGGATAAAATCATGGGAAAAGATAGAAGCATGGCAATTAAACATGCAAAAGCGAAAAAAGAAGCAATGAAAGAAGTGCTAAACGATCAAAACGACTTTGCACAAACTTCATGGGGACTTACTGACAATATACGTAAATGGTTCAAGGCAAAACCATATGCATTGACATATGGTAAATAAAAATGATAGCACTTGAAAAAAGTCAAATAATATGCTATCTTTGAATATATAAAAGGAGGCGAAAATTATATGATAGTATATTATAAACTTGATACACTTTTAAGCGAACGCAAAATAACAAAAACACAACTATGTAAAGATACAGGAATTAGCACTAATGTTGTGTCTAAAATAAGTAAAAATGAAGTATTTAAAACAGATACATTAAATCGTATCTGCGAATATCTCCAAGTCCAACCAGGGGAAATTATGGAATGGATACCAGATGAAAAATATAACAAGGCAAACGAAGCAATTGCCTCAATAGAGCAACAAATAGCAGAACTTGAGGCAAAGAAAAAGCAATTACAAGGCAAATAATGCGTCAAATATAACCACAGCACCAATCAAGCACCCAATTTCCGGGTGCTATTTTTTATACCCAAAAACAATCAGAAAAGGAGAACAAATATGAAAAAGAAATTATTATCACTCATTCTTACAACAGCAACAATCCTTACATCCTACACAGTAGGCACAATGCAACAAACGCAAACAGTCAATGCCTCAACTCCAAAGCAGATCAGTGTAACAAATGCAATCCCAATCTGTGACATTGCTGGTTATTTCTATGACAAATATGGATATCTCTGCTTTGAGCTTGGCGATACAACAAAGCAGTTCAATAAGGCAGATGGATATTCGTATTCAAAAATCTGTGAGAAACTTCCGCATCTTAAAGATTTAGATGAAAACAAAACATATCCTTTGACAGCGAAAGTAATAAGGGCAAACAAAAAGCAAAACGTTGTCACTGTACAGGATTATAGCGGAAACAAATGGAAATTTCGTGGCTGTGAAGACTATGAAGATGAAGATGTAGTATCTATGCTCATGGATAGTAACGGAACAGAAAAGATAACCGATGATATTATCTTACAGGTCAGATATAGCGGTGCAGAGTGGTAAATAATAAGGAGGAATCACCATGTCAGAGAAAGCAAAACAAATTCACAATGCTTATTGTGATTATGAAATTGCAAAAGCAAGCAGACCACCACGGATCTATTCAGTCCGGGCAGAAGTAAAACGAAACCATGGTATCAAAACCAACAACATGAGTAAAGCGATGTTAGCGCAGACGTTAGCATCGCTTTTTTAATGCACAAAAGGAGGAGAAAAGTCAAATGATAATTATCATTAAGGATGGTTATGATGTTATTGATAATCGTCCAGAAGCAGAAATCGCACAATCAGAGCGTGATTATTTTGAGGAGCGTTACAACAGAGAGTTGAAACGCAAATTGGAAGCAAACAAGCATCCATTTGCAAAGAAATTATTAGCCGCATGTGGACTGTTATAGAAGGGAGAGTGAAAATCATGGCAAGAACATTACGGGATAATCAAGCACCATGGGACGCATTATTCTATGCGATTATTACAGGATGCACAGCGAAAGACGCATTATTAGCTATGGGAATTTGCCCAGATAGCGAAAATAATTTAGCAAGGAGAACAGAAAGAGAGGCGAAAAAATAAATGAAAGGATATGAAGTACCGGATGGTTATATGGGTTGGATCAATGGAAAATACCAGCTTTTTGAAAGCGAAAGCCAATATTACGAAACACTTTTAGAGAGAGAAGAGGTCTAAATGGCAAAGGAAATTAAGGAAACATTGTTCGTTTCACTATGCAAGCGATGTGGAGACAGGAGAATTTGTCATGGAATTTGTATTGAAATGAATAATGCAATGGTAAAGGCAAGAGAAATCAAAGCGACTGCGAAATAAGTAGTCGCTATTTTAATGCAAAAAACTACTAGGAGGACGCAATTATGTGTAAGAGAGTTTATTTAACAGCAAAAGAAGCAGAAATGGAAATGCAGGAAGCACGGAACGCAGAAGGATTTACCGGCAAAATGGAAACGGATTATATTTCACGGATGATTAAGGACGCAAAACGAAACAGTATGGTTGGAGATAAGCTTCAGCTTGTAGTAGATCCAATGTATATCCACATTCCTGAATGGCAGAGAAGATTAAAACTTGCAAGAGCATACACAATCGGTAATGCATATAACAAGTACAAATGGGATGTTCCGAAGGTATTATTTTACAAAGGAAGATTATGGGTTATTGATGGTCAGCACAGAATTTATGGAGCATTCAAAGCGAAAATGGATTCTGTAGTTGTTGAAATTATGGAATGTTCTCTTGAGGAAGCGATTGATTTGTTTATTAACCAGTCACAGGATAGAGTAAAAATGCAACCTATGGATATTTACAAGGCTGCTATTGCAGGTGGTAAGGGAGATTATGTAAAATTACAGGAAATTTGTCATAAGAATAATGTTGCAGTAAAAGGAGATGATGATACAACAAATACCGTTGGAACTCTTACATCAATTTCAGACGGTATTCATCTTGTGCAGACAAACGTAAATCTTCTTGATTCTATGCTGAAACTGCTTGGAAATCTCGGATGGAATGGATATGCAGATTCGTATAATGGGAAAGCATATACAGCGAAAATTATTCGTGCTTTAAAAGCATTATATGCTTACACAGACGGAAGAACAGACGAAATGGAAGCTGCTTTACTTGAACATTGTAAGGGAACTGAATATTTTGTAGAGAATATTATGAATAAAACACAGGCACAGATTTTTGATTATCTGTCCGAAATTGTTCGCTACGAAATGGAAAGTCCGTTTACAGAGAAGAAGAGAACTACAAAGACTACTAAGAAATCTTCAAGGGTAAAGGCAATTTAAGAGAATAAACAATTAGAAAGTGAGTGATTAATATGAAACATCGGTAAAAGTGAAATGAAGCTGTGCTATCAGACTATACGGGCAAACACATTATAATAAGGAAAGGATAGATAAATTATGGCATATAGAAAGACAAAACAATTAAGAGAATTCGAGCCGATTCTGTTACGGAATGGTTATAGATTTACACGGTGTAGGGGAAGTCATTTTATTTACATGAATCGAACTTCTCATAAAATTATAGCAGTCAATAAGGATTTAAACAGAATGGTTCGTGAAAGACTTATAAAAGAGAACAATTTGGTGGAGGTATAAAACTATGCAGACAAGAAATATTAAAGTTGGAACAAAATTTAAGCACATGAAAGAAGAATGGATCTGTACATCAAATGATGGATTCATATTTAAGGCAGATTGTTTGAATAAAAATTGTCCAATGAAAGATTTAATGCTCATAGGATTAAGCGAAGAAGTAGAAGTGATTGAATAGGAGGTGTAAGAACATGAAATGGACAGAGTTATTACGGAAAGATAATTATGCCTTACTACAAAGCGAAAGTGATACTCAGTATGTGGTTGTTAGTGGTTACGATCCAACACAACCAGAAGATCAGCAGTGGGCGCATGGAACATATTTTACTTATTGGAATAATGCAAAGAGAAAAGCCGATTGCTTGCAAAATGCTTTAGATTGTTTCAGAAGCAAAACTGAAGAACACTATGTAACCAAAGGTCAGAAACACCTTGAAATTTACAGGGAAGATTATAGCGAAGGCACATTCAACGAAATTGTTACATCGCTTGGAGTTGATAATGACAGAGTTGGAGATGCACTTGGTTGTTACTGCATTGTAGATGAAGAGAGTTTGAAAGAGGCAGAAGAAAGCGAAGGGTATAATTTATGCGATTAGATGATTTATTATCATATATAAGCGAAAATGAAAATGTCTATGTATGGTTGGATGGAAAAATTGTAGCTGAATACAATGGGAGAGATAGTATTTTTCTTAAATATAATGATTTTGAGGTTGAAAAGGGAAGTCTTAGAAAGTATGAAAACGGAATCGAAGTTACATTAACAGGAAATTTAATTGTCTCTAAAAGATAATGAGCAGGAAGATAAGGATTTTATTATCTCGATAAATGTAATAGCAGAGTAAACAGATATTTCAAAAGAAAGAATGGAGATAAATATGATTTTTAAAGTACAAATTATATTACGAAAAGAAAATAAAATTAGAGCTTTCTATAAAGAAATTGGGGGCAGCTAATGATGAGCAAGCGATGAAATTTGCGAAGGAAATGTTGGAAGGATTCCTTGTTGATGGAATTTCTATTTCCACAGAAATTATAAAGGAGTAAATGGATATTTCATAAGAAGGAGGATAGATCATGAAGTACAGATTAGGTTGTTATAACACAGATGGAAGTTTAGAGCGTCTTCGCACTGTAGATAATAAAGAGAGTGCAAAACTTGCGTACAAGCATCTGAAAGAGGAATACAAGTGTACAATCTGGGTACAGAAGATTGAGTTTGTTGATCCAAAAGAGGAGTTTAAAGAAACATAGTAAATGCGTGTTTCATTGGAATTGGAGGTAAGAGAAATGAGTAAATGGATTTTAATAGAGGTTGAGAACCAGAGTATAAATGAGCCTGATACATATGATTCTTATATAGAAGCTTATGATGAAATGAAAGGCAGATATGAGAATTTAGTAGAAGAAGGAAATGAATCGTCCATTGATGAATATGATGCGAACATTCAGACGGATTCATACAATATTGATTGGAAGATATATGAAGTAGAAACAGAGTAAATTCGCATTTCTTTAGATTAGAAAGGAAAAATATGGTAGAAAAAACGGTTAAACAGATTATAGAAGAAAATAAAGGCAAAGAGATTCATTTATTAGACGAAGCTGGTATATGGGGAGAGTTGCCACTTACAGAACACAACTTACAACTAACGCCAAACGCAGTTGAAATAAATGACTTCGTAGTTAGAATATATCTAGGCTGAATCTAAGATTTCTTAGGAAGGAGTGAAGCGAAAATGACAGATAGAGGAGCAATCATGCATTGCCACGATGCAAAAAGAGACGCAAATGATTTTGATAGATTAATGGATGAATTAAATTCTATTAAGAGAGATAAACAGGTGATTCAAGATATGGAATTGTCTGATGAAGCAAAACAGAAATGCTTTGAGGATTTAGATAAACAGTTAGCAGACGCAAAAGAACGAATGCACAATGCTATTGATGAAATGTAGAAAGCAGGTGAAGAGAAATGGCAAAATATAAATGCAGCAAGACAAAGGATGAAATTCTTGAAATTATTGCAGAGGAATTTAGAAAAGTAAATAAAGATTATGATAATGCAATGCAGAACGACAATGATAAACTCAAAGAACGGAATCAGGGCAGATATGTAGCAATGTTTGATTTGTTACATAAGTTAGAGATTTATGAAAAGGAGTGAAGCAAAATGACAAGTATTGAAAAATCAAAAGAAGATGCACGGAACTTAAACGAACTCACGGATCATTTGATTAAATTGCTTGAATCGGATGACAAGCGGTTCTCATTTGAATTTTGTGCAGGTGGCACAATGGAGATTTACGACAAAGAAAAAGAAATCGGTTATGCCGTTCACATTGCACCAATTGAATATGATGAAGATGGAAACGCAATTAATTTATAGCAAACGTAAAGGCAGTTAGGAGAATAATCTACTAGCTGCCTATTTTATTACAAGAAAGTGAGGAAACGATTATGAGCAGATTTAAAACAATTAAAGAAGCAACTGAAGCATGGGTACATGAAATGAATGCAATTCCACAGGGAATGATTTTACGGTTATTTCAGGATCATCCCGATGATTGGACAGAAGTTACAAAGCCAAGCAAATATGACAGAGTATATGTATTTGATAATGGAGACTATGGAGAAATCACAGACTTTGATGAAGAAACGGAAGAATACATTATCTCACTTGACAACGGAGAAGAAATCAGATGTGAAAATGGCGATTTTGAAGTTAATCATGATGATTATCTTCCAATGTGGGGAACAATGTGGAGCTTTGGAGATAGGTGTGATGATTGGTGGTTAGAAGAAGATAACGGAATTGAACTGATGTCACAGTGCGGATTTAGAATTTATGAAAGTGAAGAGTTTGGTTACTTCTTTGGAATTGATGGAGCTGGATATGATTTTTATGAAAGTCATTGGATTCCATTATATAAAGCAAGAGGATTGCAGTGGCACGAAACAGAAACGGAGGAATAAGATATGACAAAGTATACACAGAGACAGTTAAAAGAGATGGTAAAAGATGGACTTGCAGAAGATATTACATACGGAAATAATGATACGAGAAGGCAGATCGAAGAAACAGAAGGATATTACACACAAGTCGGATATTCAAGTGGTGTATATGGATGTAATGGAATGCTGTTAAAAGGAAATAAGACTGGAAAATTATATGCGATTACATCAAGAACAACAGCAGTATTTGTATTCTAAAGTCAAAGGAAATTGTAATTTCTTGGTAAAATAATTACAAGATATAGTGGTGCATAAAACGAGTAACCACGATATATAGTATAAGAGAAAAGGAGATTAAAACTATGAGAGTAAACGAAGTAAGAAAAACAGAAACAATTGAGAAACTTGTAAGAACAGAGTACATCGCAGAAGATGGCACAGTATTTAGAAGTGAAGAAGAGTGTAAAAAGTATGAGGAATCAGCACTGTTTGCAATCAGCAAAGAGTTAAAGAGACTTGATAATAAGAAAAATGGAGCTTCTGAATATGATATTTATGATGAATGTTCTGATGACCATCTGGTAGAGATTTTCAATGCAGAAACAGAAAGAGATATTGAGAATATCAGAAGATATGTATATCTTAAAGCTCTTTCAAATAGTTCATATGCGAGAAAGGAAGATGCTGATTTACCTAATATCACAGCAGGGCATGAGGTAATTATCCATTGGAATTATGATGAAGATAGTTGTTGGACTATTGGAAATGGAAGTATTGATGCTTTCTGTGGTTATATTAGAGAGAATCTTATGAGTTTAATCACACCAAAAGAAGAGAAAGTAGATTAATACAGAGAATAAATAAAGGCAGATGCAAATAATTGTGTCTGTCTTATTTTATTATGAAGGAGAATGTGAAATGCAGTTGATGAAATTTGTAACAAGAGACACCAAAGACAAAAACAAAATTCTTGTATGGTGTACAACAAACAGACTAATTACATTCAGAGATTTCATGCAGTATGTATTGGACAATGTGAAAAATCCAAAAGATTTTATGATTATTGATACGGAAAAGGATCTTGTTTATGACATGTATAAAGTTGCAACAGAAATGTATGGAATGAGAAAGAGAACTTTTGAAGAAAGAATGAATGGTGTTTATACAGGAAAATGGGCAAAATATACAAATTTAGATTTGAACTATGGAGGCAAGTAAAATGGGACTTTTATATTTAAAGAATGAAGAGAAACAGTTATACAGTGCATACGGATTAACCGTATATGGCAGACAGGATAGATATGAATGGACTATCTACAATAATAAACCAGATGAAAATGTATATACATCATTACGGATTGAGCGAAACGGAGAGGAAATCTACAACAGAAATCTTGGTAACAGATGTATCTTTGAAGAGAATTTCAACAGGACAATTGATAACTTCTTATGGTGGATTGACAAAGATAATCCTGATGCATATGACATTGATAATGCAGTTATTAGGGATCTGTGTGAAACAAACTCATTATTTAATCATCTGATTGGAAATCGTAAGCGAAAAGAACAAGCAGAAGCTAATGAGAAAGCAAAGGTTGAAGCAATCAGAGAAAAGGAACAGAGACAGATTGATTTAATTAAGCAGTATTGTGAAAAGAAAAATCTGTTATTCAAACAGTATTATGAAAAGGTTTATCTGATTAAGCTACACAATAAAGATGTAAGGCAGATGATTGAAAATGCAGATAATAAGCAGTTTGAAGGATTGAGAGATTTTATGAGTGAACATCCTGATAACAAAGATGCTGTGATTGTAATGAATGGGAACATTGAAGATATAGCAAGGCAGATAGCATAGAAAGTGAGGTTGATTGATATGGAAGTTGTTACAAGAGAATACAAAGTATATAACTTTTCTGAATTATCAGAAGACGCAAAAGAAAAAGCAAAACAGTGGTATTTAGATGACGATTTTAGACCATCAGAATTTACTGAAATTTATGAGCAGGATTTACGGAATATATTTCCAGACAGCGAACTGAAATTACAGTATTCTTTAAATTACTGTCAGGGAGACGGATTGAATATTTATGGAGAGTTAAATGTAAGCAATGTCTTAAATCTTCCGAAAAGTCATTTCTGTGGAGACGAATTTAATGATTTGATTGAATATTTTACGGAAAAGGAATTAAGAACAATCAGTAGGTATTCAAGTGAATGTGGAATGGATATTAAACTCCCTATGAATAATCATTATAACTATTGTTGTGTAGATAGAATTGATCTAGCAGAAGAATGGGAAAATGATTTATGGTATGCAAATTACAAAAATGTAAGTAAAGAATTGCTTCAGAAGCTTGAAAAATATGTGGTTGCAATTATTGAAAGATTATGTGCTGATTATGAAAAATATGGTTATGAATTTTTCTATGAGGTGGATGATGAAATAATGGAAGAAACATGTGAAGCAAATGAATGGAAATTCTTAGAGGATGGTACATTTTTTGCAGCATAAAACCAAATGAAAGAACTGTTTATTTAGAAAGTGAGGCAAGTAAAATGGTTGATTATACAAGAATAAATGTGTCAAAAGATGGCAAATATTTATTCGCAACAGAACAAGGAGAGCTTACATACGATTGGGAAGCAAAACGGGTTTACAAATTATTAAAAGAAAAATTTCCAGAAAACGAAGGCTACAAAGTTTCTGTAATAGAATGGAGAGCAAGAGGATATGAACCAGATTGGGTGAAGGAGGTAAACGATAATGAAAACAATAATTGATAGAAGCGAATGTAAACCATTAAGTGACAATATTGAAGGCAAGTTAGTAGTAATTAAACCAGATTTTTTTAAACCAGAATTTAGAGATGCAAAATATCAAATTGTACTTGCAACTGGTGGTTTTGGATGTGATGCAGATAAATTTGGAACTGCTGTGTTTGTAACAGAATGTTGTGAAGATCCCGAAGAATATAGGCAAGAAAGATACAATCTTATTGGTGAGCCTACAGAAGAAATGATTGAGAAATGGAAATCTTTATATGGTGAGTTTAACGAGAAAGTACAGAAAGCATTGGAGGTGCAGTAATTATGATGACAGAAGAGAGATTTAAAGAGACAAATTACAAAATGAGTTATGAGGAATACAAGAAATGTTGTTGCAGCGAATGTGATAAGGCAGATTGTATTCATAGAGACGCATACAGAAGAGTACCTGAAATTGATGGTGGTCTTGGTTTGTGTCCTAATTTGAAGGAGAGTGATTAGTATGAGATTAGCTTATTTTTGTCATTATGACGGGAATGAATGTAAAAGAGAAATACCAAAATTAAATGAAATAGGAGAAGTTATTTTTCCAAAAGGATACAAGAAAGATAATAGATATTGGGATTCTTGTGTGTCGTGTGATAGGAATTACTCAATGTGCGGAAAATGTTATGGAAATTTAAAAATAGTTAAGGAGTGATTAATATGTATAAGTTGCGAATATATAAACTGTCTGGTTTAGATAAAGGAAACTTAGACCATGAGGAACTGTTCGATGCTAAAGAGCAGATGGATAAAAGATATGATGAGTTATTTCAAAGAGAATTATATAGCTTAAATCCTACTGCATGGAAACGGATTGATGGTGAGTGGAAACGATTGGAGGGATATTAAAATGAGAGTAAAAACATATCAAAATAAACGAAACAAGCAGAAATACATTGAGGTACATAGTGACGGGCATCATCACAATTCTGTTCGTCAGTATATACAGCACGATCAGAAAGTTGCGGGTCGTAAGGTTGGAGTTGTTAGGAATTACACTGGCGATGGAAAACTTCATCGGTGGAGAAAAGACAACTTAAATGAACTATTGGAAGATTACAAGGAGGTGTGAGTATGAAATATCAGCATATAGAATTTGTTGATGGTAGTAATCCTTATATCAGCAAAACGGAAAAGGATTTCAAATGGATGTGTGAACATTATGTTCTCATTCCGATTGCAGAAAATTTCTGGAAGGCAACTGACAGAATTTATTATAAGGTGGTTGGCTTTGCGGATAAAAATAAGATGGCTACTTTTAACAGAAATTACAAATCAAAAGCAGGTTCAATGAGAGTGATTTGCAAGGCAATTAAAGAGAATAAATTTGAGTGTATTGTACTTAGAAAAGAGGTTGAAGATTTACGGAATGATGAACACTTTGATATTTCAGTAAGTACACCTATTAAAACATGGAATTTGGTATAGATTGGAGTGATGAAAATGAAAAAACAATGATTATCCAATATATTTTAAGAGTAAAGATAATGATATATATGCAAGCTATGATGGTGTGCGATGGTTTTGGTATGGAAATATGGAATGTTGTTAGTAAGAAATAGCAATTTCATTTTAAGATTGGAGTGATTTTATGGACAAGAAAAGTGAAGAATATTTAAGTCAGTATATAAAACTTACTAATAAAATCAAACAGAAGATAGAATCCCATGCAAATAGATACAATATCAGAGCAGAAATATGTGCATGGTATTCAGGTTGGGAAGATTTTTGTTCAGATTGGTGTGATGGATGTGGTTATACAAGAACAGAAGCACGGAAATTATATCATGGTGGTATAGGTGAATTTATGAATTTACCTAATGGAAACGGAATTATTAGATTTGTTATTTAATAGGCAAGTAAACAAGAGTTTCTTTAGAAGAATGGAGGCAGACATGGAAAAAATTGATAATAATATTCAGTTAGCTTTCTTAGGTGGTATGAAAGCTGGATTAGAAGCATTAATTCATGGACTTGAAGTAGTAGCAGAGAATAATAATGGGCAAGTATCATTTGAGTTTGTTAAAATGGTTTCTGCTAGTACGATAGCTGATGTAGAATTAAAATTATCTAGTATAGAGAACGGGAAAGGTCTTATAGATGCTTTAAATAATAAAAGCAAATGAAAGATAATTTACAATGCTCAGGATTTGTTATAAAGGAGAGATGTATTATGGTAAGAATTAAAGATGGAAATTATATAGCAATATTCCACGATAGAATGATTGAAGTAAAAGCAGATTCAAAAAAAGATGCTTATAATAAAGCAAAAAGATATTTTGAATCAAGAGAACATAGAGAATTATTTGATGGCGAACTAAAAGTGTGTCAGATACCATCTATGATAGGTGTTCTGGATGAGTGAAATAAATAGAAAAATATTTATTGGAAAGTAAGGTGGCTACATGAATATTGTATTAGAAATGGAAAATTGGATTGTTAATGATGAGTATTTTATCACACAAGGACTAAACGGATATGAAGTGTATGATTGTGGCGATGATACAAAAGAAGCAAAAGACTTATATACGGGTACATTTGAAGAATGTTTGACTTGGATATGGAATAGTATCTAAGTCGAATGAAAGGATGATTTCTTGTTTTAGAAATGGAGGAAATAATTATGAGCCAAACAGTATTTGATGAGAATGATTTTATAAAACGAGTACCAAAAAAGATTTTGGAACGTACAAGAGAAAATATGGAAGTGTATCATATGGATTTAGCAGATTCATTTCAGGAAGCAACAAGGGAATTAGCAAAGAAAGGTACAACTTTGTGGAAAGCATGGTATTATGATGATTTTAGAGAATATGTACCATGTATTTACTGCCCAGAATATTTGGATTTATCAAAATATCCATTAAAATACAAAGGGAAATAATTCAATGAATCGGAAATTTACTTGGAGAATATGTAAGAGGTTGGAATATTCAATCTCTTATTTTTTTGGAAAGGAATGGTGAAAATTATGTTTGATTACAAAGAATTTAAAAAGGAAATGTCTAAAAGAGGACATGAAGTACATAAGAATGGAAAGTATCTTATAATTATTCCTAATAATAATTACGAAGGATACAATAAAGGATTTTTGTTTGCAACGGATATCATTAAAGGTTTTGAGGATGTATTGAAGTTACTAAATATGGATCATTTTAATACTTGGATATATAGTGCAAAATTTAAAGTCATGTGATAAAATTATAGTAATGATATTCAACAGTTGGAAAAACGGAGGTAATTATTATGTCACAGTTAATCGGATTTTTAATTGCAGGATACTTATGTATATATCTTCCATGGAGAGCGAACAAAAAGGAAGAATCTCGTAAGAGACAAGATATGTATAATAACTTAAACAAGAAGTCGGTTGATGAAATGGAAAAGTGGAGAAAATAGTAATATAAAATAAGGAAGGTGGTTGATGAATATGTTCGGAGGACTATTGGCATTCTTAGGAATTTATGCAGGAAGTGCTGCAAAGGCAGCTTATGATAATTATGATATGAAGAAAATTACTCGTACAGTTGATGAAAATGGAAATGTGCATTATGCAGATAGATTATGCAATGAGTACATCAACGGAGAAAGAGTAAAGAAAGTTGAAACAACTGATAGAAATGGAGTTAAGTTGTATTCTACAGTTGGTGTGAATAGCAGTAAAGTGTATGACACTTCTTACGGAAGAGGTACACAGCAGTTATTCGAAATGAGTGAACATGATAAACAGGAAAATCTAAAATACGGGAAAAATGTATATAGTCAATACAATCCATATTTCGGAAAAACTGTTACAACTGAAATTAGTTCAGGCAGAACAATTACCTGTTTGTTTAGCGGTAAAAATAGTAAGACTGGTAAAGAGTTCTATAGAGTATGGTATTTCCGTCCAGAATGTCAAGGAAAGCTTGATTACAATACTACTGTTGATGGCGATATGGGAATTGAAATTACAAAAGAAGAATTTAATAAGTTGAAATTTGGAGCTTTGACATGTACATGTATGCCAAGTGATTATGATGTAGTCCATGCATTATGGGGTGATAGGTAATGAATAAACAAAGAAGAGAAAAAATAGGTAAACTTAAAGCAAGGATTCAGAGTACACAAACTGAATTAAAACAGATATCAAGTGAGTTATCTTCCATACTTAATGAAGAACAGGACGCATTTGATAATATGCCAGAAGGATTACAAAGCAGTTACAGAGGAATGTGTTCTGAAGATGCAATTGATAGTATGGAAGAAGCAAGTGACAAACTTGATGAAGTAATTGAGCTATTGAATGATATAGTATGAAAGAGAAAATGTTGGAGGTAGATTATGAAGTTTAAAAAGTTGAAACATATTGGCAATCATGATTGGTATATTCAGATTGGTGATACAACTGGTAACAAACCATTTTGTATAATTATAAGGCATTTTACAAAATGTGGGTATAGGATGACAATTAATTTTTGTCACGATAAATGGATCAATTTATTTGGATTTAATCAGAAAGTATTTGGCGTTTAAATAATAGATTCATTGGAAGATTGGAGTGAATAATATGGATAAAATAGATAAGAAGACATACATAGGAATCGTAAAATTTACATTGGAATCAATGGTTGATCTTGCAAAGTCTGATAAGAATTATAATCTTGCGGCAGATACAATTCATTATTATGAGACAACTATTAAACCAGAAATGCAAATTAGCCAGGATGAGTTTTTAGAATTGTGTAAGGAAGTTGGAATTAAATAGTTTTCAATTGGAAAATTGGAGGTTGATTATGAGTAGAGATGAAGTGAAATATTATATAGATCATATGGATGCAAATGGTTTATTAAATTTGTGCAATGATATAAATGAATGGAAATATAAATCCGGGAAACTTAAACCAGATTGTACATTAAATCATCTAGCAGAAAATTTACAGTATTGGGAATTAAGAGATCTGGAAGAACTTATTCTTAATGCAGCTCATGAAAAATTTGGGAATCTAGTTAGTTTATTAATAAAGAGTGAACCAAGTATCTATATAAAATAAGTCAATGAAACCAAGTTTTCTTGTGGAATGGAAAGGAGAATAATAGTGTATGAAAATTAAAGATTTTCTTGAAAATTTTAATGGAGATAATCATATTAAAATTTACGATAGTTATGATTTTAGCACACATAGATATAATCATGTACAGGAAGCAATTTCTTCCTATGGATATTTCACAGTTAAGAGCTGGGATATTGCAGATGGTGTATTAAAGATAACAATTCGGTCGCAGTTTTAATACTAAGAAATCTAAGTTTTAGGAGGTATTATTATGACGGTAAAAGATATTTTAACAATAACAGGTGGAAATACAAGATTTTATATTCAAGGAACAACAGAAAAAGACGAAATTGTTCAGTTAGCATATGGAAAAGTTGACGATATTAAATTCCCGTTAATTCCCTATGGAAAATATGAAGTACAACACATTTCAGTAGATGAAAATTATTTATATATTTGCATAGATGATAATATTAGCTTTGCACAAATAAATCCAGAATTAACAGATATTACTTGCGGTGGGTTTACAGGCTATATAATATAAAAATACCAAGTAAATTTAACTTTCATTTGGTAATGTTGTAGGAGAAGTAATATATGAAATGTAAAGAGTGTTTGTATTGTACATGGGCTTGCCCTGGATAGATGTGTATGAATCGTAACCATCCTCAATATAAAGAAGATAGTGATGTTTGCTTACATTAGAGATGAAAGAATTATTTCAGGAGGTATTATATGTTCAGAGCGAAATTTATAGGAATTAACAATTCTATGGGTTTTAAACATGGAACAATACACTATAAATAGTCAGTGTGTAGGCGATGTTATAGTCGTTAAAACTGATAATAATAAATTATCTTGCCCTTACTCCAGAATAGAAACTTTCTTGGAAAATTGGGTGATATTATAAATCAATCTATAATAATAAAATTCAAAAGGAGAAAAAAGATATGGTAATTTGTGAATTATGTGGAAAAGATATGGGAACATCTAATGGTTGCGATTGCACAAAATTTAAGTATAAAGGAAAAGTTTATAACAGAATTCGAGTTGGTGAAGAATTTGATTTGTATGCAGGCGATGAAGGAAAATGTCCTGATTGTGGTGCGACACAAGGATTTTGTCACCACTACAGATGTGCAGTTGAAACGAATCCAGTCAACCATGAACAAATGTTAGACTATGATTTTGTTGAAGAATTTATCAAAAATGTACATTGATGAATATTAACTGCTAGTATTTCTACTAGCAGTTATTTTTTATTGTAAGAGAGAATATTATAATGTAAAATAAAAGAAAGGTAGTGATATGAGTGATAACAACAGGAATTGTAAGACGTTTTGACGATTTAGGTAGAATTGTTATTCCAAAAGAAATTAGGGAGAAAGCATTTGGTAAAAGGGATGTGTATGGAATGCCTATGGAAATTTTCTATGATAATGATAAAAATATCATTCTGAAATCATATAAGAATGGTGATGATAATGAGTAAGCTAGTTCAGAAGGTAAAATGGAATTTAGACGGATCAAATACAGAAATGTATATGTACGGTGAGGCTGATTTTGAAGCAAATAAGTCTATGCAATAAACATTAGAAAAGTTGTATCAGTATGAGAATCATCCTGATATTAGAGAAAAGATAAGAGAATATATTAATGAGCTTAATACAGAAATTGACAGACTTGAGAATTTGTTAAAAAGTACTGATAGTCCATATGATTTACAGATCAAAGGCAGGTTAAATGCTATAATCGAAGTAAAGAATGATTTACTTGGAAGATTGGAAGAGGTGATATAAAATGACTAATGGTATTAAAGAGAAAGACATTCGTGATATGCAAAAATGCTTTGATAAAATGGAATATATTCTAAAAAGAATTCAGGTATATAATCCTGAAGCACAAATTATTTGTATTGAAAGTGATACAATAGCTCTAGTTAATTTCAATGGTGAGTTTATTGATTCAGCTCCACAAATAAAAGATGAACATATTGTTGCAAGTCAAAACATACCAGCAATGGATAACTATTGTTAAAAGAAATGACGATTTCTTTTGAAAATAGAATGGAGATGATAATAAAATGGTAAAATTAAAAGTTGGCAGAGATATAATTGAGCTTGATCACAAAGATTTAATTTTAGATAATGGAGCTTGTTATCAAATTGTTACACAAAATGTTCGTAAAGGATTTGATAGTCATTATCCTATAATGAGTAAGAAGTTATTTAATGATTTAAAAAAGCTTGAATTAATTTTCACAAGTGAAGGATTAAGACAAGATGCTATAAATAAATATGGTTCATCGGTAATGGTTTATTGGAAATTCAATATAGAAAAAATGCAAAAATTTGGGTATTAAATCCAAAGAAATGCCTTCATGCGAAAGGAGACAACTAATATGAAGATAGTTGGAAGTTTTATAGATTGCGTTTATGAATCACATCTTTATAAAGAAGATATGGATGATATAAAAAACAAACTTATAAGTAGGTTGCCAGATAGAAGAATATGTGAAATGGCAAGTATACTTATAATCGAAACAAAATATGATCTGTATGTTGTAAAAATACGAAGACCTGAACTGAATAGTAGTGGATGTGTTGACATAGATAAGACTCATAAGAAAATTTACGAAACTGATTTTATCGAAATTCCAAAGAGAGATTACGAAGGATTAGATTGGGGAGAAGCCGCTAAGAAAACTGAGGAATTAATGAGACCAGGATCATTCGTTGTTTTTAAAACAGACATTGATGTAGATACATTAATCAAATGAAAAATTGCTTTCATATGAAAGGAGATAATTTATATGAGGCTAGGAAAGTATTCTGGTAAGCTTTATGCAGAAGACGAAGTTAAAAATATGCAGGAGTGTGGCGTGTGTATATCCAATGAACAAGCAAGTGATAAAAACTGGATTAATGAGCGGCATTTACAGGATCTAAAAGGTTGTGCAGTATGTTTTGGATGTCCAATGGCTCAACAGAATATATAATTTGTTGTTGAAAGATTGTTTTCATATAAGAGAGGTGAATAATAATGAATGAACGTGTCTTATATAATGCGCAAAAATCTGTTATTGAGGAAGTAAAACAAGAGTTGCTTAAAAAAGCAGAAACAGAAAGACAGAGAAATGTTATTAAAGAAGTATGCAGAGCTGTGGCTAGAAAACATAAATTTGATGATTTGAAAACCTGATGAAACAGACATTTAGAGGGGAAAATTATGATAAATTTGGACTTGTTAAAAAATAAACTATCTACAATGGAGATTGTTTGGGATAAAATCCGAATGTACGGAGAGGAGGAACATCAATTCAGCTATTGGATAATGGCAGTCATCTCCACCGATAATAAGATAGAATGGTATGTAAAAAATACAGCTATTAACGAAGTTATTTTCGAAGGAAATACATATGAATCCTGTGTTAATTTTCTTGAAACACTTATAAATAAGTTGGTTGAAACTGGAAAATATAAATATTTGGAATAAATGAAAGTAGAAGCAGAATAAACTGCTTCTTTTTTAATACAGAAAACGAGGTGATAATAATGAATATGGGAAATCCAAAAAGAGCTTCAAGATTTTTATGTCTTCACTGTATGAAAATTAATCAGTTAGGAAGTGGTATACAGAGAAATGGAAATCAGCGTAAAAAGAAACATATCAAAGACTTAACATGTTTTAATGAAGGCTGTAATGGAGAAATCACGAAAAACGTAGAAATTCGTTGGTGTGACGATTATCTGGAAATGTTGGATTATGCTCAACGAATTAGATCACGTTATTATACGGATAAAGTAGAGAATAATATGTAGGAAGGTGGAATATAGTATGGAAAATTATAAAATCAGTTATAATGGTGATACTTATGTTGAAAATATTCACCATATAGGTGTTGAGTATAATGGAAATTATTATAGTGTGATTTTCGGAGAATATGTAAATGGAGGATTCTTTAGTATTCCGAATTGGAATTGCGGTGGTGAGTTAGCTGAGTTTAGTGATGTCTTTTGGAATACAGAATCGATTCAGAAATCATTAAAAAGTAAAAGAGCAGCTAAAGCTATTGCAAAAGCGATAGCAGATTACACAAGGGAGTGATAATTATGTGTTATAAAATTGAAGTTCAAAATAAAAACGCAGAAAAACTCAATAGGAAGTTAGATGAGTTAAATCTTCCTATATATATGAGAAAATATTTCACTGTTAAAATAGAGAGTAAAGCAGGTGCATTGAATTATCTTGGAGTTATTGTAGATTTGCTCAATTGGTTTATTGAAGAGAAACTTATTGATAAAACAAATATTTCAGATATTGAGCCATCGGATTTTACTGATATTATGGCAGAGGATATTACATTATATTTGAAAACTAAAGAACAGAATGGTATGTCACCAACTACATTGGAAACCAGGAAACATATTATAAGCAGTTTTTGGGATTATATGAGTAGAGTGAAGGGAACCGAAATTAAAGATGGATTCTTTAAAGATGTAACATATAAAGGAATTCCATCTGGAAACAATTTAACTAAAAAACTTCCAACAGAAAAACAGCTTAATGATATGGAAGAAAAGATAATGTGGAAAAAGGATATTCCTGTAAGAAATAGAAATATTGCTATTTTTCGTGTCTTAAGAGGGACTGGAATAAGAGAGTCTGAACTTGCTGGCTTGGATTTATCTGATTTGCATTTAGAAGAAGAAATGCCATATATTACTATTCTTGGTAAAGGTGTGTACAGAGAAATGCAAAATAGAACGGTATATCTTAGCGGATCTGCTTTAAAAGCTATAAAAGAATGGCTAGAGTACAGAAATACATTGAATAATATTGTAGACAAAGAAGCTGTGTTCGTAAATAAAAATGGTACACGTACAACAGAAAGAAATATCAAACAGATATTTGAGAATTATGGAAATGGTATTACTCCACATATGATGAGACATTATTATGCCAGTGTAATGAATCAGAATGGAAATCTTGCATTCGTGCAGCAACAGCTTGGACATAGTAGTGTAAATACAACAGTTAATAACTATGCGAATGGTGCAGTGGGAATGAAAGAGAAATTGATGGAGATGTGATTATGGTTGAATATATTGGAAAGAAAATCAGAACCGAAAAAAGAATAACAGTAAGAGGACTTGCGAAAATGGCTGATATTGCACCAAGTACAATTAGTAAATGGGAAAATGGAAGTGCAGTTCCAGATCTGGCAGTATTAGAACTTGTAGCAAATGTGATGGAAGTTAAACCATTTGATCTTGTAAAGTTTGTGTAATATGTAAACGACACTATTTCTTAGTGTCGTCAAACTTATTAACTTCATTTGTTACGAGGTTACGAATCCAACCAGATAACGAGCGTCCATCTGCTGTTGCAATTCTGGCTGCCTTTTCTTTTATATCTTTAGAAAGAAGCACCATAACCCTTGTGTTTTCATCTTTGATTTTTCCTTGTGGCATAGTAAATATCTCCTTTATTAATATAAGTTGATTATAAGTTGTTGCAAACTATATGTCAATTATTTTAAAAAACTGACATAAACCCATTGACAAGTTGATGACAACTTGCTATAATGCGAAGTATCAAAGGTAATCCACAAGTACATAAACACAAAAGAGAGGAGGAGTACATATGGATTTACAGAGATACGACATAATAAAGGCAAAAATCAATTATGAAGGAAATTCGGTACAAGCGAATGAAAGACCTTATGTAATAGTAAGTAATCCATTGGGTACGAAATATGCTCCGATTATAACAGTGATGCCTTTGACAAGTAAGATTAAAAAGACAAACATGCCTTGTCATGGATGTATTCAAGCAAATGAAAATAATGGATTAACATTATATTCTATGGCGTTAGGTGAGCAGATCACAACAATCTCAAAAGATGAAGTGATCTCAAAAATTGGAACTATTACTGATGATAAAAATAAAAGAATGGTAGATAAAGTATGCTTTAATTCTTTATTTTTTGGAACAGACTACAAGCTTGAGGAGGTAATGGCATAATGTATGTAGATAAAGAAATAGCAAAAAAAATGATTGATGAAACACCTGGCAAAATATGGGTTGATTCCTTCAACGGTATGACTTTTATCCATACAAGACCAAGACAGATAACTGTTGATGAAGGAAAGCGAATAATAAATAGGGCAAACACAATTAATTATCAAGATAATGACTTTTTTGGGTTGCTTTCGCTGGATGGAGTGCAGGAATTTATTGTGCATAATATTAAGTTTCCCCAAATAGTGTCCTGATTATAGGACTTGAAGTATTATATAATAAAAATATTAAACGAACAAATCTCGAACGAATGTTCTGGAAATGCGTTGACAAGAACAAATGTTTGGAGTATTATAATTTTCGTAAATAATAAAAAAAAAGATAGAGCCAAGCGATTCAAACGCTGCGCCAACAGCTTTCTACTTGACTCTATCAAACCAAATACATACAACAGCATTAAGCCATTGCAGAAGCGAAATATCGCTTGAATTTATTTTACATATATTTCGAAAGAAAGTCAAGCTTCAAGCGTTTTCTGCAATTAAAATTCCTAAGTTACACAATTAAATATGGAAATAATATTATAGGGCATTCGCCAAGCGGTAAGGCATCGCACTTTGACTGCGAAATTTGTCAGTTCGAATCTGATATGCCCTGCTATGCGATACTTCCAGACCGGGTTCTATCGCAGAACGCAAGAATTAATCATTGTAAGAGCAAAATGTGTAGTTGCTATAGTTCTACCATAGCCTGATCCACTAACGGATTACAAGCTGATACTATAGAACTTCCTGATAAACTTGCGATAGTGTCAGCGACTTGGATCATTAGCACAATTGGTTAGTGCATTCGGCTCATAACCGAAAGGCTCAGAGTTCAAGTCTCTGATGATCCATTGCTAAATCAAACAAAGAGAGGAGATGATTACGTTGGCACAATATGTAATTACAGACGGTTCTCGTTGGATTATGAGAAATCGTAATGGTAAATATGTTCCAACATCTTGCGAGGCATTGGCTGATACATTTTCAAATAAAGCAGCCAATAATCTATATAATAACTCGCTACCCAAAGCCTTGAAATCAGTATTTCATATCCAGAAAATTGATACCCCACCCGATAATGTAAAACAGATTACACAATCAGAAGTGGAAAATAATACTGAAAAAGTTATGGTTGCTGAAAATATCCAGAAATGGATTGACAAAATAACTGATCTTAACGGATTAGCAACAGATGCATTACATAGAAAAGAAGAGTTGTGTGAAGAACTTAGCTTTGTAGATAGGGAATTATCCGATATCAATCATTATATAGAATTTTGCAATCTTAATGCAGCACAAGGATGGAAAGCATATAAGATGATAAAGGAACGGAGAATAAAAAGAAGAAGTATTAAAAATGAGATACAAATTCTTAACATTATTCTTGATAAAAAGATTTCTGACACAGTTACAAATGAGATTTTGGAATCCATGTCGAAAATGGATAAGCGTACATATGAACCACGAGTAATGAACGAGCTGTTTGATTTGTAAAGGAAGGATATATATGGTGATTTGTAAAAATTGTTATATTCCGATGATTGGAGTTATGTCGTTCTCAAAGGACAAGCATGAGAAATTCTGTCGTTGTCCGAAATGTTGTTCAGAGACACGACATATAAAAATCAATGATAATGAGTTGAGTTTTGGAGAATATTTGTATAGAGAGTTAGACAGAAAAAGGAAATGAAGTAAGGCAGGTGCATGAAGTGAAAGACGAAATATTGCGTGAAAAATTAAATAATCTTTCATCACAACAGTTGGAATGGATTACTGAATACTGTGTAAATGATATGTCAAAATTGAAGAAAATTAGTTACAATGCATTTTTCAGGTATGGGATTCCAGCACATGAACATGACGAATTGTACGATGATGCAATGAATGTTCTGATGGAAAGTGTTATCAACTTTGATTCATCTCAAGGTGCGAGTTTTAAAACTTACCTTATTAATAATATTAAAAAATCTGTTATTGACTGGTATAGAGACAACTATCAGAGATGTAAAAGAAAAAATCTATTAACTGATAAAAATGGAAAGATAGTAAAGGTTGATAAAAATGGAAATGTAACAGATGACGATAAAGGAAAACCAGTTATTATTCCAGATACTTCATTTGATGCACCTACTGAAGAAGATAATGATTTAGTAGAAAAAATTGCATCTGACTTTAACGTAGAAGACAAGAGTGAGTTCGATTTTAGTGCCGATGAAAAAGTTGATAATTTTATTGATTCTTTGCCGAGGATACAAAAAAATATTTTGCTGATGCGGATGGAGAATGTTCCTGCTGATAATATAAAACAAAAATTGAATATATCAGACAGAGAATATAGTAGTGCTATGAAGTCAATTAAGATAAATAAAGGACTTTCAGTATTTTCAAAGAATAAAAATGATGGGAATTATGATGTGGAGGTAAATAATATGGAAGACAGAATTATTGAAATTAGCGAATCTGAAAATTACAGGACGGACAAGTATAGCATGTATTCGTTGTTACAGGATAAGAAAAATGGAGACGTGAACTGCAACTACATCTTGCAACGTGAACCTTTTCAGTGGACTACAGAAGAAGCGAATAGATATTTTTGTCGTATTCTTAGTAATCTTCCTATTCCAGAAATTATTCTTTGTGAACAGAAGAAAAAGGGATTGACAATCTCTCATTTAATTGACGGATTGCAGAGACTTTCATATGCTGAGGCATTCAAGGAAAATCGTATTAAGATTGGTTCAGCAGGAGCAGAGAGACATTTAATTCAGTATAGAGATTATGTCTTAGATGATAATGGAAATCGTGTACTTGATGAAGATGGCTTACCAGAATATGAGATGAAAATATTTGATGTTATAGGGAAATATTATAAAGATCTTCCTGATGAGTTAAAGAAACGATTCAATAATTTCAATATAAACGTAACAAAATTCTTTGATTGTACAGATGAGCAGATTGCAGATCATATTCGTGATTATAACAATCATGCGAGTATGAATAAGGAACAGGGTGGTTTTCTTAATGTATCTGCACAGACAGCGGGATATATTAAAAATATTTCACAGAAAAACACATTCTTTAAAAATTGTGGGAAGTTTACAGATAATAATGTTATTAAGGGAAAGTTGGAACGTGTTGTTGCAGAATCAATAATGTTAATGTTCTTCCGTGATTCATGGAAAGCAAAACTTGATACAATTTACAAATATGTTGATGAAAATGCAACAGAACAGCAGTTCTTAAAACTTAATTCACATTTTAATAGATTGGAATTAGCATTAGGCGATGACAATAAAGACTTGAAGTCATTACTTACTCCAACTACAATGCCAATGTGGATTGCAGTATTTGATAAATTTACTACATATAATATTGAAGATTCAAGATTCATTGATTTCTTAAGAGCATATAATACAGAACTTAAAGATAAAGAAGTTGATGGTGTATCTATGGCAGATTTTAAAGACCAACAGACAAAGAAAAAGGCAACTATTACAGGTAAAATTGATTTACTTATAAAACTGATGAATGAATTTTTACATATTGGTACAAGAGAAGTAAATAACACAGAATTGGAGAATAACAATACGAAAGAAAGTGCTGAAGAAAATACGGAAGAAAGTGTTCTTTCCTTTGTTCAAGAAAATGCAAATCCAAATGTGACAGACGAAGATATAAACCTTTACACAGACATGGTAGAAGATTGTGTTAAGATTGACGATCCAGTTTATAAAGAGTGTGGAATGGCATTAGTAGCACTCATGGCATATGCTTGTCAAAATGATAAGGATCAGGATTTTGAAAAATGGATTGAGAATTACAGAAATAAATCTGATTTTAGTTCATCACAGAAAGTTAATTATACATATATGAAACGCAGCTTTGATAATTTTATAGCAAATGCGTAATCAATTTGGTAATAAGCAATAGCTTTTACATAAAAGATGGGCAACGATATGTCGTGAAGTTGCTGTTGCCCATCTCGCATATCAACTAGGAATAATCCAGAAGTCGATATACATATATAGTATCTCATTTCTATGGCTGAATCAATATCCAAATGACATTCTTCTCGTTCTGAGTTGGATTATTCCATTATTAAAAATGGTAAATGAACAGAAATTAAAATAGAAATATCAAAATAAAGTTCGTTTCTTTAGAAGAGAGGTGAAAGATGAAAATTATGGGAACAATTCGTAGATTTGACGACTTAGGTAGAATAGTAATTCCAAAGGAAATTAGAAGACTGGTGTTTGGAAAAGCAGACGCAATTGGTGAGCCAATGGAAATATTTATTGACGGAGGAAATGTTGTACTCCGAAGATACGAGGAAATACAAACTTGTAAATGGATAAAATACGATTATAGAACGATTTGCCCGAAAGAACATGACGATGCTGATGATCCATATTGGAGGATACCTGAAAATATGGCAAATTTAAAATATTGTCCTTATTGTGGCAAAGAGATAGTTGTTGTAGATAAATAACAGTAAAGTTCGATTTCTTGGGAAGAGAGGTGAAAGAATGAAGGTTATATTTTTAGATGTAGATGGTGTACTCAATTCTGAGGATGACTTGCTGATTTATAGAGCAAAGAATAATATTACGGGATGTATATTATATGCGGAAGTGGAGGATAGACCTCTAAAATTATTAAAAGAAATAATTGACAAAACAAACGCAAAAATTGTTGTGTCATCCTCTTGGCGAATTGGTTGTGATAGAAGTGGTAAAGAAAGTATTTTTGGAAATAAATTGTACACAAAACTAATTAGTAGATTATCTGATTATGATATAGAGGTGTATGATATTACTCCATCTTTGAGTGGCGATACTCAACGTGGGGATGAAATTAGAGAATGGTTGTCAAAGAATCCAGTTGATAATTTTATTATATTAGATGATGATTCAGATATGTGTGAGTTTTTAAATACTGACCACTTTATTAAAACAACATATAAGCATGGGTTGACAGAAGAATTAAAAGAGTTAGCTATAAAAATTTTAAATAAAAAATCAAAGTAAAACTTCGTTTCATTGTAAAAAATTTCTGAGCGATTCAGCTCAATAAAATTCCCAAATTAAAAAGAGAATATAGATATGTAACTAATTAACATTCATATATAAAAATTATAGAAAAGGAGAGTAAAACAGATGAATGGATTGAGTAGTAAAGAAGTTCTCAAAAGTAGAGAGCTTCATGGAAGTAATAAGCTTCCTGAACCAAAGTTGGACAAGTGGTATGACTTCGCAAAGGAGGCATTAAGTGAGAAAATCACAATGATTCTTATTGCAATTGCAGTATTGCAGTTATTCCTTGGAGTCATGGGAGTAATGGATTTATCAGATCCAATTATGATTCTTGTTGTATTAGCAATTGTAACATGTATTGCTGTTAAGACTGGACTTGGTGTTCAAAAATCAGCAGCAGAGTTGAGAGCCAAAACATCAGTCAGGTATTGTGACGTAATTCGTGATGGCAAAGTTCAAACAATTAATAAGGATGAATTGGTAGTTGGTGATCTTGTTTGTGTAGGAATGGGACAAGAGATTTTTGCAGATGGATATCTCATTGAAGGTAAGATTTCTGTAAACAATGCAGCTATTAATGGAGAAACAAAAGAGTGTAAGAAAACACCAATTGAAGGATACGTTCATAAGAAAACTACTTCAACAGATGCTTATACGAATCAGAATTGCTTATTTGCTGGCACAACAGTAATGTCAGGCGAAGGAAAAATGATTGTTACTGATGTAGGTGTGAATACAGTAAATGGCGATACGCTTGTTAAAATGCAAACACTTGAAGCACCAAAGACAGCACTTGATATTGCACTTGATAATCTGAGCGACTTCATTTCTAAGTGGGGAACAATCGCAGCCGTTATTACATTTGCGGTGCTTACAATTTCAGGAATTGTACAGGTTGGATTTGGAGAATATTTTAGCGGTGGCGTTCTGAATATTATTCAGAAAATCGCACAGAACTTCTCAGTAGCATTAACAATTATTGTAGCTGCTGTTCCCGAAGGATTGCCTCTTATTGTAAAACTTGTAACAAAACAGAATGTAAAGACAATGGAGAAATTCAATATTCTTGCTAAGAATCCTGGTAAAATTCCAGAGTTAGCATATGTTGATATTATCTGTACTGATAAGACAGGTACTCTTACGACAGGTATTATGACTCCAAAGAAGATTATTGATGGCTTTGGTAATGATGTAAATAAGGATTCGGTTCTTTGGAATAATATCGAGGCAAACATTTCTTTAAATAATAGTGCAACATTTGATTCAGAAAACAATATTACAGGTGGTAATTCAATTGATAGAGCAGTTCTTAGCCTTGTAAATCCTGAAACACATGCTGACATTCAGAAAAAATATCCAGTTAAGTTAAAGCAGGTATTTAATAGTAGTAATAAGTATTCAGCTTTTACGACAAAGGATGGAGTTACATACTATAAGGGCGCACCTGAGAAATTGATTGAGCATTGTACAAAAGTAATGGACTCAAGTGGTGAAATTGTAGAGAATAACGACAATGATACATTAAGTAATGCAATTACAGCGATGACAAGTAATGCGATGAGATGTATTGCAGTTACAATGGCAGATGGTGATTTAGTAGAGAATGAAATACCAAATGACATGACATTCCTTGGAATTATCGGTGTTGTAGATCCTGTAAGAGATGAAGTACCGAGTGCAGTAAAAATAGCACATAAGGCTGGTATCCAAGTTATTGAAATTACAGGCGATTGTATTGAGACAGCAGTTGCAGTTGCTACAGAGTGTGGAATTTACAAAGATGGAGATTTAGCACTTACAAATGATGAATTTGAAGCGATGTCAGATGATGAAGTAAAGAGTATAATTCCTCGATTGAGAGTTATTTCAAGATGCTCACCAAACACAAAACTCAGACTTGTCACATTAGCACAAGAGATTGGAAAATCAGTTGCAATGACAGGTGATGGAGTAAATGATAGTCCTGCTTTAAAGAGAGCTGATGTTGGTTTTGGTATGCAAGGTGGATCAGATGTTGCAAAAGAAGCTTCAGACATTGTATTGACAGATGATAATTTTGCAAGCGTAGTAAAGGCAGTAGAACTTGGAAGAACATTTATGCACAATATTATGATGTTCCTTGAATTCCAGTTACCTATTAATATTTCACTTCTGATTCTCAGTGTTATCTATCCAATGATTGCAACAGGTGCATTACTCGCTTCAGTTCAGATTCTGATTGTAAATATCATTATGGATTCCCTTAATTCACTATCATTCGGTGGTGAACCACCAAAAGATGAGTATATGACAGAGAAACCTATTAAGAAAGGTTCTGGCTTATTCATTAGAGGAGCAAAGAAACGTATTGCGATTAGTACAGTAGCATTTATTGTACTCTATGGAATTATTACATTTAGCCCAATTGCAAATATGTTTGCATCTGAAACAGAAGCTATGACAGCGAGATTCGCATTGTTATGCTTTATGGCAGTATTTAATGGATTTAATATTCGTACAGAGCATATTAATTTATTCAATGGCATTGGAAAGAATAAGTTATTTTCAGCCATTGCAATCGGAATTTTTGCAATGACATTTGCTCTTTGCAACTTTGCAGAAAATCTTATTAAGGTCACAGCTTTAGATTTCAAACATTGGGTAGTAGTTGTAATTTTAGCCTTTATGGTTATTCCAATTGATCTTATTAGAAAGATTATTGAGAAGAAAAGAGAGAATAAGTAATTGAGGAGATGAGAACATGATAAGGAGAGATAAAAGTTATAAAAAAGTAGAGATTATTACTCTTATATGTTTTTCAATTAGTGTTGTTGTAGCATGTATTACACGCTTTATTCCATTTATTTTTCTGACGTTACTCACATTCCCAATTTCTTTTAAATTATTAAAAGGGAAGGTTGACAGCCTTCCCAAGAATAAGGAGGACAAACAATATGTCAATTAGTTTAGTTAAAGGTCAGAAGATTGACCTTACAAAAGGCAATGCAGGTTTAAACAAAGTCGTATTTGGTCTTGGATGGGATACAAATAGATACGATGGTAATGCAGATTTCGATTTGGATGTATCAGCATTTTTTACTGATGATTCAGGAAAGGTAACAGGCGAACAGGATTTTGTATTTTATGGTCAGCCACAGCATCCAAGCGGAGCATTGATTTATTCTGGTGATAATAGAACAGGTGTAGGTGATGGCGATGACGAGACAATGATTGTTGAGTTAAATAAGATTCCATCTAATATTACAAAGATTAGCTTCTCAGCGACAATTTATGATGCAGAAAATCGTTTACAGAATTTCGGAATGGTTGATAATTCGTACATTAGAGCATACAACGCTGATACAAATGAGGAACTTTTCAAATATGAACTTAATGAGGATTTCTCATTAGAGACAGGTGTTATTGCAGGTGAGTTGTATCGTAAGAACGGTGAATGGAAGTTTAATGCAGTTGGTTCAGGTTACAATGGTGGTTTAGCTGCTATTGGTAGAAATTTTGGTCTTGATTTATAAAATGGAAGGAGAATATATATGTCAGTAAATTTAGTAAAAGGACAGAAAATTAATTTATCTAAGGAAGTAGCAGGTGGTCTTACAAAGATTATGGTAGGACTTGGATGGGATGCTGCTAAGAAAGGATTATTTGGTTCTAAGCCAAACATTGATTGCGATGCTTCAGCAATTATTTTAGGAAAAGATGATAAGTATCGTACATGTGTTTATTATGGTGACAGATCAGCGGAAGACAGATGTGTGTATCATCATGGTGACAACCTCACAGGAGATGGAGACGGTGATGATGAGCAGATTACCGTTGATCTTGCGAATATTACAAATAAGGTTGAGAAGATTGTATTTGTAGTAAATATCTATGATTGTATTTCAAGAAAGCAGGATTTTGGACTTATCAAGAATGCGTACATTAGACTTGTTGATGAGTCAACTGGTAAGGAAATTTGTAAATACAATCTTTCAGATGATTATGCTGGCAAGACAGCAATGGTATTTGCAGAAGTTTATAAGAAAGACGGAGAGTGGAAATTTAACGCTATCGGTCAGGGAACAAATGATTCAAGTGTTAGCGAATTAACAAGAAGATACAAGTAGGAGGATTTAATTATGTCAGTTTCGTTAAGTAAAGGACAGAGAGTAGATTTAACAAAGGGTAGACCGTCATTAAAAAACATTCTTGTTGGACTTGGATGGGATATTAATCATTATGACGGAGAAGCAGATTTTGATCTCGATGCCTCTGTGTTTATGACAAAAGAGAATGGCAAGGTTGGCAAGGATGAGGATTTTATTTTCTATGGTAATCTTGAACATAGTTCAAAAAGTGTAAAGCATATGGGAGATAACCGTACAGGTGAGGGAGATGGAGATGATGAGGTTATTAAGATTAAACTTGATAAAATCCCATCAGACTATGAGACTCTTGCTGTGACGGTCACAATTTATGATGCTGAGAGTAGACTTCAGAACTTCGGTATGGTTGGAAATGCATATGTGCGTGTAGTAGACGAAGAGACAGGCGAGGAGCTTATTCGTTTTGATTTAAGTGAAGACTTCTCTACCGAGACTGCGTTAGTCGTATCTGAAATATATAAACATAATGGCGAATGGAAGTTTAAGGCTGTAGGAAGTGGCTATAATGGTGGATTAAAGGCATTATGTAATCAGTATGGAATTGATGCAGAGTAGGAGGATTGTATGACAAATTTTATGTTTATTATAATTGTGGCGATTGTATTAATTGCACTGATTCTTTTCTTTACTCCTTTTGGTAAACAGCTTCGAGTAAAGTTTAAAGGAAGAACAGATGAAGTAATGCGTCAGGATGCACAGACACCAGAAGGTGCTAGAGATTATTATAACGCAGCCATTAGAGAAAAGGAAGATTTTTATAACAAGGCATCTGCTACATATGCTGAAATTTCAGGAAAGCGTGATACAGCAGAAAAAGACTTATATCAGGCAAATAAAGATATTATGCGTGTTACACAGCAGATTAACGCTTGTCTTGATGAAAACAAAGAAAATGAAGCAATGCAGTATGCAATGAAGAAGTCTACTTTGGAGAATAAGATTAATGTACTAAAAGATACAATTGAAGAGATGAGAGAAGCACAGGCTCACCAAAAAGACATTCGTGATCAGGCAGCCGAAGAATTGCAGAAACTTAAAGAGGAAAAGGAACAGGTTCTTTTTCAGATGGAAGCCGATAGTCAGATTATCGAACTTCATCAGAGTATGGATAATCTTAATACAAATAATGAGAGTGATAGAATGCTTGAAAGAGTTCGTGAAGGAGCAAGAAAGACAAGAGAACGTGCAGAAGGAAGTAGAATTGCATATGATTCTAGCGCACAGGCTAATGAGAGAAGACTTGCTAATTCTGAAAGAGAGCGCAATGCTCGCCAGATCCTTGATGATATGAAGAGACAGAGAGGTAATAAGTAATGATTGTATTAAACATTGGAGTTTTCGTAATCTGTCTCGGTGTATGCTTTGGAGCAGGTTTTATTGTAGGAAAACGTAAGAAGAATAAATAATTCAAGAGTTAGTAGGTGTCATAGCCTACTGACTCTATCAATATACCGTATATAGTATTAAAAATAAACAATATATACTATATATGGTATATATTTTACATTAGAAAGAAACGCACATTTCTTGCGAAATTTTGGAGGTTAAGACAATGACAATTGAACAGATTAAGGACAAATTAAAATCAAAAGAGTATGACTTCCTGAGAACAGATAAGAATTTAGGTAACAATATCATTATCTTAACTCTTGGTGGAAGTCATGCATATGGAACAAACAATGAAGGCAGTGATTTAGATATTCGTGGTTGTGCTTTGAATAGCAAGATGCAGATCCTCACAAATGAGAATTTTGAGCAGTTTGTAAACAATGAGACAGACACAACTATTTATGCCTTTAATAAGTTAGTAGCATTGTTAAGTAATACGAATCCTAATACAATAGAAATGCTTGGAAATAAACCTGAACATTACTTTTATGTATCATCTATTGGTCAGGAACTAATTGATAATGCACATTTATTTTTATCAAAGAGAGCTTGTCATTCGTTTGGAGGATATGCGAATCAGCAGCTCTATAGATTGAACCAGAAAGCAGCACATCAGATGTCTCAGTCAGAATTGGAGAAACACATTTTAAAGACGCTTGAATTTATGCAGACAGATTTTACAAAGAAATACACACCATATTCAGATGATTCAATGAAGTTATATATTGATAAGGCTGTGCAGGAAGGATATGACACAGAGATTTTTATGGATGTAAACCTTACTCATTATCCATTAAGAGATTATTGCTCTATGTGGAATGAACTTCAGAACACAGTTCGTCAGTATGGAAAGATTGGTAAAAGAAATGAGAAAGCTATTGAGCATGGTAAAATTGCAAAACATTCAATGCATCTTATTCGACTTTATATGATGTGTTTAGATATTCTTGAGAAAGAGAGAATAATCACATATAGAGAAGATGAACATGATTTGCTTATGGATATTCGTAATGGTAAATATCTCGACAGCAACGATCAGCCAATTCCTGAGTTCTTTGAAATGGTAAATGACTATGAGAAGAGATTGGATTATGCAAAGAAAAATACTAATCTTCCTGAAAATCCAGACTACAAGAAAATCAATGAGTTTGTTGCAAGTGTAAACGAAAGGGTGGTTAAGGGTGAAATCTAAATTAAAAATTAAAATCCCATCTGGTGCAAATGAGATTATTCATATACTCCAAGATAAAGGATACGAAGCATATTTAGTTGGTGGCTGTGTTCGTGATAGCATTCTGGAAAGACCAATTCACGATTATGACATTACAACATCTGCTACACCTGATGAGATGATGGAAGTATTCAAGGATAAAAGAATTATTGAAACTGGCTTACAGCATGGAACAATAACGATTGTCATTGATGGAGAACCATATGAAGTAACAACATACAGAATTGATGGTAATTATTCTGATAGCCGTAGACCAGATAAAGTAACTTTTACAAAAAGTCTTGAAGAAGATTTAAAGCGTAGAGATTTTACAATCAATGCGATGGCATACAATGATGAAGTTGGTCTTGTAGATCCGTTTAATGGCATGGAAGATATAAAGTATCACAAAATTCAGTGTGTTGGTAAACCAGAAGATAGATTCGATGAAGATGCTTTGAGAATTTTACGAGCTATCAGATTTGCTTCTCAGTTGGATTTTGTTCTTGAACCAAATACAGATTATGTTTTACATAAGGTGTATCAGAATTTGAAGAATATATCAGTTGAAAGGATAAATAGTGAGTTCTGTAAAATCGCTGCATCAAGTGATTTCTGTGTACAGATGGTTTTATATAGCGATGTATTATCATTGTTTATTCCTGAAATAAAAGATATGTTTGATTTTCCACAGAATAATCCATATCACATCTATGATGTATGGGAACATACAATTCATGCTGTAGAAGCATATTCTTGTGATTGTGAAGAAGACTTAAATCCAATAGATTTAATTACATCATTAGCGGTATTCTTTCATGACATAGGAAAACCACATTGTTATCAGGATGGAGAAGATGGTATCAGACATTTCAAAGGACATGGAAAAGTCAGTGCTGATATGACTGATACAATTATGAAAAGACTTCGTTTTGATAATGATACAAGAGAAAAGGTTGTACAGCTTGTTTATTATCATGATGCTACTTTTGAGGTTGGAAAGAAATATGTCAAGAGATGGCTTAATAAAATTGGAGAAGAACAGTTCAGAAGGTTATTAAATGTTCGTAGAGCTGATATTAAAGCACAAGCAGACATTAATCAGGAAACAAGATTACAGAAGATTGATAACATTGGATATATTTTAGAAGAAGTCTTACAGGATGATGAATGTTTTTCTCTAAAGGATTTAGCAGTTAATGGTAAGGATGTAATGGATACAATGCTCATTAAAAGTGGAAAAGAAGTTGGCTACTGGCTCAATGAAATCTTAACTCGTGTAATAGATGGAAGATTAAAAAATGATAGAGAAGATCTTATTTATTGGATGACTGGTATTACAGATGGTTGGATTAAATATTAAAGGAGTGACTATGTATAATACAGGAGACATTTACAGAATTATTCAAGATGCATTAGACGCAAATCAGATATATTGTGCAGATTCTAAACTTGGTGATGGTTCAGAAGATACTTATGAGACAGATACGGAATTTATTTCTGGTAATGACACTCATTTGATTGCAACTGTCCGTCATCAGCATTTTGATTATAATCGTCCTTATCAAGAAAATGAACATACAGAAACAACAAAATTTAGAATTAAAGTTGAAATTATAGAGTGAGGTAAGATGAATGGTAAATAAATATAATTTATGCGATAAAGTAAGGACAAAAATTCATTATGAAAATGATAATAGAAAAGAAGTAGATGCTTTCATTCGTGGTATAGAACTCGTAGATGAAACAGACGGAATTAGATATAAAATTTGGTTTGAATCAGATAAGTTTGATAAAAAATTAGGTAGCACAGGTTGTATAGGATATATAAGCCAAGAAGACATTATAGGACTTTGTTCTGAAATCAAATAAGTAGAGAATAATCTAATATAGAAACAATTCTATTCACGGCTGATCAGCCAAATTAAGCGAGGTAATAAAGTGAAGAAATATTGGGAAACAGGTGAAAAGAATGAATTTGGTAAGGAATGTTATAAATTACATTTTAGTCAATTTTATGAAGAAGATGATGAAAATGTAATAGCTGGTTTTGTACAAGATGAGGTAGACGAAAACGTATTTATATATGTATCAAAAGAACTAAATGTTGAATATGAAACATTGTTTGCAGACAGTATAGAAGATGCAAAGCATCAGATCGAAGATATGCTAATAGATCATTGGAATGATGAGATTGATTATTTAGAAAATCGAATTAAATCATTTCAAGACGAAGAATAATCATATATAGAAATTTCTATCTTGGCGATTCAGCCAAATTTTCCAAATAAAAGTAACAAGAAATATTTTTTTTTCTTCTGAGTTTTCAGAGAATAAATACATATAAGAACAAAGAAAAGAGGTAACAAAATGAGAGAAACATTAATTGTTGTAGATATGCAGAATGATTTTATTGATGGAACGCTTGGTACAAAGGAAGCACAGGCGATTGTATCAAATGTAGCAAAGAAAATTAAGGAGTACAAGGATGCTGGTAAACAGGTAATCTTTACAAGAGACACACACTCTGAGAATTATTTAGAGACATATGAAGGTGTACATCTTCCTGTTACTCACTGTGTAAAGAATACTGTTGGTTGGCAGATTTCAGATAAGTTAGATCTTGATATTGATAATGACATTCTGATTGACAAAATTACTTTTGGATGGGCACATTGGGATGATTTTAAATTTAAAAGTGTTGAAATCTGCGGATTATGCACAAGTATCTGCGTAATTTCAAATGCACTTATTATTAGAGCAAATTATCCTGAGATTGATATTACAGTAGATGCTAGTTGCTGTGCAGGTGTCACACCTGATAAACATAAAGCTGCTATGGAAGTTATGAAAAGTTGTCAGATTGAAGTGATTGGAGAAAATAATGAAGTATAAGAATTATATCATTAATACTTTTAGACATTTTAAGAAAGTCTGTACTCATAAACGTTGGGTGTTCTACTATTGCTGTAAAGTGGGAATTCCATTTCAAGGGTTAGTACATGATTTATCTAAATTTTCTCCAACGGAATTTTGGGAGAGTGTTAAGTATTATCAAGGTACTTCAAGTCCAATAGACGCTTGTAAGAAAGAGAATGGTTGGTCGGCTGCTTGGATGCACCATAAAGGAAGAAACAAGCACCACTACGAGTATTGGGAAGACAATTTTGATAATGGTGGAAATCCTATTGAAATGCCAATGAAGTATAAAAAAGAAATGCTTTGTGATTATCTTGGAGCAGGTAGAGCATATCATGGTAAATCATTTAATTTTGAGAAGGAATTAAAATGGTGGAAATCTAAGAAAAGTAAACCAATTGCAATGCATCCAAATGATATAGCTTTTATTGATAAGTATATTAATCTGTTTTATGAGTACGAAAACAGAGAATATGATATTAGAACAATATTTAATCAAATCAAGAAAGAAGGTAAATAATATGGAGCAGATTATTACAAGTTTATTTGAGACAGATGCCTACAAATTGTCAATGGGACAGGCTATTTATCATCAGTTTAGTGATTATAAAACCACTTGGAGTTTTAAGTGTCGTAATAAGGATGTTCATTTTACACCAGAAATGGTAGAAGAGATTCGCAGACAGATTAAATTATATTGTGGTTTGAGATTCACAGAAGATGAACTTACTTATATTGATAATATCAAATGGATGAAGGGTTCGTATGTTGATTTTCTGAGATTGTGGCAGCCAAGATATGAGGATTTTGAGATTACAACAGATTCAGATTGCGGTCTTTCTATCGAAACATTTGGTACATGGCTTAATACATCTATGTATGAGATTCCTACACTTGCGATTGTAAACGAAGTATATTTCAGAATGGCATATAACTATGAAGAATTGCTTAATAGTTTCAAAAAGAGATTAGATGAAAAGTATGAAAATCTCAGAAGCGGTCATTGGTATGCTGGTACATTTTCTGAATTTGGTCTTAGAAGAAGACTTTCTGCTGAAGCACAGGAGTTAGCTGTTAAGAAGTTTTCACATTTGAATGATACATTACACAGTCCATCTAAATTTGTTGGTACATCTAATGTATATCTCGCAAAGAAATATAATCTCACGCCTGTTGGAACTATGGCTCATGAATGGATTATGTGTTCTGGTCAGGGCAATCACAAGCACAATCCAGCATATTCAAACTGGTATGCCCTAGACGCATGGGTTAGAGAGTATGGTGTGTTAAATGGTATTGCGCTCACAGATACAATTACAACTGATTGTTTCTTGAAAGATTTTCAGTTGACATATGCAACATTATTCAGTGGTGTAAGACATGATAGTGGCGATCCGATTGAATGGGGTGAAAAGATGATTAATCATTATGAGTCACTTGGTATAAATCCTAAGACAAAGACACTTCTGTTTAGTGACAGTCTTGATTTTGAAAGAGCTGATAAGTTATTCAGACACTTCCATGATAGAGTAAATGTTGCATTTGGAATTGGTACTTATTTGAGTAATGATACAGATGTTCCTGCTTTAAATATTGTAATGAAAACTACTAAATGTAACGGTATGGATGTTGCAAAAGTTTCTGACGTAGAAGGAAAAGGCATGTGTAAAAACCCTGATTATGTTGATTATCTAAAGAGATGTATTAATTGGAGAATGGATCATGAATAAAATTTTACTTATACCAGGAAGTTTTAATCCGATTACAAACGCTCATGTTGATATGGCATTGACTGCTAAAAAAGCGGTTAATGCCGATGCTATATTGTTTATTCCTGCACATGATACATATGTTGCGAAGAAAAAGACTTTAATACCTGGATATTGTCGAGTATCGCTGATTAATTCAATGCCAAATTGTGATGAAAATAATATGTGGGCATCCGAAGTTGAAACAACCAGCTTCTTTCCACAGAGGACATACAATACTATTACTCAGATAAGAGATATGAATGAAAAAGATTATATCTTCAACGAATACTATATTTGTTTAGGAATGGATAATATTGAAACACTTACAACTTGGTATAATTGGAAACCGTTTGTTGAGGAATATAATTTTGTAGCATGTGTGAGAGAAGGTCAGAACCTTGAGAATGCTTTGAGAGAAGCAAATCTTATGGAATACAAAGAACATTTCACAGAAATTCAGATACCAGAAAATCATACTTCTTCAAGTTTGGTTAGAGATTTATGTGAGAAAGGTGAATTTGAAAAAGTAAAAGAGTTAGTTCCTAGAAATGTATATGAGTATTTAATTCGGTTTTATGATGTGATGAATCGAATGTAGGAAGGAGAATATATAATAAAAGAAACACATTTAAAAACAGATAACCCTATGTTTAAAATATCTGAATCACAAGCAAAGGAAAGACTTTGGGAAATAGTAGTTAATAAACAGGGCGAAAGAATGAAAATAATTAAATATAAAAATGCTACAGATATTGATATTCAATTCTTAGATACGAACAACATTGTATATCATCAGGCATATAGCAATTTTATTAAAGGTACTACATTTGATACATTTTTACCTACTGTATTTAATCACGGTATAGTAGGAAATGAAATAATAAAACAAGATGATTCATTTACAAAAGAATATTTATACTGGGTTGGTATGTTAAAGCGTTGTTATAATAAAATAGATTTATCACGATATCCGACTTACAAAAAATGCGAAGTAGATGATGAGTGGTTTTATTTGTCGAACTTTTCAAAGTGGTTTAATGATAATTTTTACGAATGTGGAGAAGAGAAAATGTGTTTGGATAAAGACATATTATATAAAAATAATACAGTATATTCAAAAGATACATGTATCTTCGTTCCTGAACGTATTAATATTCTTTTCACGAAAACTGACGCAAAAAGAGGGGAATACCCAATAGGAGTATCTTTTAATAAAAGACTTGGAAAATTTATTGCACAAGTTTCAAAATTAAATAATAATACGAAAAATACAAAACAACAAGTACATATCGGTGTATTTAACACACCAGAAGAAGCATTTTGTGCATATAAAAAAGAGAAAGAAAACTATATAAAAGAAATTGCAGACTATTATAAAAACAAATATGATAATTTTCCTATAGTTGTATATAGGGCATTGTATAACTATAAAGTGGAAATAACTGATTAAACCTATAAATGAAGGAGAACCTATGTATAATTTTGATGTTAAGAAAGTAACAAATGATTGTATCGAATGGATTAAAAATTTGTTTGAAGAAAAATTCCCAGATAAGAACTGTTGTGTTGCTTTATCTGGCGGTAAAGACTCGTCTGTTGTCGCAGCCTTATGTGTCTCTGCTCTAGGAGCTGATAGAGTGAAAGGTATTATGCTACCACAGTATGAACAGTCAGATATTGACTGTAGTATTTTATGTGCAAATCATCTTGGGATTGAATACAAAATTATTAATATCGGTTCAACCGTTGATTCTATTATTTCTGAAATGGAATCAAATGGAGTAGTTGTTACAGAACAGGCTAAAGTAAATGTTCCTGCAAGAGTTAGAATGACAGAATTGTATTTCTATGCTCAGTGTAATAACGGTATACCAAGTTGTAATTGTAATCTTTCCGAGGATTGGGTTGGTTATGCGACCTTCGGAGGTGACGGATTTGGTTCGTTTGCACCGTTATCTCAGCTTACAGTAACAGAGGTTAAGGCTATTGGTCGTGAGTTAGGACTTCCATCAGAATTAGTTGATAAGACACCTACTGACGGTCTTTGTGGAAAGACAGATGAAGATAACCTTGGATTTACTTATGCTGAATTAGATGCATACATCAGAGATGGAATTGAGCCAAGTGAGGAAGTAAAAGCTAAGATTGATTCAATGCATGAGAAAAATCTGTTTAAATTACAGCCAATGCCAAGTTTTATGTATCAGGCGTAAATGAAATACTATATATAGTGTTTATAGAAAATATAGACACTATATATAGTAATATTTTTACCAAGAAACATAGATTTCTTGAGGAATTTAGGAGGGTTTTATGAGAATATATACTGAAATGGAATGCGATATTGGTTGTGAAGATGGATATTTTTGCGAATATTACAATGAAGAAACCAAAAGTTGTAATTATCCAAATGTTTGTAATGTTTATAAAGAAAATAAAAAGAAACATTGGTGGCAGAAACAATAGAGAATAATATAGCAGGAGGTAAATAATATGGAATACAGAAAGATTGATTTTCTTTGCGGTTGGACTATTGAACGAGCTGTAAAGGAATTGCACGAAAGAGCACAGGATGGCAATAAATATTGTGGTGAATTCAATGGGAATAAACTAACATCTGATATGTCTTTAGATGATGCTTATATGCTTTGTATAGGTAAAACTTTTGACGAATTTAATAAAGAGCAAGAAGAAAGTCGTCAAAGATTAATTCGTGAAGAGGAAGAACATAAAAGAAAAATTCCTGAATTATCAAAATATTGGATAGAAGAAGGTCATAAGGTTTTATCTAAAGAGAAATGGAATATGTGGGATAAATGTGTTCCTATTCGACTTAATGATCTATACAGAGGAATGGAACTTGGTCAGTGCTTAGATATTATCAAAACTGTTAAAGAAAAATCTATCCAAGATGGAATTGAAATTATGAAAAATCAGGGACATTCTGGTATGTCATGGGGATTAATGAAGTCTATGATTAGAGAATTTTGTGATTGTGGCAATGAGTTCTTAGAACAGTTAGGAGAATAATATAGCAGGATTTGTATCAAAGCAACCAAATGGATTATATTGTAGATTTTCTTCTGTCACGGATTGTCCTACTGCATGGAATATGACACGAGAAGATTATATCAATATGAAAATGCAAGAAGCAAGGGAAGATGCCGAAGATGTGTTAGATAATTATTTAAAGCCGTTTGATATGGTGATGGATATGTATTATCCAAACAATATGACAAAAGAGGAATTTAATAAGTTCCTTAAAGAGACTGGATATAGCAAAGGAGAATAAATCATATGAAGAAATGTGTAATTTTAGAAATGGAAAATAGCAATGATTTTGAGAATGCTATGAATGATTATTTGGATGATGGATACAAAGTAGAATCCAGTTCATGCAATAGTAAATATTATAAAGCAATTCTTGTGTTGAAGGAGGATGAGTAAATCATATGAAGAAGAAAATTTTATATAGTTTGGCTTTACTATTAGCATTTATATTTATATTAACTGGCTGTGCAAAATGCATTAGTACCGAAACATCTACAGTTCAAGTAAAAATAATAGATGAATATCACATGGCTGCTTATACAACAATGTATTATAGTCCTGCGACTAAAACGATGTTACCACAATCGCATCCAGCAGTTTATAGAATTACTGTTGAATATAACGGTGTAGAATATAATATTTCTGGTAGTAATACATATAACAAATATTCAGACAAAATTGGAGAATATGCTGATGGAATATTAGAAACCAAGAAATATGACGATGGTACTGTTAGATACAATATTGTTGACTTACCATAGTAAATAAATGATATTACAAAAAACGCAGTAAACCGAAGTTTCTTTGGAGTTAGGAGGTAAAAATGGCGAATTTAAATTTAGAAGATTTTAGTGAAGAATACAGAAAAACAGCACCAATGGAGTGTTCTTTGTATTTAGTTTCTTGTTTAGATAAAGATACACAAATGCAGTTAAAGAAAGATTGGAATGAAGCTGGTGGTATTAAAGTAATTCCATGTTGGAAATGGTGCATGGAACATATTGATGTAATCTATCACAAATAAGAGAATAATACATTGAAAGGAGCATGAGATTTGCTGCAGCATTAAATCTGGATTTGCTCTGAGTAAGAAATGTTAGAGATTAACAAAATATACAATGAAGATTGCCTTGAAGGTATGAAAAAGATTGATGATAAGTCAATTGATTTCATCTTCACAGATCCACCTTATAATACGACTAATAATTCTTGGGAATGTGAAATGCCGTTAAATGATTATGTGGAGTTATCAGGTCAATATTTTTATGAAACAGATTTATTTAAGTTAGCTCAAGTAACAAATAGTAGTCTTGAATATACAAGAGATTGGTTTTATGAGAACAAAAAAGATGGTTTATGGACTCATTACAATCGAATTATCAAAGATAATGGTTGTATAGCATTATGGGCGCAATCACCATTTGATAAGAGACTCGCTTGTAGTAATGAAAAACTATATCGCTATGAATGGATTATCGAAAAGACCAAAGCAACGGGTCATCTAAACGCAAAGAAAATGCCGATGAAGGCACACGAAAATGTCTTGATTTTCTATAAGAAACTCCCTACTTACAATCCCCAAATGACAGAAGGGCATACACCTGTACATTCTTATACGAAACATACAACAGATGGTAATTGTTATGGTGCTACAAAAACTGGTATTTCAGGTGGTGGTAGCACACAAAGATACCCAAGAGATGTTTTGCAATTTAAGTGGGATACTCAGAAAAGTAGCTTACATCAATGTCAAAAGCCTGTTGAAGCGTGTGAGTATTTCATTAAGACCTACACCAACCCAGGAGATTTAGTTCTTGATTCATGTGCAGGAAGTTGTACAACGGCAGCCGCAGCTTTGAATACAGGTAGAAATTACATATGTTTTGAGAAAGATAAGAATATTTTTGAGGTTGGAAGTAAGAGAGTAGCTGAATATAAAGGAGAAATAGGATGACATCATATAAAGCTAAAAAGTTTCTTTTAATACATTTTGAATATTTGAAAAAATCATGGAAGCCATACCCTGATTACAACGTTTTAGAAGCAATTAGATTTGCAATATCAGCAATAGAAAAACAAATTCCAAAGAAAGTGAAAAATAGCGGAGAGAGAATTCCGTTTGAATGGTATTGTCCTGCTTGTGGTGAACTATTGTGTGATGATGGATATAAAGATACCGACATTAAATATTGTGATCAATGTGGTCAGGCATTAGATTGGAAGAATACATAAATGAGTAAATGTGGTAATAATGACTGCCAATGGCATAAATATTGTGAAAGCGGTTTGATGTGGTATGACGAAAACATTACTGGATGCCGTCATTGGATTAAGCCAAAACCAACTAAGATGAAAAATATCAAAGTAGCTGAAACTGATTATGATAAGGCAGTTAAAGTATTAAAAAGGAACAAGATAGAGTTCAAATAATACATTGAAAGAAATCTTTCTTTGAAAGATTTGAGTTAAGAGAATATTAATACGAAAGGAGTGAGTGGCAGCCTTAAAGAAATTTCGCTCTGAGTAGATTAAAATGGTATATCAAGGAAGTAAAAATAGATTGGCAAAATTTTTAGTGCCAATTATTCAGAAGTATATTGATGACAATAATATTAAAACTTACATAGAACCTATGGTGGGTGGAGCGAATTTAATTGATAAGATTAAATGTGATAAGAAGATAGGAGCTGACATTAATGAAGAACTAATTGCTTTATTGAAATATGCTCAGTCTGATAATGATTTATCTATTGCACCAGATGTATGCACATTTGAACATTATTCCGATGTAAGAGAAGATAGAAAACTTGGAACACATAAATATTCAAAAGAGTATATAGCACTTATTGGATATTGTGCATCTTATGGCGGTAGGTATTTTGATGGTGGATATGGCAGAGATTCTAAGGGCGGTAGAAGTATTTACAATGAAAGATTGAAGAATTTTAGAACACAAATTCCTGATTTAAATGACATTGAATTTAGATGTTGTGATTATAAGGACTTTGCAGATTATAAGAATTGTCTCTTTTATTTCGATCCACCATATCGTAATACAAAACAGTATTCTAAACAGTCAATCGACTATGACGAATTCTACGATTTTCTTCGTAAACTTTCAGAGAATAATATAGTGTTAGTAAGTGAATATAATATGCCTGATGATTTTAAGTGTATTTGGCAGAAAGAACGAAAGGTATTGCAGAAGTCAGATAGAGTTACAGGTGAGAAAACTGTAGAGAAGTTGTTTGAGATAAGAGGAGGCGAATAAATGGCTGATAAATTAATCAATAAGCAATTGGTAGACATTGACGAATTATTGCAGTTTTTATCAGATAACGGATTTGATATTGATGATGGAGTTTGGAATAAACACGAAATGTCTTTAAGAGAAGTATTTGATGAGTATAAGAAGAATACTATTCCAGATGTAGAAATTGGACAGACAGTATGGGTTATTAGCAGAGATTACCACGATATATATTCAATTAAAGAATGTCATGTACATAAGAAACAGATTAGAGCAAGGTATACGTTTTCTGTGAGAGGTAGACATTGTTATTGTGGAACTTTCACGAAGAACAGTATTGGAAAGACCGTATTCTTTTCAAAAGAAGCCGCTATTAAGTCGCTGAATGAAAAAGAATATAAGTTGGAAGAGTGGGTGTAAATTATGAGTTTTAATGTAGATTTTAGTTCTATTAGAACTGTAAGAGTGCATAAACAACAATTTGATACAATAGACAACAAGGCAAATGTTGTGATGTTGACTTGCATTGAAGATGGTAGAGTTATTCCATTTAACAGAGCAGACAGTGAAAAGGATAAAATTGAGCGTCTTGAGAGGAATAGAAAGTGAAGTATTGAAACTCGCATTTCACAAGGAGGCAAACTATTGAAGATTGGTGACAAAGAAAATGTTAATGAAATCACACTCAAACATAAGGGCAGAGATATTAAATTTGAATGTTTTATCAAACCATTTCCTTACGCAGAAAGATTGGATTTAAAAGAAAAAGATCCAGTTGAGATTGTTTTTGATGATTTGACAGAAGTAGATGCATTAATTGATATGTTAAAAAGATTCAAACAGGAGTCACAGGAATATATGGGCGTTTGGAAGAGGAGTGGAAATTAAATGGATATTTATAATACAAAACGAAGAAAAATTAAATGTGTTAGAAACGATGATGACGTATGGGGTGGAGGCGGTGAAAATCATCACTTATTAGAAGTTGGTAAAGAATATACATTGGAAGATATTATAGTTCATTCTTGGCACACGATTGTATATATAGAAGAGTTTCCAGATGTGGAATTCAATAGTGTTGCATTTGAAGAAATTGATTAGGAGAATAACAGTATGTCAGATTATAAACGAGGATATAGAGCTGAATGTAATTTAATTATAGATCCAGTTGACAAATGTAATCTCAATAGTGTTGAAATTGGAAACGCATTAAAACAGTATGTATCTGCTGAAGAATGCTATAGATTACGTGACAATCATCTATATATGACTGCGCCGATTCAGAAAGATAATAATTATGTTCGAGTTACAGAAATTTGTGCAGGCTGCAAACTTTATTGTGCAGATGAAGATGAGTTATATGAAATTGATAAGAAATTAAACGAACTTGGATATGAGACAAGAGTTGGTAGAAATATGTATACAGACAAATTGAGCATTGCGGTTATTAAAAATCCGAAAGTAAAAGGAGAATAATCATATGGGACAGTTAATTGATAAAACAGTATTACGAAAAGAATTATCCGAGCTACAATCTGAAATGGGTTTTGTAAGAAAGTCTGATGTAATGCAAGTTCTTTGCAACCAAAAATGTGTATCTGATTACATTCAATGGAAGAACTGGTTAGATCAATGGCATGTTAAGTACGAAGAAAAAACATGGAATCCTAATATAAAAGAATTGATTATTGGTGGTACTTATTGTCAAGCATCTATCGTATTTGATTTGGATGATAAGTTTATAGAAATGACAGCATATGAGAATAATAAAAAATTGACAAGAATCCTGTCTTTCATTGGAAAGGAGAAATATGAATAAAGAAATTTCATTAAGTGATATTGTGCTTGAAAATATGAATAGTTTACATATTGAAGCTGTTGGTAGTGTCGCATGTAAAAATTCTTCTTGTGAATATAAAAACGTTAATGTTGACATTGATTTTTCAAAAATAAAACATCCAATGTTGGATATAGATGTATGGCATGAAAGAACAATTACAGGTGAGATAATTACAAAAAAGAAAGTGACCATTACATTTGAAGATTATGATTTAGATTTTTCATTGAATAAGGATCGAGATAATATTTTAACATGTTTGTGGAAAGCAAGTCGAAATAATGGAGAATAATTATATGGAAAATGTGGTAGATAAAATTTTAAGACCATGTCCATTTTGCGGTGCTACTAAGTTAAAAATTGATAAACAAACAAGAAATGGAAGAATCACTTATTCTGTTAGGTGTAATTGTTGCCATGCGAGAGGTGGAACTTCTGGGCACATGAAGACAACTTCAAAGTCTATTCGTTACAATCCTAGTGTCGCTTGTGATCCTACTGAAGAACTTGTTTGTATGTATACCGCAATCGACAAATGGAATCAGAGAGTGAAAGGAGAAACCGATGAAAATAGCATTAACAGGTCATAGACCTCAGAGATTAGGATTGCCAGAAGATGAATTAGATATTAAGTGGAGCAAGATTGGACATTGGATTATGAATCAGATTTTAGATGCTTCTGATGTTTATTGTGGAATGGCTAATGGCTCAGATATTTTAATTGGTCTAAATACTTGTGTTATCAAAGAGAGTTATAGGAGTATTTCTGAAGAATTTGAAAAGAATAGAGATTTAAAATTGCATTGCATTTTACCTTGTAGGGATTATAACTCATCAAATAAATATTATAGCAAGCTCAGAAACGAAGCAGATGAATGGATTGAATTATCAGATGAATTTTATAAAGGCTGTGATAATGTAAGAGATCAGTATATGGTTGACCATTGTGATATTTTACTTGCAATTTGGGATGGTGATAAATCAGGTGGTGTATGGTCAACAATTCGTAAAGCTCAGAAAGCTGGTAAGAATATTATTTATTGTCCTAAAGAGATTTTGAGTGGAGAATAAGTAACTGAGAGGTAACGATTATGGATAACACAGATATGTACTGGGATGATATTTGTTGGAACGATGTAGTTCCTGATTGGGATGAAAATGGAGAATTGCCAGATGATGAAGATGAGAATTGAAAGCGATATTTCTTTTGGTTGTAGGAGATGAGGCAGTGAAAATTAAAGATAAAATACGAGATAAATTAAGACAGTGGTTATTTTCAGAAGAGTTATTAAAATTTGAATCGGCAGAACAGAATTATAAAGATGCAGAAGACTTATATAATAGGGCAAGAGGGTATCTAAATGCCGCAAAGGATGAATATAGCTGGTCGTTTAAGATGGTTGATGATTGTCATCAGCTTATGAATTCTATGATGGATGTTGGAACAGATGTAGGATTTCTTTCTAATGAGCATTCGTGGGCGGTTGTATGTATTAAAGGTCATCCAGAATATGTGAAATTTATTCCATTGTCGCATAAAGACACACGAGATGTATTGGATTTTCTGAAACATTTTAAGTATTCAGATAGAGTTGTAGATTCTCCATTTGCGTTTAGAGGTATGATTGACCATTATATTGTGGAAAATCCGTTTTTGAAAAAATAAAGCTATAATGAAATTTTGGTTTCTTGGCTTGTCACGAAAACTATACAATATTCAGGACAAACAAGAGAATATAACAATATAATTACAAAACAAGGAAAGGAAAAACGTTCACATGTGAGTAAAGCTGCGCAGCTACTATTGGTGAACAAATTTGAAAAATAATACAGAAAAAGATTGGACAGGTAATAAAAATAGTATTTTTAAGACTTTAGGTGCAAGTAATCACACTGACAAGGAGAGACAGAATGAGGATTATTATGCGACAGATCCTATTGCAATTGATGTCTTATTAAAAGATGGTGGTGTTACATTTGACAAACCTATCTGGGAATGTTCCTGTGGCGAGGGACATTTATCTGAAAGATTAAAGAGCTTCGGCTATGAAGTTCGTTCCACCGATCTAATTGATAGAGGTTATGGCGAAGGTGGAATTGATTTTCTTACATATAATCAGCCTTGGAATGGCGATATCTTAACAAATCCCCCATACAAATATGCAAAAGAATTTATCGAACATGCAATGACATTAATTCCTAATGGTTGCAGAGTATTTATGTTTCTTAAAGTTCAGTTCCTTGAAGGAAAAGCTCGTAAAGAATTATTTAAGAAGTATCCACCAAAATGTGTTTATGTTTCAAGTAGTCGTATTTTATGTGCAAAAAATGCTCTTTTTGATGAGATGAGAGCAGGTGGTGGTAGTGCAGTCGCTTATGCATGGTACGAGTTTGAAAAGGGTTATACAGGTGAAAGTAAATTAAAATGGATAAACTAACGCAAAGATTAAATGAAGAGATGAATAGTTGGATTGGTGATTTAGTCACCAACTCCGACTTATCAAGCGAGAAATTATTAAAACGATACTCATATGAGTATTGTATCAAAGAAGAGATTATTAATTATTTTTCAGAGAATATTATATCAGATGACTTTGAAGAGTTCTTACTGGATAAAGAAGATACATTGTCTTATTTGTACGTTGAGTATATGGAAGATGATACAGCAAATATTCATAACGAGATAGAAGGATTTGTAAGCAATCTCTGTTATCGGTTTAGAACACAATCTGAAATGTCCTAAAATCAAGGTTTTCAGAGGTTGAAAAGCCAAGTAAAACCACGTTTCTTGTGGTTGTGAAAGTAGGTGATAAATTGAAAAACACACTATCAGATGTAGCTCAGAACTTTGATAAGATGAGCGATTCAGAAAAAGCAAAAGCGAATGATAAAATTCGAGAAAATGTTAAAGAAATTATGAAACCTCATCCAAGAACTGAACGAGAAAAAGAACTTGACAGATTGGCGAAGGAAGAAAAAGAGGAGTATGAAAGAAACAAAAATGCTTTCTATGCTAATCCTATTCATTGGAATAATAATAAGCGTAGAAGACATGGATTACATGCGTTAAGAGGCGATGTTAATAAATATCGCTCAAAGATATATCCAGTATTTCATCCTTCTGTAAAATTCTTTGGATTGTTAGATGATATTACTTCTGAAATATTAGAAAATAAATTTAAAAATGGTGAATTTGATTATCTTTTTAATTCTTTTGTAGAAGTAAAAGATTTGGCAGTTGGTGATGCGAAGGTGTTTTAGAGTGAGCGAATAGGAGAATAACAGTATGGAGTTATCACAAGATGAAAGACAAAGATTTTTAGAGTTAATAGATAAAGTAAGTCCATGTGCTGCAATTTCTGAAAAAGAAAATCTTGAAAAGTTTAAAGAGTGGCTGGATAGTGATAGATCAAAAAGAGTTACATTTGTTGAAGCTCCAAAAATATTTAAAGATCAGGTTGGAGCTGACAAAGTGATTCTTATACCAACAAATGACGAAACTATAAAGCCAATAAGAGTAATATTCGAAGGAGAATAACAGTATGAAAAGATACAAATTAACCAGAAGTCCTAATCCAGAAACTCATGCATCTGGTGAAGTAATATTTATAAAAGATGAAAATGGTAATGAGCTTAATGTCGGATTTGGTGATCAATGTGATGCATTTGATTATATAAAATTGCAAGTAGAAAACGACAAAGAGTATACTGACTGTCTTAATAATCCAAGCAAACATATTATGGATATGTATAATTCATTGGATGAGTTTGATAAAAAGATGATCGAACAGAGTTTAATACAAAAATATAGAAACGAATGCATGTATCAATATTTTAGGTAGGTGAGAAATATGAATAAGAGACAGAGAAAGAAATCATTTAAACAGACACTTATTAAGGTTAGAAAACTGCATCCACAGAAGGGTGATGTGATTTGTTTTCAGCCTAATTTTGATTATGTTGACTTGGGAACTATGTGTGATTTTTTGAGAGTATATGAAGATAATAAGATTTTTGGAGAAGCTAAACTTACTATTATTCCGTCAGATATTAGACATATATATGGTGGTAAAGAATCAGCACAAGTCTTTGTTGACAAGTTACAGAGTATTGTAGATCAGATGGGAGAATAAAACTATGGGGTTGACAAAAGATCAACAGATATATGCAGCCATAGACTTATTAAAACATCATGGATACAAAGTATATAAAGATTATTCAATGTTGATTGGTAAGTGGGTTGCATTTTGGCAGGAAGGAATGACACATATTTTGCATGGAAAAGTCATAGAAGTTTGTGGTGAAGATAATACATATTTTAAAGTTAAATGTAAGAATTCTTATTATAGATATGTTGCTATGATCGATGTAATTGAGTTCTGCGACAATAAAAGTGATTGTTATGCGATAAGATGAAAGAAGCATTTCTTTAGGAAAGGAGAATAATAAATGGAGAACAGATTATTATTTGAGAAAGATGTTATTAGAGCAGTTGATAGTCATACGAATGACGATAATCATTTAGATGATGATATTAGCTGTATTCTTGAAGAATTAAAATCACCAGTCTTTGTAGGTTCAAAAGACGCATTAAATAACTTGAAGGTAGAGAATGAACCAATGCAGAAACAGAGACGAGTATTATTATTCGAGAATGAGAATCTTGACTTAGAGCAGCGTGGAAATAAATATTATCTATCTCTATATGATACTATAGGGAGATTTAAAAAAGAAGTTACTATTGATATGAAAGATGATATTTTGGAAATTTTAAGTAGAGAAGATTGTTATGGAAATATTTAAAAAAGACTATTACAAGGTTGGACTTGGAAATTGTAAGTAAAGGAGATTAAGATGGCAGTATTTAAAAATTTCAAAGATGATGAGTTGATTGTAAGTTGCAAATGTGGCTGCGATGAAGGTATCCACTTTAAGATTCATGATTGTGGAGATGGCGAATATGCTTTTTTAACATATACAAACAGTAATTTTTATACACAGCAAAGACCATTTTTTGAGAAGTTGAAGAAGATTTGGGCGATTATTAGAAATAAAGATTTCTATTATTCTGATATTGTGCTTACAAAGGATGATTTTAATGAGTTTAAGGAATGGGTAAACAGAAAGTAGGTTTGATATATGAGAGACGAAGAAACAAGATTGTTATTTCAGGCATTGAGTCAGATTTTAGCCAATCAGGATGACATTAAGAAACATTTAGGACTTAATAGACTTGATTCAGAATATGGTTGGAATGATGAAGATACAATGAAATTATCAAGAGAGTGTTCAGAAACAGCAGATGATTTTGAACATAATGATAATAATTCTAGTAACTATTGGTAAGTAAATTCAGGTTTTCTTTGGACGCAAAGAGAGGATAGGAGTTAGAAAAAATAAAAGAGGTGAATTAATGTCTTTAGTATATAAAAATGATACATATAGCTATAATGGCGAATATGAAATGGGTTCATTAAATAAGTTTGCACAAGCAGAAAGAAGATTGTCAGCAAAGAAACAAGCATTGGATGATGTAAAAAATGAATATGATCTTATTGAACAACAGGCATTTCGCACTTATAAAGAGAACATTCAGTATATGCTACTCGATCAGCCGTCTACAATTAAAATGTGTAGAGAATGGTTAAATATGTTATCAAAGAATCAGGATACTGATGGTAACAAACTTGATAAAAGAAAGAAGTATAAAGAAAAGGAAATGTATGATTGGTATATTGATTATATTAAAAAACTTCTTGATATTGAGTATATGAATAACGTTAAATTCATTGATTATAATTTTGGTCAAGCTACTAATATCCAGTTTGAATATAAAGAGCATAATTGGTATTTAGAAATTCATCATATTAAAGCTATCAAATTAGATGCATATAAGAATTATGGTGGCAGTGTATTTAAACTTGCGTTAGTACACAATGATACAGAATGTAGTTGGTCGCAGTTTGGCTCTACATATGAAGAAGATGAATTAAGAGATATCATGACACAAGGTATTGAAAAATATTGTAATTAGTTGTGGTAACTTCACAAGAATGCAACATATCTTTGGATTTTAGAAAAGAGGTAATTAAGTGAATAATTATAAGAGGTTTATTGATTCAACAGAATTGCAGCAAAAAGTATTGGATTATATTGCTTCAGCAGAATTTAATAAAATGGTTGATTCTACTGTATTTAGAGACGATAATCAGTGCAAATTAGCTATCATTCACGGAATGGTTATTGCGTCTATGTTGACTTGTAGATGTGAATCATTTTGTATAAATTTTAAGAAAGAAGAATTTGAAGATGACAACAGAGCACAATGTTGCATAGACCATGATAAATGCTTTTCAACATGTGATACTTGTGAGTTTGGAGAATAACAAAAAATTATAAAGGAGAATATTAAACATGGAAACAATTTTAAGATTATTAGCAGAGAACCCAGAAAGTTTAGGAGAGGTAGTAAAGACATACATTACAAAGTATAAAGAGCCTGTATATGATGTTCTGAAGGAACTTATGATTATTGCAAAGGATTATTCTGAGAATACTGAATATCCTGCAATTCAGGCGAGAATCAAGAAGAATATGTTTGATGCATATGTAAGTGTTGGTTTTACAGAGGATCAGGCATTAGCACTTATGATTAACGATAATATTCAGCTTTTGAAGAACATTCAGAAGTCAGTTAATAATACTTCCGTAAAGAAGAGTAAGTAATGGTTTCGCAGTAAACCAATCTTTCATTCGGAAATTTTTAATCATATCTAAGCCATTCGGCTATTGGAATCCCAACAAACAAGAGAACAAAATATCAGAAAGGTGGTGAAAAGTAGTGCATCCAAGTGATTTTTTTGAAAATTGCTCATTGAGGACTGGAATTGATACATTTGAAATTTTTGATGAAGATTTGAAGCAAAAATTAAAAAATATTCATCCTAAAAATTTCTTAAAAACAAAAATCACATTACCTGTTTATAAGATAAATCTATCCTATGTGACAGGAAAAGGAAATTACAAGACAGTTGATAGATATACTGTAATGGATTCGGAGTCAGATGATGAGTATGTAGATTTTTGGATAGATATGTTTATTCAGGATTATAACAAAGATAATCCAAATCATAAAATGACAAAATGTGAAGTCAACAGTATTGAACGAATCTGCGAGGCTGTGCTACCACTTGGTTAGCTTTTCACCATATGTATTTAATGCCTTTGATTAGCAAAGGTTGTCACAATGATTCATAAAACGGATCATTGGTTTATATGAATCGAAAAAGTAATGTGATAGTGACGTAAAAAGGCACTCACTAAGTATGGCTTTACCTCATTGAAATGAAATAAATTTCAGTGAGGAAAGTACATATTGGTACAGAAAGCTAATACAATTGAAGAATTATTACAGGATTGTCCTGTAAACTCAATAATAGGAGACAATTTAATAAGAGCGTGGTCAAAAATTAACAGCCACAAATATTTATATATACTATGTTCTATTTCAGGCGGATCAGATAGTGATGATATGTTGGATATTGTTTATAGATGCGATAAAAGTAATAAAGTGAAGTATGTCTGGTTTGATACTGGATTAGAATATTCTGCAACAAAAGAACATCTCGAATATTTAGAAAATAAATATGATATAACAATTAATTCATATAAAGCAATTAAGCCAATCTCACTATCGTGTAAACGATATGGACAACCATTTCTATCTAAGCAAGTCAGTGAATTTATCCAAAGATTACAAAAACATAACTTCCAATGGGAAGACGAGGATTTTGATACGCTATATAAGAAATATCCTAAGTGCAAATCTGCATTGGAATGGTGGTGTGAAATAAAAGGTAATGGTAGTCAATTTAATATTACTCATAATAAATGGCTAAAAGAATTTATGATTGAAAACCCACCAACATTTAAAATTTCTAACAAATGCTGTCAATATGCGAAGAAAGATGTCTCACATAAGATTTTAAGAGAAGGTGTATATGGCGATGGTAAAATACCATTTGACCTAAATATTGTAGGTGTAAGAAAAGCCGAAGGTGGAGCAAGAGCAACTGCATATAAAAGTTGTTTTGATGAAAATGATTCTGGTTGTGATAATTATAGACCTTTATTTTGGTATAAAGACTCAGACAAAATAGACTATGAAAATGCTTATGATATTGAACACAGCAAGTGTTATACAGAATACGGACTGAAAAGAACTGGTTGTGCAGGCTGTCCATTTGGTAGAGATTTTGAATACGAATTAGAAGTAATTCAAAAATATGAACCAAAACTTTATAAGGCTGTTAATAATATTTTCGGAGATTCTTACGAATATACAAGGAAGTATCGTGAATTTGTAAAGAAAATGAATAAAAAGTAGAGAATAAATAATTAGAGGAGACAATGACAAGGAAACAATTATTAAAAGAAAAAGAAAATTTAGAGTATAAACTATCAGTTATAAATAAGGTATTGAAGCAAGATAATATAGAAAATCCAAAATATTTTATTCTTGATACAACTCCGTGGCATCATGATATTTTGTGGCAAATTGCAGATATTATCAGAACATCTCCAATAGTTAATAAAAATTATCCTTATGGATATGATTGTAACATTTGTGAAGAATGTGGAAATAAATGCTCTACGGATGGAGATGGCATAGATTGTAATTGGGCATTTGTAGAATATTTTGAAAAAGAACTTCGTGAACGAGGTTATTACGAAGGTAGAGCATGAAGAATTTAACAGATGTAACACTGATTGGAGTGGTCTTCAAGGTGGATTTTGATTTTGAAAGGAGAGAATATATTGAGACGAAGATTAAATGGTAATGTACACACAGGACTAGGAAATTCATCACCTGAAATATTTAACAATGAATGGACAGATAATGATAAGTTTAATAATGCTGTAAAAGCATTCTTTGACGATATATTAAAATCAGTAAAAGATTTTGAGGAAATTGGTGGCTTTGATTTTAGCATGAGTTTACGAAAAGATGGATTTAGGATTTTATTTGGTATAGAACCTACATATAAATATGATCCATATATCTGTTATTGCCTCGATAGCAACAAGGATGAAATTTATATCCATAAGGGTAAGCTAATGGATATTATGGTTCTGATATTGTTATAGATAATGAACTGAATTATAGAGATGGTATGTGTACAAAAGAATTTAAAGATTGTATTGACATGCATTATGACAAACTTATGAGATGTATAAGTAGATAGGAAGAAATTTTTCTTTCATTTGGACAGATTGGAGGTATTATATGTCTTTTACAGTAGATTTTAGTTCAATAAGAACAGTTAGAGTTCACAAAGAACAATTTGACGCAATAGACAATAAAGCAAATGTCGTAATGATTACTTGCATTGAGGACGGAAGAGTTATTCCATTCAATAGAGCTGATAGCGAAAAAGATAAAATTGATAGATTGAACAGGAATAGTGGAGAATAACATTATGGATAATTTAACACGTAGAGAAGAAGTAAATCTTCATGAAGCAATTCAGAAATCTTTTCCTAAAATTCTTATCAAGGATCTAACAGAACATGAAAGAATTTGTCCTGTTTGCAATGGTCTTGGAATGAGAATTTCAGATAATGTTTATGGGATTGAAGGTGACAACTCTGAAGCTGGCAGAAAATATCATTTTCCATATAAGCATCAAGCACTTTCATTCTGCCAGAGTTGTTTTAATGGAGTACAAAGTTTGTGCCCTTATTGTGGACAACCATATAAGAATCAAGGATATATGCATTGTGACTGCGAAGGACAGAAGAAATCTGACGAAGAAGAGAGAATAAAGAAGTGGAATGAGAAAGTTTCTAAAGCAGTTCCAGTTGAAGAAAAAGATGTAGACACAATGCTTTACTGTGAAGAGTTTGACAAGTATTACGACACAGTTGATGATTTCTTTGATGATTATGCAGTGAATTATTTGGACGAAGAAGTATATACAAAACCTGAGAGATTATGGGTATGCAGTGTAGAAAATATTCATATTGATGCTGATAATGTAGTTGACAATGCTTGCGAAGAGTTACATGAAGACGCTTATGAACAATGTGATATTGGTGGTCTGCAAAATTTGTTAGATATCTGGTGTAAAGATCAGACAGGAGCTACTACATATTATCCATGTTATAAGCAGTATGTAGAGATTGATTGGAGTAAATATTCAGAGGAATAATAGAGAATAAATATTTGTAAACAATAATTTTTATATTATAGGAGGAAATAAATATGATGAACAATTTTTTAAATGGTATGTTTGGCAAAGTAGGAAGTGGAATGTGTAGACTTTCTATGAATGGTGGTATTGCAGTTAAGACAAATGGTGGTTACAAGACATATAACATCAAGACTGGCAAGCTCACAAACTGTAGTAATTTTGTATTTGATATTGGAGAGGAATTCTTCTTTATTATTCCAACTAATAAGGTAGAGAAGGGTGACATTATTCTTGTAAATGGCAAGCCTAGATGTGTTATTGAAGCTGATAAGACAAAGATTACGGTCATTAATTATGAGGACTCAACAATCGAAACCGTACTTCCTGAAAGACATGTATTTATGGGCAATACATATTTTTATGGCAAGATTGTTTCAATGTTTGGTAGTGACATTATCAATGGTAAGAAAGGCACAAACAATATCTTAAAGTATATGATGCTTTCTCAGATGATGAAAGGTGACAATGGCTCTACTGGCATGATGAATGGAAATGGTGGAATGAGTTCTATGTTACCATTTATGATGATGGGTGGAAATATGGGGGACATGTTTGACGGAATGTTCGACTTTGATATGAGTGGTAATGATGACGATGATACAGAAGTAGACGAAGAGGAGGAAGCATAATATGGGATGCGGTTCATGGACAAGAGATAGTTATGTAAGTTATTCAACAACAAAGGGTATGAGTGTTTCAACGGATGGTATGATTAGAGGTTCTTATTCTAATCAGGATATGTTTAAGGCAAGAAATATTGATTCTGCACTTGATCCTAAGAATGTTATTAGAGAGTGTTGCGATACAGAGGAACATCCAAACACAATTCCAGTTATTCTTGCACTTGATGTAACTGGTTCTATGGGACAGGCTGCTGTTGAGGTAGCAAAGAAGTTGAATGTAATTATGACTAAGTTATATGAAAAGGTTACAGATGTTGAATTCCTTATCATGGGTATTGGTGACTTAGCTTGTGATAGCTGTCCAATTCAGGCTTCACAGTTTGAGTCAGATATTCGTATTGCTGAACAGCTTGACAAGATTTATTTTGAATTTGGCGGTGGTGGAAACAGCTATGAATCCTACACAGCAGCATGGTATTTCGGTTCTCGCCATACAAAGCTTGATTGTCTAAATCGTGGAAGAAAAGGAATTATTATTACGATGGGTGATGAGCAGTTAAATCCATATCTTCCATTTAAGGGTAGAGGTCATGGTTTATCAGAGGTTACAGGGGATAATCTTCAGTCTGACGTAGAAACTAAGGATTTATACGAAGAGGCTTCTCAGAAGTTTAACATTTATCATTTAGATGTAAATCATGGTTACAGATGGGATGAAGAAGAAATTGAGAAGTCTTACAAGAAGTATCTTGATGATACACACTTTAGAAGAGTAACTATGGATAGTATTACAAATGAGATTGTAGATATTATTGTTAGTGAAGCAGAGAATAATGTTACAGATACAGTTACTACACCTTCTAACTCAGAAGGAATTACTTGGTAGGATAGGAGATTTAAGAGATGAAAGACATTAAGATTGTGATAGGTGCTAACTTTGGAGATTGTGGAAAAGGATTAATGACAGATTATTTCTCACAGAAACCTAATAGTATTGTTGTTTGTTCAAATGGTGGTGCTCAGAGAGGACATACCGTAACAACGCCTGATGGAATCAGACATGTCTTTCATCATTTTGGATCTGGAACATTCAATCATGCAAGTACATATTTATCTGAGGATTTTATTGTTAATCCAATTATTTTTAAGCAGGAATATGATGAATTGATGAAATTAGGATATATTCCGAATGTTTATATCAATCAAAATTGTATGCTGACAACACCTTTTGATATGATGGCAAATCAGATTATTGAAGAAAATCGTGGAAAAAATAAACACGGTAGTTGTGGCTTAGGAATCTTTGAAACGATTAAAAGATATAAAGTTGGCATAACTGATGTGGATTATCATATCAGGGAATATTACTTAGAACAATTTGAAAGAGAGAATATCATATTAACAGATGAATGGTCAAGAATATTCTTTGATAATGGTATATTTGAACACTTTTTAGATGATTGGGATTTTATGAATAATCACTCATTGGCTATATCAGATAATTATTTCTTAAATCAGTTTGACAATATTGTATTTGAAGCTGCACAAGGTTTATTGCTTGATCAGAACAACACAGAATATTTTCCACATTTAACACCGTCTAATACAGGTATTAAAAATCCCAAGAGAATAATTGAAAATGTTGAATGGAATGATGAGATAAATATTGAAACTTGTTATGTATCTCGTACTTATTTAACAAGACATGGTGCTGGTAAATTTCCATCTGAATGTAATAAGAGATTTATCAATGAATATATGTTTGACAAAACAAATATACCAAACCCATTCCAGGATACATTGAGATATGGAACATTGGATTTAGGAGAATTATATAGTAGATGTTCTAATGATGTAAAAGATTTCGGAGATAAAAAATCAATCGCCATTACGCATTGTAATGAATATGATTGGGATAACGATAAGTTGATTGAGTTATTCAAGGATTGGAACATTTATTACTCAGATGGCGAAACACATAATGATGTGAACTGAGGACAAGAAAGATTCGTTTCTTGTGGAAATTTGAAAGGAGATTAAATGGATAGCAGGAATATAATTTTCGATAAAGGTTCAAGAGCCAATTTGATTGAATATGTTGTACAGGAAGCAATTCAAAATGCCTTGGAAGAAATTGATAAGAATTTAATTGCACACTTGGAATGTAGATATGCGTGGTTAGGCGATTCTGATGAAGCATACAATCCGTATACAAAAGAGAGAATAGATTTATGGAAAAATAGAAAAAGATATACTCTTCCAACAAATAACTGTACATATAAAATAGTGTATGATTTTATGGAGAATATTATAAAAGAAGAATTATACAACAGATCTTATGATGATGCCAATATGCCGATTGTGTATTTATCTGGATGCTATTTATCAGGAACAGATATTATCGTAAAAATTAGTGTTACATTATTACAGAAAGGTGAGAATGAGAAGGCTGATGAATAACAATATATAGAAAGTATTCTGAAAGAGTAATCAATCAGATAGTTACTATATGTTAATAGCTTATATACATAAGGTTTACGAAAAGAAAGGAGAAAGCAATAGATTGAACAGTAGTATTTTTATTCCAAAAACGATTAATGTTGGTTATCAGAATCGTTCAGGAACATACACAGGAAAACTTGCTTATATAATCTACTATGATGAGAAGGGTAAGTTGCGAAAAGAGACTTCGTGGAATGGTTGGCGAGATAAGAATATTCCAAATGATGAATATGATAATGTTCCAACTGAAGGATTTGTACTTAATAAAAAAGCAGGTGATTATTCTACAGGTTGGGATCACAGACATGCTTATTGTAGAGTATATGATCCAAGAGGATTTGAATTTGAAATTACTATTGAAAATTTGTTATACATTCTCGAAAATGCGAATTGTATCAAGGGTAAGGGACTTGAAGGAGAATTTATATATGGATGGGATGGTAAGGATTTAGTTCTTATGCCAGTCGAGTCACCTGACTATAAGCAAATTAGTGAGTTTAATAAAATTATTCATAACAATGAAACCATTAAAGCAAAAGATTTAATTATCGGTGCTACATATCTTACAAAAGATGATGAGAACTGGATTTATATGGGTAAATTTGAAGCTTTTGACTATTGGGAGGGAACAAATAAAGGTAAACATTTTTGGTTTTGGCATAATGGTATTTTTGAACATTATAAATCTTTACCAAAGAATAAACTTATCAAATGTATTGATAACAAATGCAGTGAAAAATATGCAAATATCTACAATAATTTAGAAATAAACTGTGAGTATTCTCCATACGACAGTTCAAAAAATGAATATAAATATTTCACCTTTGATGAATTTAAGAAAACGCCAAACACAGACTATTGGAGAAGAGGGAATTTTATAAGCGAATATTACAATGGTTGTAAATATGAGTTTGATGTTCAGCCAATAGAAAAAGGTAAAGATCTATTTATTGTTCGTCAAAAGGAGAACATATCAAATAATACTTATTGGGGTTCTTATACAGAATATGTTGAAGTAACCGATATTTTTCCGACTACATCTAAAATGGTTAAATCAAACCGTTATCCATATAAAGACATAGAAGAAAAACATATGATTCCAGTTACGTTAGAAAAGATTTTTGAAGTGATGAAGCCGATGTATATTCAAAAATATTTAGCAAATGGTAGAGAATATAAAAAGGAGTATGAAATTAAATGAGTAAAAACGATGACAGAATTTTAGAATTAAAGAAACAGATTGAGACAAAAAAGAAATCAATTTCTGAGAAGAAAATCAGATTTATTCCTGAAACAAATTGTGTTCTTAATATGGATGGGATGACAATTAATCTCAACGTGTGTTCAGATGATGCGTTGTTGTTACTTTTGATTAGATTGAATTCATATTTAATGTCTGCCAAGGATCTTAATATGGCTGATTTTGAAATTTCAGGATACAGTGTGACAGCATGGATTAAAGATATTAAGAGTAAGTTAGAGGTATCTGGTCTGAAGAAAGAAGAGTCTGATTTGAAGAAAATGGAGAGCAAGTTGGACAAGTTGCTTTCTGATGATAAGAAAACAGAGCTGGAAATTGATGAGATTGCTGCTTTATTGAAATAAAAGAGAGAATAATACAATAGGTAGTATATTTCATAAAAACACATACTATATATAGTGGTTAGGCAAATTAAAACTACTATATATAGTGATAAAAAGGACAAGAAATATCGGTTTCCTTGGAGATTAGAAAGAGAGGTAGATATGAAATTAAAAGTACATTCATTAAGAATAGAACATATTCGTACATACAACAATAGAGATGATGATTTTGAAGACAATTCTAAATATATCTTAAATTGTATTTCGGAGAATAATTTAAAATATGAAGTATCGCTTTGGACTGAATACGGTGATTGTCCTAGTGGTTGGTGTAGTGCATCATGGGGACATTGCGAAGTCAAACTTGTAGATTCGTTTATTGGCTCAACACATAAACCAATCAAAGATTTATCTTTTGAAATTGGAACAAAAGAAGGAGACTTTGAAGATACTATCTATAATGCCGAGAATGATATTTTTCATGTAGATGGCGATGGCGATGACTACTGGTATCCAAATGGCGATGCTGGAATTACGGAAGAATTATTTACAGAAACAAATCGTGCAATGGATAAAAGACCTGTTTGGATTTTCAAAGGTGATAGTGGATTAGGTAAGAGCTATATTGCAGGAATTATTGCTAATTCAGATCGAGCAAAAACAGTATATGAGACAGACGCTCATGAAGAGTTAGACACCATTGAAGCTGACATTATTGTTGTTGGTAATAAATATGAATATTCATTTGAAGAAATTGAGTCAAAAATCAAAGGTGAGCATGAAATCATTTATGTTGACTTTTCAAAAAACCTATAAAATAAGGCTTTCTGTGAGTGAAAAAGCACAGTAATTTTCGATTTCTTTTGGAGAATATACATAAGGAGGATTGATATATACGAATTTAGTACAAGCATTAGAAAAGCAGATTAGGTTCTGTGAACAATATGAGAGATATAAATGTGGAGTATTCGTAAGAACACAAATTCAACGTGAGATTGCAGCGAAATGTATTTCCAATTTATTGTCATCTTCTGTACAAGTTCAGCACAGAGTCAGTAGTCATGAGACAAGATTTTGGTGGGAGAACGGAAGTTGTATTACGGTTCTTCAAGTTAGTGATTATGTGCGAGGACATAAATTTAATGGTGTAGTAATTGATGGTGAAATAGATAGAGATGTTGCTAATTATTCAATTATGCCATATTTAACAACTATTACATACGATATCGAAGATAAACGAATAGAAAATTTTGGCAATGTTGAAGAAAGAGTATTTGTTGTAGATATTAAATGCGAAGATATTAAGGAATCAGAATTAGCTCAATTTATAAAGGCACCTGTCTATTACCATAGCAAAATGGATTCCTTAGAAATGAGACGATATGACGAAGCATTAAGAAAAACAATAACAGTCAGCAAAGAATTGGGTTTATTTAAGAAGGAGAATAAAAATATGTTTAATATTTACACAGCAGCTTTTAGAGTTGCACAGGTAGGAACAGATAAGATGTATATTTATAATGCGATTGGTATTCCAAAGGAGAATATTAAATATGAGACAGAGTTTGTCAATAGAACCAAGGAAACTTATTTGAATATCAAAGGTGAACATAAAGTTGAAGATATTGGATTTGAGAATGATATTGATGTTCATTTACTTATTGATACTAATATCTATGACAAATATGAAGTTGAATTCCATGACGGTCTTGTTATTGTGGTCTTACATGAGATTATCAACGAAAAGCCTGTTTTAGAGGATGTTTCAAAGAATGGTTAAGAGAGCATAACATAATGAAAGAGAGGTACATATATGCCAGTACATGATGATTTAGGCGTTAGGATGAAGACATTTTATGAGTAGATTCCTAAGACAAAATTAATGAGAAGATGCCCAGTTGCTATCAGAATTGACGGAAAGGCGTTTCACACATTTACAAGAGGATTCCATAAGCCGTTTGATGAAGTGTTAATTAAGTCTATGCAGGAAACAATGAAATACTTATGTGAGAATATTCAGGGCTGTGTTCTTGGTTACACACAGTCAGATGAGATTACATTGATTCTTGTTGATTATAAGAAGCTTACATCTTCAGCATGGTTTGATTATGAAGTACAAAAGATTTGTAGTATTGCTGCAAGTATGGCAACAATGGCGTTTAATAATATTTTTTCTAAATATGTAAAGGAATTTGATTTAGAGTTAGCATATAACGATAATGGCATTGATACTGAAGAAAATAGAAAGTTATGGGAAATTTATAAAAAAGCTATTAACAAAGGTGCAATGTTCGATGCCCGTTGCTTTAATATCCCAAAAGAAGAAGTAACAAATCTCGTATATTGGCGACAACTTGACGCTTCTCGTAATTCAATTCAGATGGTTGGTCAAGCCAATTTCTCACACAAGGAATTGCAGAATAAGTCATGTAATGATATTCAGGATATGCTTATGATACAGAAAGGTATTAACTGGAATGATTTACCGACTTATCAGAAGAGAGGAAGCTGTTGTGTAAAAAAGAAAATTGAAAATAAATCAACTGGATATAATGGTGAAGTCAGAGCTATTGAATATAGAACAGAATGGGTTATTGATACAGATATTCCTATTTTCAAGGGCGAAGGCAGAGAATATATTGATAGATTGGTATTTGTTGGTGAAGAGTAAAAATAAAGGAGAATATACATATGAGTAATTTGAAGGAAAAATTAACAAAAGGTGGAGCAACAGCAGTTATTGTCATTACAATTTTAGCTGTATGCTATGGACTTAGTTGGATTGTTACATGTGGAATAATCAAGCTTATTACAATGTGCTTTGGTTTGACATTTAAATGGTCTATTGCAACTGGTGTTTGGTTGATTATCTGTATTTTAAGGTCAGTTTTCAATGTAACAGTGAAGAAATAGAGCCGAAGGAAACTGACATTTCTTGAGGCAATTTTTAAAGGAGAATTATAGAATGAGTGACATTTGTAAAGATAGAGAAGCTTTAAGACCTAAATATAAACAGTTTATTCAGACTGAGAGAGGTAAAGAATGGCAAAATTCTTGGAGGGAACGAACAGGTTCGCAATACGATGGAGATTTTTGTGATTATCTTTATGACTTTTATCCAGAAATGTTGCAGTAAACAGAGAATACATGATTAGAGGTAAAGAATATGAGATTTGAAAAAGAGACAGAGAATAAAATTAGAGAAGCATTTCGTCAGGAAGATTTTCAGAACTTTATGTTTGAGGCAGTTTTTGGTGAATCAAAAGACGAATATGATGAGTTATACATGAATGTATACAAATGGGAACTTGAAGAGATAGAAGATAGATTAATCTATTTAGTAAAATCTCATATTCATCATAATGTTCCTATTAACAGAAATGCTATTGTTACTTTTATTCTTGAAAATATAGCAGAAGATCTTGGTGGTGATGATTTGGATTGCAAAAATATAAAATTCTTTGCTTTCTGCAACCATCTATACTACATAATTTTTGATATTGTTACTAAGCCATATTTTATGAAAGATGTAATGGATAAGGACAAAAGACCGAATTGAAATAGAACAGAGAATATATAGTTGTAGGAGGTGAGAAATGTGATTCAAGTAATTGAAACAAATTTGAGTATTGATAAAGATAATATCATAAGAGATCATCAGTCACGAATTGTTGAAGTTGAAGATTGGGAGACATATTGCAAAGCATTTGAGGAATACAATGGCGAAGCTGTTTATTTTAAGTCAAAAGCTATGCGTGGTTACAGTATCTTATCGAATTGTACAATGACAGATTTGATATATGATGACATTCATCTATCTTGTATGGTTTTACATCCATCGGGTTTTATTACGAAGAAACTTGCATATAGAATTGTTTTATGATCTATGATTCATTCGAGTCACAATTTCCAATAAAAATGAAAATCGAATAGAGAATAAACCTATAAAGGAGGAAAATTATGTTTGCAGAATTTGAAGATGATATACAGTTTTGGGGATGCAATATTCCGAATGAAGTGAAAATGGTTATAGATTCAGCAAATGAAAGTGTAGACAAATCATTTGATAATGAAGATCAGAAACAAGCTTATCATCTTGGTGTAGAAAATACATTGTCTGTATTGAAACAGTTGCTTGATGAAGGGTTAAGTAGAGATAGCATTACATTTTATTATCCAAACGCAGCTACAACAGAAGAAATGGGTATAGAAGATATTAACCAATGGCTAGAAACATTACCATATAAATAAATCACTGTTTCATTTGAAAATTTTAGGAGGTGAGAAAATGAACAAAGATAATTTTACATTATTAAGAGTTAATAAAGCAAATGGTCATGAAGATTATTGGTTTAAACCAGATGAAGATACAGCGAATAAGTTAGCAGAAAGTTGTATGGAAATGTGTATGGTTGGTGTCACAGAAGTGGTTTATTCCAAGGATGAAGATGTAGTTGGAATTAAGAGACAGTTTCCATTTAATTATGATGTTGTTCTTTCTAATGATGAGAATTTGAAAGCAGTTTTAAAAGATTTAAGTGTAGAATAGTGTCACTAATAGAGAATATATGAATAGAGGTGATATACATAAAAGTAATTGAAACAAATCTAATCATTGATGAAAATAATATCATCAGAGATCATCAATCAAGAGTGGTTGAGGCAGACAGTTGGGATGAATATTGTAAAGCACATAAGAATTATGATGGTAAAGCAGTTTTCTTCAAGTCAAAAGTTATGAAAGGAAACAGCATACAATCTAATTGCAAAATTTCAAATCTGGAATATGATGAAATGCATTTGTCTTGTAATATCACAAGATTAACGGATAATGGAGAAGAAATATTTACAGATAAAAGATTGGCATATCGAATAGTTGATCCGACTTAATCAAGTCAAACAATTCCAAAAACAAATAACTGAACAGAGAATAAAAATATGGGTGGTTAGCAGCATACCCTTGGGTTTTTGCACTCAAAAATCACTGTTTATGGATAAATTTTCATATAGATTTACTTCCATGTTCCGTCCTGAGAAGGGCGTTTATATATAAGTTATTTATTAAATTTTATTACATATAAGGAGGACATTTTTAAAATGGCAGAAACAAAGAAAAAAGGAAGATTATTTGATTTACCTGAGACAAAGGGTGCGTTCCAGTTAAAGGGAATTGTATCTGGTATGGAAAAGGACACAGCTTTCAAGGAGATTAAGACAAAGAGCGGAAAGCCTATGAGAATGCTTAACTTTGGTACAAGCTATCTTGATGGTGAAACATTATATGTCAATCTTCAGGGCATGGAACAGGAGAATGTATATTTTTATAAGAAAGCTGAGAAAAAGGGAGAAAAAGCAGAGGTAGTTAAAGTACCTTGGGCTGATAGATTTTCCTATAACCGTGAGGGCTTCCGCTTAATTGGAAAAAATATCGGTGTAAAGAAGAAGGTTGACTCAGAAGGAAAGACAGTTAATGACAAGAAGGTTCTTACAGATTTTGATGCTTGTAAGGAAGTTAAGGAAAATCTGAAGGATGGATCTTCTGTATTTATCAGAGGTAATCTTGATTATAGCAGTTTTACAGATGATAAGGGTAACAAGAGAACATCTACAAAACTTGTTCCAAATCAGATTTCACTTTGCTCAGAAGTAAACTTTGATGATGAGAAGTTTGAGAAACAGAATGATTTCAACCAGGTAATTATTTTTATGGGAATCGAGCAGGAAAAGGATGATAACGATAAGGCAACAGGTAGATTCATTGTCCTTGCGAAGATTGTTACATACAGCAATATCGAGGATGTTCAGTTCATTATTGAGGACAAGGCACTTGCTAATAAGTTTAAGAAGTCACTTAGTCCTTATAACGCAATCAGGGTAAGTGGACATATGATTTCCTCTACTCAGACAGAGACAGTTACAACAGATGATGATGACAATTGGGGTGAAGAAGACAGTATTGAGAAAGTATCTGCACCTACAAAGAGAGAGTTTATTATCACAGGAGCAAAGGGTTCTTCAATTGATAAGGAACTTTACACAGAGGAGAATGTAACAGAGGCTATTGCAAAGATTAAGAATGCAAATAAGGCAGAGGAGAGTTTTGGTTCTGACTCTAATGACGATTGGGGAGATGAAACAGATCTCGATGATGGAGACGATGAAGCGTGGGATTAATTCTCATAACAGAGAATAAATAAATGGAACGTCAGAAATGGCGTTCCAATAAATCAATATTATAGAATTACGGAGGAATTATTTAATGGCAAAAGCAAGAAAAGCATCAGTAACAGAAAGTAAATTAGGAATGATTTTATATGGTAAACCATTTACAGGTAAATCAACTATGGCAATGCAACTTGCGTATTTTAAGCGTCCTGATGGAAAGCCTTTCAGAGTTTTATATCTTGATCCTGAGTCTGGTTCAATTGATGATTACCTTGGCGATTTAGAAGCAAATGGTGTAAATCTTGAAAATATTTATATTGTTTATACACAGTCTCTTGGAGAAGTAAGACAGTATATTGCAAAGGTAAAGAATAATGAAGATTTCTATGAGTTAGACGATGATGGCAATGAAACAGATGATGTTGTTGTAGATGCGGATGGAGAACCATTTAGAGCAGATGCAATTGTTGTTGATGGTACTACAATTCTTAATTTAACAACAAAACAGGGATTAGTAGAGTTCTCTAAAAAGAGAAATAAGGTTAAAGCTGATAAAGATGGACTTGTAGGAGATGCTAGGCTCGTAAAAATTGAAGGGGCTGGAATGGAATTAAAGGATTACCAGACTGTTAATTTTAAAGGTCAGGATTTAATTCTTGATTTAATGTCATCTGGTGTTCATTATATTGTAACTGCAAGAGAAACAGATGAGAAGGAAACAATTAAGTTACCTGATGGAACAACTCAGAGTGTGGTTACTGGAAGAAAGATTCCAGATGGATTTAAAGGAATGGATCACAATGTTAAGACTGAGATTCGTATGTTTAGAAATGAAGACGGAACAGTTTGTGCATGGATTGAAAAGGATAGAACCCATGTACATGATGATTATGTAACTATCGAAGATCCAACATTGGTTGACTGGCAGGCAGTTATTGATAAAACAGCAGGAAAATCAAAATTCGTTCTCAAGAATGATTTAACAAAAGCTGTTGATATTGAGCAGGATATTTATAGAAAGGAAATTCTTGGTCAGGTTGGCGAACCAACTGAAGAGGATACTACATCTAATGATGGACATGCAGATATTGAAGCGATTAAGAAAGAAATCATTGCTAAAAGAAATGCACTTCCACCAATTGAGAAGAAAGCCATGAAGGAAAAGCTTGAAGCAGCAGGACTTCCTACAGCATACAAGAATGTAACTGATGTTGAGATTCTTAATAAAGTATTAGCAATGTTTGATTAAATTTGGCTTATGTAAAGGTAGGATTATGGCAAGATACACAGGTAACAATAAAAATGGCGTTAAAAGAAAATGTGGTTGTTGCGGAGAAAACCTTTATATAAACAAGAATAATATTGACGATGCAATCTACTATGATAAAAAAACATATCATAGTAGTTGCTTTATCAATATATGTCAGAAGCGTATTGCTAATAAAAGAGCAGACGTATCAGCAAAATGGACTTGGGTATATGACCACATTGATTCTATAAAAAAAGATACATATTCGCATCTCGCAGTAGCAATAGAACAAGACGAGATATTTGAGTTTATTAAAGAAGCATATGATTTGACAATTATCCCTACTACCGTATGGCAGAAGTTAAGTAATATCTATGCTGGTACATTTAAGGGAATGACAGCAGGTATTCCACCTTCAGACCTACTTGATATGTGGAAAAGAAAAATTGATATGCTTAATGGTATTGCTAAGAAAAATGAAGTAAAAGGTATTCATATGCAACCAGAAGTACGATTAACATATGATTTATCTATTTTGGTAAATAAATATGATAGTTATTTAAGGTGGAAAGAAAAACAAAAAATACTTGAAGCTGAGAAAGAAACAGAAAAATCACAGAATATTGTTAGTCAATCAATTGGTTATACAAATATATCTAAGGAAGAAACTAATGATAACACAGATGATATTTCAGACTTGGTGGATGATATTTTTGGATAGGAGATAAATATTGGACAATGAGCATGAATTAAAGGATTGTAATATACAATCAGAAATATGTTTTGTGGGTGCATTGCTAAAGTCTCCCGATTTGATTGTAAATTATAGCAATTTTATGAGAAGTAAATATGATTTCTCTGATCCTGCAACGAAGTTTTTTTATGATAGTTTTGAAACATATTATCTTACATTTTCTCAAACAGTTGATGAGATAAAGATGAATGTATTTATGAGTCAGAATGAGGAGCGACTTAAATTATACAAACAGTATAAGGGATGGAAAACTCTTCAAAGATATATGACTTTAGCAGACGAAAATGATGTGAAAAATTATTTTGATACTGTTAAAAAATATTCATTGGTTAGAGAATATGGAAGAAATGGATTCCCAGTTGAAAAAATATTATCTCATAGAAATTTCGATAAAATGTCACCAAATGACATTTACAGAATTATTCGCACAAAAGCAGATAAGATAAATACAGTAATAAATGCTGGTGAAGAAGCAGTAGAACTTACTGACAAAAACTCATCTCAGATTGACAAATATCTTGAAAAGCCAAATTTCGGCTTACCTTTCCCTTGGTATATGTATAATGAATATTTTCTTGGACTTAGAGAGACAAAGGTATTATTTGAAGGATTTCTTTCTAATGAGGGTAAAACAAGAAAACTTGTATTATTAGCAGCTTATGTTGCACTCGTACAGAATGAGAATTTTTTCCTTATGAGTAATGAGATGGATGAGGAGGATCTTCGTAGCTGTTTGATTACAACTGTTATCAATAACAAAGAGTTCCAAGATCTGCATGGAGTCCATTTAACGAAACCCGAAAAAGAAATTGTGTTAGGCGTGTACCATGATAAAAATGGTGACATTATCAGAAGAAAAATTGATGATAATGGTGTTTATCTTGAAAGTAATGAAGATTACATAAAGAGAATAAAAGATACGTCAGAGGAATATTGGAATGTAAAAAAAGTTACAGATTGGATTGATAGTAGTGATCGTAAGGGCAAAGTTATGTTCAAAGATGTTGGAGATGATTATAGTCCTGAGAGAATTGAATTTGAATTGCGTAAAGCAAAGATGGTTCAAAACATTAAATATTATGGTTATGACACATTAAAAGGTTATAACACTGATGATTGGTCACAGATTAAACAGTTTGCAACTAAATTGAAAGAATTAACAAAAGAACTTCGTATGAGTGGATATGCAGTATTCCAGTTAAGCGATGATACGGTATTTACGGATATTTTTAGTTTGAGTAGTAATAACATTGCCAATGCAAAACAGATAAAGCATGTAGCTGATATTCTGAATATTGGTAAAAAGTTAAATAAGGAAGAATACCATAAGTATCAAGTTGTTTTAGAATGTGATTCTTGGGGTGAACCAGTGACGGAGGATTTGGATTTAAGTAAACAATATTTTTGTATCAAACCAGATAAAAACAGAGCAGGTAGTAAGGACAAGATTATGTTATTTGAGATTGATTTGAACTTAAATATTTGGAGAAATATAGGTTATATCATTAAAAAACCAAAAAATAGTGACTAATTGGAGGGTGGCAGCTTGGATGTAAAAGAGTTGAAGAATTATATATATGAAAATAATTATTGTGAACAGATATTAGAATCCGTTGGTTGCCACCATATCAAATATCATTCAGTTGGAGCATATTGGACTGCTGGTAATCCTGATGGAGATAATAAGGGAGCAATTATTTTATATAATAACGAATCACTTATTTGTCTCAATAAAACTCGTCAAATGATAAAAGGTAGTAGACAGACAGATATTTTTGACCTCGTTTGTTATATAAAAAATCTTACATTTCCAGAAGGATTAAAGGAAATATGCTCAGAAATAGGAATGTCTTATTATCATGATTTTGAAGAGGATATTCCTGATAGTTTTAAAATACTGAAAATGTTAGAAGATATGGATTCTAATATATCAGAAGAGAAAGAAAAACCATTACAACCTATTTCGGAGAAAATACTTTCGTATTATAAGCCTTATGTAAACGATTTATTCTACGAAGACCATATAGATTATGAAACACAAAGAGAGTTTGAAATAGGTTTTGATGAAGAAACAAACCGATACACAATTCCCATTCGTTCTGAATTAGGAGATTTAGTCGGTGTAAAAGCAAGATATTTTGATAGAAAAGTACCTGATGGAATGAATAAATATATTTATTTAGAGCCATGTGCAAAGTCGAAAATTCTATATGGGTTATATAAGACTCTTCCATATATAAAAAGAACAGGACGTATTTATGTAGGTGAAGCAGAGAAATTTGTACAACAAGCATGGAGTTACGGTTATCAAAATGCTGGTGGAACAGGTGGAAAAGAATTATCCCAATATCAGATTGATATGTTGGTACGACTTGGAGTAGATATTATTTTTTGCTTTGATAAAGATGTAACCAAAGAAGAATTGGAAATATTAGCTGAAAGATTTCCAGATGGTGTTCCTCTTTATTATATGTTTGATGAAGATAATATTCTTCAAGAAAAAGAATCCCCCACAGATAATCCTACAAATTGGAAGCATTTGGTAGAGAATAATATATATAGATTAAGATAGGAAGGTGTGTACTTGAAATATAAATTATATGACAATAGCGATAATAACACTTCCAATGTAATAAAGGAAATTTTAAAAAATAGAGGAATTGAAGACTATAATAAATATCTGAATTTAGATGATAGTGTTGTAATTCCGTATGATAAATTGGATAACATAAACAGTGCAGTTGAGCTATTTATGAACCATTTTAATAAAAAAAATAAGATTGAAATATTGGTTGACGAAGATCCAGACGGATTTTGTTCAGCAGCTATGATGTATTTATATATCAAACAAATGGACAATAAATATCCCGTCAATTACATATTACATACAAGAGCAAAATCACATGGATTAGACGATGATATTACAGTATCGGAAAATACAAAGTTATTGATTATTCCTGATGCTGGAACAAATGATACATCACAGTGCAAGGAACTTGTTGGTCGTGGAATTGATATTTTAATTCTTGATCACCATGAATCAGAAGAAGATAATCCATATGCTTTAATTGTTAATAATCAGATGAGTGTAGATTATTCTAACAAGGATTTTTGTGGTGCAGGTATTGTATATAAGTTTTTACAAGCATTAGATACAGAGACATGGAATGAGTTTGCCGATGATTATTTAGATTTATGTGCATTAGCAAATATTAGTGATGTAATGGATATGAGGTCGTTTGAAACAAGATACATTACAAATATTGGATTACTGAACATTAAGAATAAATGTTTACAAGCACTTATAAAAGTCCAGGATTACAGTATGAATGGCAAGGTTAATATTCATAATATACAGTGGTACATAACACCAGTTTTAAATGGAATGATTCGTATTGGTTCAAATGATGAAAAGGAATTGTTATTTAGAGCTTTTATTGAAAAAGATGAGTTCTTTGAATATAAAAAAAGAGCCACAAAGGATAAACCAGCAGAAACAATTCAGGAAAGCATTTATGATAGAGCTGCTAGACTTTGTAAAAATGCAAAATCACGACAAGATAAAATGAAAGAAAAAGGCGTAAAAGCCATTTCAGAAGTTGTAGATAATCTTCCAATTGATGATAAAGTTATTATGGTTGATGTATCTAACTTACTTGATAGTGGATTAACTGGTGTTGTAGCAATTAAAATTGCAGAGCAATATAATAAACCTTGTATTCTGCTAAAGAAACATTTTGATAAAAAGACAAAGACAACTGTATTTGGCGGTAGTGCAAGAAATATTGATAATAGTCCAATTGATAGTTTTAAAGATATTGTTAATTCAACAGAATTTGTTAATGGCAAAGGTCATGCAAATGCCTTTGGTATTGTAGATTTACCAGTTGATGATAAAGAAAAAGCAATCAATACGATGAACAGTATTCTTAAAGATACCGAATATGATTCTACATATCGTGTGGATTTTATCTTAGACATTAATCATGTCACAATCCCTTTAATTATTAAGTTATCACAGTTTGAAGATATTATTTGTCAAGGAATTGATGAACCTATGCTTGCAATAGAGAATATATCATTAACAAGAGATTGTTTTGAAGTATTCGGTAAAAATGAAGATACTATCAGTTTTATGGTGAATGATATTAAGTACATTCAATTCAAATGTAAAGAAGGTAATCGGCTATATGATTTTCTTCAAAACGCATGGGATGATAATGATAGTATTACATTTAATATTGTCGGAAAACCTTCAATAAATGAATATAACGGTATTAGAACACCACAGATTATTATTGAGGATGTAGCTGTTATTAGTACAAATAGTAACGATGAAGACGATGATTGGTAGGAGGTGAGTTATGTATAGTTCATTACATAACCATACATATTATTCATTACTTGATGGATATGGTAGTCCAAAAGAAATGTTGGACAGAGCAAAAGAAATAGGGTTAAAGGCATTTGCTATAACAGAACACGGAAATGTATATTCCCATATTTATTTTAATCTTATTAAAAAAGACTATCCAGATATTAAAATGATATATGGATGTGAGTTATATGAATGTGAAGATATTACTGTTAATGACAAAGACAATAAATATTTCCATTTGATTTGTTTGGTAAGAAATGAGCAGGGTAGAAAAGACTTAAACAAGGTTATTACAAAAAGTAACTTTGAAGGGTTTTATTTTAAACCACGATGCACAATAGAAGACATAAAGCCTTATGCTGAGAATTTTGTTATTTCTTCTGCTTGTTTAGCAAGTAAGTTAGCAAGAGAATCAGATTTCGAAAAGTGTATTGAATATATCAATGAGTATAAAGAAGCTTTTCCCCATTTCTTTCTTGAGATGCAGTCACATTCTCATCAGGATCAGTGTTTATATAACCAAAAAATCTTAGAGCTTTCAAAAAGAACAAATACCCCATTTATAATTACAACAGATAGTCATGCACCTAAAAAAGAAGATTTGTATTATCAGGACAAACTTATTCAGATTGGTAGAAAAAGTAGTAACAACGACAAAAATGCTATCGAAAATAGTGAGATATATGAAGGTTGCTATATGCAATCTGAAGATGAAATCCATGAAATTATGGATAGTCAGATTGGATATGAAAACGTATGTCTTGGATTAGAGAATACTAATAAGGTAGCAGATTTAATTAAAAATGTAGATATGCCATTTCAGAAGCCACAGTTACCTACATTCCCATTGCCTGATGGATATAGAGATAATAATGAATTTTTATGGCATTTAGTGAGACAAGGTTGGAAAGATAGAGGATATGATAATCTTAGCGAAGATGAACAGCAAGTAAGAAGAACTAGATTGAACTACGAGATGGGTATTATTCATTCGATGGGGTTCGATGGTTATTTCTTGTTCGTATGGGACTTTATTAAGGCTGCTGAGAAACTTGGAATTGAAGTTGGTAAGGGAAGAGGAAGTGCAGCAGGTTCTTTAGTTTGCTATTGTTGTCATATCACGGATATTGATCCAATTAAATATGGACTCATTTTTGAGAGATTCTTAAATCCTGAACGAGTAGGACTACCTGATATTGATACAGACGTTGGTAATAGAGATGCAATTATTGATTACCTTGTAGACAAATATGGAGAAGAAAGAGTATGCCAGATTATTAACTACTCGTATATTACTCCAACAGTTGCAATTACTGACGTTGGTAAGATACTTGGATTTCCATATAATCAGATGCAAAAACTTTCACAGAAATTTACATTCGATAAATGGGATGACTGTATGAAAGCAAATCCAAATTTACTCGCAGACAATCCACAGTATGCTGATTTGTTTGATATTGCAAAGCATTTAAGTGGTCGTGTTAAAACAGTTTCTATTCATGCTGGTGGTGTTGGAATCGTTGATACAACAATTAATGACTATATGCCAATGAAAATAGGAACTAAGGGCGAGCATGTAATTCAAGTTGATAAACATTATGTAGAAGACATTGGAATTGTAAAGTTTGACCTTCTTGGAGTAGCAACACTTAATCTTGTGAAGGAAATTAAGGATGATTTACACTTAGATCCTTGGGATTATGATATCAATAATCCAGAATTTGAGAATGACAGACCTACATATGAATTATTAGCAAGTGGTAAGACTAATGGTGTATTCCAGGTTGAATCAGCAGGAATGAAAGATTTGCTTATTCGATTAAAACCAAAGCTTGAACAACTAGACTTTGAGGTTATATCTGTCATCTTGGCATTATATAGACCTGATAGTATGGGAGCACTTGACGAGTATGTTGAAATGGCAACAGGTGGAAGTAGACCACCATCAATTCATCCAGATATGGATGAAATTTTAAAAGACACAAATTACTGTATGATTTATCAGGAACAGCTTCTTGATATTGTTAAAAAGTTTGGTGGAAGAACATACGGTGGTGCTGACTTATTCCGTAAGGCGATTGGAAAAAAGATAGTTGAATTAGTACAGAAAGAGTCAGAAATTCTTCGTGGTGAAATTGTAGCAAACGGATATTCTAAAGAAATTGCTGATAAAATTGCGAATGAACTATCACAAAAAGGCGGTTATCTATTCAATAAATCGCATTCATACAGTTACGCAGTTCTTTGTTTCGAGACAGCTTGGTTCAAAGCTCATTACCCAACTTACTTTTTCAAAGCATTATTCAATCAGAATAAAGATAAAGCAGGTGCAATTAATAAGTATATTCTTGATGCAAGGTATTTTAATGTGGATATTATGCCACCGAATATCAATCATTCTGGAATGAATTTCACAGTTGATAAAGATAAGGTTCTTTTTGGTTTATCTGCTATTGGTGGAATTGGTGAATCACTATCTAAGCAAATTATCGAAGAAAGAGAGAATAATGGTATATACAAATCGTTTAATGATTTGATACAGAGACTTTCTTTAGGTAAGTCATCTGTTATTGCACTGATAAAATCTGGTGCAATTCCTTGTAAAAATAAGCGTGAAAAACTTATATCATATCTTAAATCAGAGTATCAACCATTAAAATTCTCAGAAGTTCAATCATTGCCTATCTATAAGAAACTCGAAGAAGATTGGAATATTGACTTAAAGAAGTACGTAATTCCTTCATCTGGAAAACGAATTGTATATGACAAGGAAGCACTACTTACTGAATATAACAGATTGAAAAAGATACAGTTTGAAGAAAATCAGAAGGTAAGATTCCAAAAGTACATAGATGATAACAAAAAATATCTTGAAGACGAACAGTTTTGGGAATTCCAAACATTACAAGTATTTATCAATGATAATCCATTTGATGCAGCTTATACATTCTTGACACCATTTGAGGATGTACCTGATGGTGAGAAATGTACTTTAGTTGGAATTATAGCAAAGGTTCAAAAGAAAAAAGATAAGAATGGTAAGCAGTTCGCATATATAAATATCTATTCAAGTTTTGGACTTGTTGAAGGAATTGTATGGCATAGTCAATTAAAGGAATATGAAGATTTAGTAAAAAAAGGACAGCAAGTAGCAATTCTTTGTAAGAAAGATAGCGAAGAAAAGGTAATTGTAGAAAAATTAAAGCCATATAGCAAATGGCTTGAGTATGTGAGAAAGAAAGGAGTATCAGTCTAAAAAAAGAACCAGCTTATTACTGGTTCTTCATATACTCTTTGAGAATATTGGATGGTGATTTTTACATGAAAAATTATAAAATATATGTTCATATAAATAAAATTAATGGCAAGATTTATATAGGTCAAACAGGTCAAGAAGATGTAAAGGATCGTTGGGATAGCGGGTGGGGATATAAGTCGTGTGTTGCATTCAATAATGCTATTAATAAGTATGGTTGGAACAACTTCAAACATGTTGTATTAATAGATGGATTGTCTTTAGAAATGGCTAATATAGTAGAGGAAGAATTAATTAAAAAATATAAAAGTACAAATAGCAAATATGGATATAATATTCGTTCAGGTGGTGAAAATTCAACATTAAGCGAAGAATCGAAAGAGAAAATAAGACAAAAAGCATTAGGTAGAAAAGCATCAGAGGAAACGAAAAAAAAACTAAAAGATCATTGGAAAAAATATGGACATCCATTTCAAGGCAGGCATCATACAGAAGAAACAAAACAGAAGATAGCAATTGCAAATACTGGAAGACCAAAAAGTAAAAAGGAACTTGAAGATGCACATTATAGAGTGCTTGGAGAGTTGAATCCATTTTACGGAAAACATCATACAGATGAAACAAAAAAAGTATTAAGTAATTTAGCAAAAGAAAGATATTTGAGTGAGGATAATCCTTTTTATGGGAAACACCACACAAACGAATCTAAAAAGAAAATGTCAGAGGCTCATAAGAAAATACCAAAAGAAAAACATGGTAGATATGGGAAGAAAAATTCAGAATCTATGATACGAGCAGTACAGGAGGCTCATTATAAAGAGGTTATCCAATATGATTTGAAATATAAAGAAATTGCAAGATATAAATCGGTAACAGAAGCAGCAGAAATAATAGGCTGTTCAAGGAGTGCTATATCAAAATGTTGCACAAGAGTTAATAAAACGTGTCAAGGATACATTTTCTTATATGTAGAGGATATAGAAAAAGAAAGAGAGGTAAGTTAATTGTCTGATGATAATATTTACGAATTTAAAATTGTTGTAACATATGAAAAATATTACAGCGATGATACAACTTGGGGAAGTTATATTGCATATACAGAAGATGATATACCATTTTACACCAATGGTGAAGCAAATAAGTTTGATAATTCAGGAGAAAAAAAGAAATTTTGTAACATTGTTGGTAAGATGCAACAGTTGTCTATAGGTGGAGAATATCAGATCAAAGCAAAGTATGAGTATAATAAACAATATGGTCATCAATATAAGCCATTGTCAATATATGCCTTAGTTCCACAAACAAAAGAAATGCAATTATTATTTCTTAAAACTATAATTCCAGAATGGATGGCAGAAAATCTTATTAACGAATACCATAATTTAGTAAATGATGTTGCAAATGGTACGTTGAAAGAGATAGACTATTCCAAAATCAAAGGCGTAAGAGAAATTACATGGAATAAAGTTAAAGAAAAAATAATCAATAATTATTTGATTTCTGATATTCTTATGCTTCTCAAACCATTGGGAGTTACATATACAATGATTAAAAAACTCCTATCTGATGAACCTAACCCAGTATTATTAAAGAGAGAAATTGAAAAAAATCCATGGGTTTTAACCCGTGTGGACAATTTGGGATTCAAACGTGTCGATGATTTAGCACTGAAGTTAAAACCTGAACTGATTGATTCTACACAAAGACTTGTAGCTTTTATCCAATACTATTTCAAAGACTTAGGAGAAAGTAAAGGTCATACATGGTGTTCTGAGAAGATTTTAAGGGCAGCTATAAGTAATAACATATACGAGTGTTGTAATAAGGTTGATTGGTTATTAGAAAATAATGACTTTCTTCATATTGATAATGGTCGAATTGGTCTGAAATATTATTACGATATTGAGATGCAGATTTATCATTTGATTCTGAATAAATCTCAAATTAAAACAACAATCAATATCTCTGATGAAGCGATTGATAAAGCAATTAAACATGCGGAAGAAGAACAAGGATTTGATTATGTAGTAGAGCAGTTAGACACGATTTATAAGAGCTTACATAGAACTGTTAGTCTGATAACTGGAAAAGCAGGAACTGGTAAAACGTCAATAATGCGAGCAATTGTTAAAGCTTATATGGAGAATAATTATATGATGACAGCTTCAGCACTATCAGCAATGGCAGCCCAAAGGATTACAGAAGCAACAGAATTTCCTGCAATGACTATTCATAGAACACTTGGGTGTCAAGGCTTAAATGATTTTACATACAATAAAGACAATCATTTAATTACAGATGTTGCATTTCTCGATGAGGGAAGTATGGTTAATGCCAGTTTGTTTTTACATTGGCTTGAAGCAATTGGAGATAATACAAGAATTATTATTTCAGGAGATCATAAGCAGTTACCACCTATCGGATTTGGTAATGTGTTCTCAGATTTGATTGAAATATTTGATGATTCAGTTGTAAGCAAGTTAGTAAAACCTATGAGACAGGCAGAAAAATCAGGTATTCTTGTTGATGCAAATAAGATTCGTGAGAATATAAATCCTATATCTGAGAAGTTACAACCACGAATTATTCATGGTGAGTTACAGGATATGTATTACATGTTCCGTACAAATCGACAGTCATTATTTAATATTGCTATTAAGACATTCATCAAATCTGTTGGATCAGATGGAATCGACAATGTGGTTATTGCAGTACCTCGTAGAAAAGATTGTTTAAATAGCACCAATGAAATTAACAAGGTTATTCAAAATGAATTACTTGGTGATGTTTTAGAGAGTATTGAAGGTTTTGATACAACTTTCAAACTTGGTGCAAAAGTCATGCAAACAGTTAATGATTATGACAAAAATGTATTTAATGGCGAGATTGGTTATGTGACAAAAATCAGTGAAAGATATGATGGTAAGAAAAAAGAAGAGTGTTGTGAAGTAACTTACACTGATATTTTTGGAAAAGACAAAATTATTGAATACACAAAGAAAGAGTTAGCTGCTTTGGATCTTGCTTATGCTATGACAGTACATAAATTACAGGGTGCTGGTCGAAAGACAGTAATTGGTATTATTGATAATACACATCATCAGCTTCTTGATAACTGTATGCTTTACACATTGTTGACTAGAGCAAAGAAGAGATGTTTGTTATTAGCTGAACCAGAAGCATTTTTACAGTGTATTAGAACAAGTCATAACAATAGAAATACTTGGATGATGTTAGAAACAGAGAATAATACAGTAGAATAGTAATTTGGATTTCTGGAATGCCCATAAATAGGGCGTTTCAGAGACTCAAAAAGCCAAGGAAAGACGGATTTCATGCCGTTATCAACACAATATATAGTGGTTGGATAAACATGCAACTACTATATATAGTACATAACAAAGGAGATGATACTACATATATGAAATTTTATGAACGATTAGAACACTGGTCATATTTATTAAGATCAAAAGCATTATATCATGAGCTGAAATATTATGTAAAGAAACGACAAACACACATTAAACAATTATATGGTTTTAATAGTAGAGAGATCGGCAAAACATATAATCTGATGAAGATTAGTGGTAAATATAAAATTCCTGTTATTGAACCGATGGGAAGCATGGCAGATTATGCATATAAAATGCACTTAAAATTCAATCCAATTGTACTTACACCAAGCCAGTTGAAAGGGAGAGTACAGCCAGGAACAATTATATTGGTTGATGAAAAACAATTATTGAATGAAAATGCTAAATCTGAATTAGATAGATATATACAAGTTGGATTTGAAACAGAGAATTAAATATAAGGAGGTAAAAATATGAAAGTAACGATTGATATGGAAAACTTAGAAACACTTGTTCAGACAACAATGGAGAAAAACATTGAGAACATTGTTAAAGAACAGATTGAAGGAACTGTTAGAAGGGTAGCAGACGATCTTTCTAAGAAAGTAATTGCAGATGAGGTATCTGAAAATTTTCAGCGTTTTGTTGATGAATACATAGCAAATACAAAAATCAAGGTTGGTGGAAATTATTGGGACGATACAGAAGAACATGAATATACCGTTGAACAATATATTAAAAATGAATTAAAGGATAGACTTAATTCTGGAAAGTTAAGAGTAAAGAAGAAAGGACACACAAGTTCATATTCAGATGATTTCGAACAGGTATCATTTGAAGAATATATCAATCGCCAGTTTGATTTTGATGAAATGATTAAGAAGGATTTAGATAAATTTATGGATGATATTCGCAAGCAGGTAAATAAAACCATGAAAGAAACTTTTGATAATTCTACCAAGAGTATGCTGTCAACTGCTGTACTTAATATTCTCGGTGCAAATGAGACATATAGACAGATTGAAAATAACATTAAGTGCATTGCAGATAAGCAGGTATAAGATATGGAAGAAGAAATTTATGAAAATGATTATGAGAAATGTGAATATTGCGAAGTAACATATTGGGAGAGCGATACTGGTTACAGAGAATATGGATGCAGTTTAATTACAGGGAACGAAAATGATTGTGGATGTATGGGTGGAGAAATTGAGTATGGTTGCCCTCTATCATTCAAATATCAAATTGAAGGATAAGAGTGGAAACGACAGTTTCTTGTGAAAATTAAGGAGGTAAAAATGAGTTCAAACAGAAATAGTAGTAGTTCAGGTATTGGAATTTGCGGAGTATTAACAATTGTATTTGTTGTACTCAAATTAGTAGGCGTTATTAATTGGTCGTGGTTATGGGTATTGTGTCCATTATGGATTGATATTTTGCTTACAGTTATTGTATTGGTGATTATCGCCATTATTGACAACAAGGCAAGAAAGAAAACATGGAAGAGTGGGAGAATAAAATGGTAGATTTAATTATGTATCAGAGAGATTGTGTAGACGCTTTTAGAATGGAATTTTCTAAAGAAGATATTAAATGCAATTCAGAAGTAAAGAAACTTGCTAAATTTATTAATCGTCAAGGAAGAAAAATTGACAAAATTGATAAAATGCGAAGAAGTGTTTTAGGATACAAGTAAGGAGAATAATATAGCATGAAGATTTTAGCTTTAACAATTTTATTTATTTTGATGTTTTTTAGAATTAAAGGTACGCCAAGTGCATTAAGTAAAACACTATGGCGAAAGAGAATGGTTAAACAGATCGCAAAAAGTAAAGAGAATAATAATGGAAAACCATTAAGCGATGCAATGCAAGGTGGTGCAATATTGATTGTATTTTTCATGGAGCTATTCTTAATCATCTTTTATATAGTATTAGGAAACAAAATTGGAACAACTGAATTTATTGTAATGTCTGCCCTACAGGTATTTACTTGTTTATGGTCATTGGGTGTAAGCTTGTCAGAAGTAAAAACAGCTTTTAGTTACAATATTGAAGATTTTAAGTTCCACAGATTCCAATTTTTGTTTAATGTGGTGTTAGATTATATCTATTATCCGTGGGCGATTTACATGTTATTAAAGTAACAAAAAAAGGGAGAACAAAAAAATGGACACAATTGTTGTAAATTTATTTGGTGAACCATCAGTAGGTAAGAGTACCTGTGCAATGGATATTACAGCACAATTAAAAAGACACGGTATCAACGCTGAATATGTTTCGGAGTTTGCCAAGGATAAGGTATATGAAAATAATGGTGAAGTATTTAAACACCAGGAATATTTATTTGGCAAACAATCATTCAAGATGGGTAGAGTTAAGAATAAAGTGCAGGTTATGGTTGTTGATTCACCATTAATCTTATGTGCTGTATATAACACTGATGAAGTGTTGGGAGAAGACTTTAATAAGACTGTACTGAATGTGTTTAATTCATACAATAATAGAAATTATTTGCTCACAAGACACCACTCTTATGAGAACGAAGGAAGATTCCAAAATGAAGACGAAGCAAAAGAAGTGAGAAAAGAAATTATTGATAAGTTAAGCCAGTACAATATTAAATATGAAGAGATTGCTTCTACAGAATCAAATTGTGAATACATAGTAGAAGAAATTATGGAGGAAATTAGAAATGAACAGTAAAGGACATTTATTTATTAGTTTAGGAAAATCAGTAATCAGAGTAATTGGTGGAATTGTAACATTAGTGAATGGTTCGATTATTCCATTAGCAGTAGGAATTATTGTTGCTGAAGTTGGTGGAGTGTTAGAAGAATTAGTTGATGAGAGATAGATTAAGAAGAAACAGTTTCTTTGGAAGATTGGAAGTGATTAAGTGGTATTAATAAATGACAACTGGGAAGAAGTTAGAGATTTGGAAGATGTTTCTAAAATAATCAGAGAATATTTTAATGAAGATTTGGCTTATGAAATGGATAAGATGATTCCTGAACATACAGACAAAGAATATCGGGATTTAGAATGGCAATTAGAGGAAAAAGATGGTGATATTACTTCATTAGAAGATAAAAATGATACTCTTAAAAATCGAATTGAGATTTTAGAAGATAAAATAGAAGAGTTGGAAGAAAAATTAGATAAATGCAAATAACAAGAAGCCATTATTTCATGTGTAGATTAGGAGGTAGAGAATGAAAGTAATTTTACAGTATACAGATTGTATGTCTGACGATAAGAATATTTTTGGAGTATTAGCTAGAAACAATGTAGAAGTTATTAAAACAGAACAGAAAAAGTTTTCAATTTATACACTTATTACAATTAGAGTCAAAGATACAGATACACTCAACAAAATTTTAGAACAGTTAAATGAAAAATCTGTTTACGGGGTTAGGATTGTAAAAGTGAAATCAGATAAATCATTTATTGAGAGATTGAAGATGTTATTTAAATAAATTCACAGTAAACTAAACTTTCATTGGAAGTCAAAAATAAGGAGGAATAAGATGAAATTTGAGAATACAGAAGTTTGGGGATTTGAACACGCATTCAGGGGGATGAGGAATCCCAAGAACAGTTGGGATAAGAGTGATAGTAAGTTTAATGACTATTATGATATTACCAGAGGAGATGTAACATCTGAGTATTTATTGAGAGCATATCCAGCTGCACATGTACATCATAAAAACGATAATGGATATTATGTTGATATTATTGGCGAAGCAGATATGAAACTTGCTCAGTCCCTTATTAAAGCAGGTAGTGAACATAGGAAATTTATGAGACAAATTTTCGTATCAGTTGATATTACAGCTCCCCTATATTGGTGGAAGGAATTCGATACTTATAAAGTTGGGACTACGGCTAACTCAACTTCTACTATGCACAAGTTAGCAACAACACCTATTACATTAGATTGTTTTGAAATGGATGATTATGAAGAATATTGCAATTTTCATTCAGATTTTCTTGGTGAAGATGGTTTAAGTGCAGATGATTGTGAGTCTATGATTTTTTGTCAATGGATTCCATTATTAGAGGGATTGAGGAAGAAATATCTTGATACAAAGGATAAAAGATACTGGAAAGAACTTATTCGTTGGCTTCCTGAAAGTTGGTTACAGAAACGCACAGCAACAATAACGTATGAAAATCTACTTGCTATGTGCAGTAAAGGACAAAGAAGATTCCATAAACTCAATGAGTGGAGTGGTATAGATAATCCGAACGTTTCTAATTTTATTTCTTGGGCTAGATCGCTACCTTATGCACAGGAATTGATTTTCATTGATGAATTAGAAAATTAGAAATGTTCATTTCATAGGAGGTGATTAATATTAGAAATTCAGAAAAATTAGACTCATTTTACTCGCAGTTATGTGAGATACATAAGAGGTCATTTCCAGATATGCGACCAGGGCAATTCTTGTTAAATGCTCTTGGGTATATCAATAGTACATTAAAAAGAGATCCGTTCTTTCCTGAATCAGATGAATTAATAGAATTATTCAAACAACATGCTAATTCTAAATCAATGTGGTATCAAGGATGGAGTTTGTTAAAAAAGGAGAATTCCGATGAATAAATTTACGAAAATATTCAAAGTTTTATTATGTGTTATTTGTCTTTCATTCATAGCTATTTCATTATGGACAGGTTTTCTTGCAATAACTGGTGTTATATTGATGAACTTCTTTACTTTAGAAGTTGCTGCTAATATTGCTATTTACATTGCAACAATTTTAATACTTATTATTTTTGTAATGATTTTAAAGCCGTGAAGGAGGGGATAAATGGAAGAAGTAATTAAAATTTTCAAACAGATACAAAATACAAGCAGTACAAATGGTAAGAAAACAATTATTGAAGCCAACAAGGATAATGAGTTATTTAAAAAGTGTTTGGTTTTTCTGCTTGATTCAAATGTGGTGACTGGTATCAGTGATAAGAAATTAAACAAATTTGTTGGTATGTCAGGAACAGAATTGAACTCTTTCAAAGAAGTTATAAAATACTTATCAGATTTTAATTCAGGTAGTGATATGGATATTGGAACTATACAAGGATTTATCGAAAACCAACCAGAAGAATATCAAGATTTTTACAAACAGATGGTTACAAAGAAATTTCGTCTTGGTTGTGATAAAAAAGTTGTAAATAGTGTGATTCATGGTTTGATTCCATCATGGAACGTACAGCAAGCATATCCAATTTCTGAGAAAAATGAGCCAAAAGACGGTGAATGGTTTGCTTTATCCCAAAAACTTAATGGTAATAACTGCGCATATTATAAAGGACAGTTAATTAGTCGGCAGGGTAAACCATTTACAGGTCTTGACCATATCATTAAAGATATTGAACGATTGCCAAACCATGAAAATTATATGTTTAATGGTGAATTGATTCGTAAAAATTATGATAATCTTTCTGATAATGACAATTTCCAAATTGGAACTGGTATTATCAATTCTGACGATTCTGATAAATCTTGCATTAAATTTGTAATCTATGAATGTATCCCAAACGAAGAATTTGAAAATGGCGAAAGTAAATTAAAATATAAAGCTCGTAGAGAACAAATTTTAAATCCACTAACAACAGCGATTTCTCGCTTAAATACAGATAATCTTGAAGTTGTTTCTATTATATATGAAGGAAGTGATAAATCAGTTATTCAACCATTGCTTGATAAAGCTGACAAAGATGGTTGGGAAGGGCTGATGCTCAATAAGGATACCAAATGGAAAAATAAACGTAATAATGGAATTCTTAAAGTGAAGTCATTTAAACATGCCGATATTCGTTGCACTGATATTGCTGAGGGTGATGGTAAATATAAAGGAACTCTTGGACTAATTAAATGTGATTACAAAGGATATGAACTCGGTGTAGGATCTGGATTTACTGATGAGCAGAGAAATTACTATTGGAACAATCCTAATGAGATTATTGGTAAAATTGTGCAGATTAAATTCAAAGGTGAAACAAAGAATAAAAATGGTGGAATTTCGGTTCAGTTCCCTATTTTTGAAATCGTGAGAAATGACAAATCTGAACCTTCTTATAATTAACAATTCGCTAAATATTCCCAATTCAAACAGAGAATATACAAATGTAACATATTAATAGCACAAAGGAGGAAATGTATTTTATTACGAAAAATGACATTTGGAATGGTTGTTCTTGTAGTTCTTACAACTTCTGTTCCAACAGCACAAGCAGAGGTTTGTAATGAAAAACCTTGCATAACGGTTGCACCCTGTCTTACGGCAGGGTTCAGCAATCAATTAAACTTGTTATCTCAATCAAAAGAGAAAATTAAGTACAAGGAAAAATATGTAACTAGCACATATGTAAACATCCGAGAGCAGCCAAGTAAGAACTCAGAAGTTATTAAACAAGTTTCGTTTAATGAAAAAGTTATTATCATTGAAAATAAACTTGCGAATGATGTTTGGTATACTGTCGATCTTGATAACAAAATTGGTTATATCCATAAAGACTATGTATCTGATAAACCAATCAATTACATGATTTACAATGTTCCATGTGTTAAAAATAAAACTTGGATGCCATACACAGCAATTACCAGTAGAGGGAGTAAGCAGTACAAACTTCAACAAATTGCTTATACAGGTGATTATGGTATTCGCATGGTAAATGGGAGATATTGTGTAGCTCTTGGTTCACATTTTGGATGTGAAATTGGACAGTATTTTGATTTGATATTGGCAAATGATGAAGTGATTCCTTGTATTATGTCAGATCAGAAGGCAAATAAACACACCGATTCTGCGAATATCGTTACAATATCTACAAATTGTTTAAGTGAATTTATTGTAGACAGACAAGCATTGAACAGAAATGCTAAACGAGATGGCGATATATCTAGTTGCTGTCCAGAATGGGAATCCACTGTAAGGCAAATTAAAGTATATGAAAAGGTGATCTAATGTTTATTAGTGGGGTTTGTTTTAGAGAGGTGAAAAAGAAAATGGAAAGAACGTATAAATTGGATTTGGAAAGTATTAACGATGCAAAAGACTTTGTGGTTGCAATTAACAGGATGAATAGTGAAGTTGACGCAAGATATGGAGTACATGTCGTTGACGCAAAATCTATGTTAGGATTACTAAATATATCTCATTGTAAGCCATTAGAGATGACCATTTACTCTGATGATGAAAATGAGATAAGTGAATTTGCTGAAATTTGTAAGAAATACGAGGTAAAAAAGAATGACTAATTATTCACAGGTATTAGAATTAGATGAAATTACATTAGAAGATTGCATGAATTTATTCAAATATGGCAAAACAACGCTAATTGAAGATGGTAGAATTACAAATATCTTGGAAGAAGGTGATTGATTATACTCTGTTTAATTGGTAAAAGCGCAAGTGGTAAAACATTTGTGCGAGATAAATTAGTAAAAGAATGTGGTTATAAAAGTCTGGTAACATTTACATCTCGACCACCACGAAAAAACGAAAAACAGGACATTACATATCGTTTTATTTCCAAAGAAGATTTCGAACAGAAAATTGAAGAAGGATTTTTTGCAGAGTGGAAGAAATATGATACTGAGCAAGGTGTTTGGTATTATGGCACTGCATTAACGGATTGTTATGACGCAGACGATGATACCGTAATGATTCTTACGCCTGACGGTGTGAGAGATTTGCAAGCAATAGAGATCCCTATGGTTGTCATCTACTTATATAGTAATTTAAACACGATTAAACAGAGATTGTCTATTCGTGGCGATAACCAAAAAGAAGTTGAAAGACGTATGAAAGCTGATATTAAAGATTTTAATGGTGCTGAAATGTTGGCTGATAGAATTGTATATAACAACTTATCTGATGATATAGAAAGTGTAGTTGAGAATGTTGATTATTGGTATAAGAAAATCTTAAAGGAGAAATCAAATGGGAAATGATAAACTTACTATTTATTTAGCTGGTAAAATGAGCGGGTTAGACAAAGAAGAATACAATGGTTGGCGAAAATCTATTACAGAAGATTTGATTGCATACGCACGTTCTTGTGGTTCGAACGTACAAGTTATCAATCCTGCCGATACTTTGATTTTGACGACATGGAGAGACATCTTGAAAAAGAAGTAATGCAGTTTGATCTTAACATGGTAAGACAGAGTGATGTTTTGATTGTAAATATTGATGATGCATCTGATAGCATCGGTACGGCAATCGAAGTATATGAGGCTAATAGATTGAACATTCCAGTAATCGCATATACCGAATGTGGAATTGTAAACGATGACATTCATCCTTGGATCGAGAACTGTTTGTCTACAGTGCAGATGAATCGAAATGAACTGATTACATATATTAGAGACTTTTATATGGAACGTTATATTTAAATAGGAAGGAAGTGATTCAAATATATAGTGGATATGTTACTTGTAGAGCACTTGCAAACGAGCTATACAACAAAGACAACTTCGTAACAGTACAGGTTGGCGACAGAGAATATTATGTTAAGAAGGTTAAACAGAAAAGAACCCATGCTAATTTAGATGATTCTGTGATGCATACTGTTCTAGTTTGTGAGGAGGAATAAATATGGCATTTGAATATGAATGTGGTTTAACAAAAGACGAAAAGAAAATAATTATCGAATTAATTTGTAATGAACAGACACATATGATTATCAAAGATCATACTAAATATGATTCTGATAAATATAAGAAACTTGAAGAATTAAAGGTTAGAATTAAGGATATGTAAAAATAAAATAAATCAAAAAGTTAACCAATAACTTGATGTTATTTAATACAGAATTGCAAAGAAAGGTTGATTTCTTATGGAATCGAGAAAGGAGATAAAATGAAATTCAATTTTATAGATTGTATAGAATTTGAAATTGATTGGAAAGCTGTAGCAGCGATTGCAGTATGTGTACTTGGTTATGCAATCATAACAGCAATTTAGAAAGGAGACAAAGTATTGACAAAAGTAATTAAAAGAGACTGTTCCGAAGTTAATTTTGACAAATCAAAAATCTCAACGGCAATTCTTAAAGCAATGAAAAATGGTTCAGGTATTGTAAAGCCAAAGATTGCAGAAGATATTGCAGACGAGATTGAAAATGAATGCAAGGATAAAGACGAAGTAAGCATCTCTGATATTGAATCAATGGTTTATGATAAATTGATTACTAAGAAGCAGAGACTTACTGCAAAAGCTTATGAAGGATATAGAAGTATTCGTGAGTTTCAAAGAGAAAATGAAAATACAACAGACATAGAAATTCATGACCTTGTAGAAGATAAAGACGAATATTGGAAGGATGAAAATGCAAACAAAAATCCAGTGTTAAATCCTACCAAAAGAGATTATATTGCTGGATCTGTTAGCACAGATATGACAAAAAGATATTTATTATCTCCTGAAATAATTCAAGCTAATACTGAAGGAGTAATTCATTTTCATGATGCTGATTATTTCTTGCAGCATATGCACAACTGTGGGTTGGTCAATTCAGAAGATATGCTTCAAAACAATACAGTTATTAGTGAAACTCTTATTGAAACACCGCATAGCTTTTCAACTGCTTGTAATATTGAAACACAAGCAATTGCACAGATTGCTAGTAACCAATATGGAGGGCAGAGTATTTCCCTAGCACATCTTGCTCCATTTGTTGATGTGAGTAGAAAATCAATTAGAAAAAAAGTGACAGAAGAATTATATGATAACGGATTAATTAGCGAATATAATGAACATTATGCAGAAGTTACTCACATTACGGATAAACGATTAAAAGAAGAAATTGAAAATGGCGTTCAAACAATTCAGTATCAGTTGGTCACACTTATGACAACAAATGGGCAAGCACCTTTCATCACGATTTTTATGTATCTCAACGAAGCAAAGAACGAACAGGAGAAAGCTGACCTAGCAATGTTGATTGAAGAAATGCTTCATCAGAGAATTCAGGGTGTAAAAAATGAAGATGGTGTTTACATTGCTCCTGCATTTCCAAAGCTTATTTATGTATTAGAAGAAGATAATATTACAGAAGATTCTAAATATTGGTATCTCACAGAATTAGCTGCTGAATGTACATCTAAGAGACTTGTCCCTGATTATATATCCGAAAAAATGATGCTCGAATTAAAGGGTGATGTTTATACTTGTATGGGCTGCCGAAGTTTTCTCACTGTTGACAGATTCTCAGATAAGGTAGGAAATATTGCAAATGCAAAGAACTTTGATCCGAATAAACATAAATATTATGGACGATTCAATCAGGGTGTTGTAACAATTTCTCTTCCAGATATTGCCTTCTCATCTGACGGAGATTTTGATAAGTTTTGGGAAATCTTTGAAGAAAGAACTGAGTTATGTCATAAAGCACTTAGGGCAAGACACGAAAGATTACTTGGCACATCTTCTGATGTAGCACCTATTTTATGGCAACATGGAGCATATGCTAGATTAAAGAAACATGAAAAAATTGACAGACTTCTTTATGATGGTTATTCTACAATATCACTTGGTTATGCTGGTCTTTATGAATGTGTAAAATTTATGACTGGTCATTCTCATTCTGATGAAGGAATTGGCGAAGAATTTGGATTAAAGGTTATGCAGGCGTTAAATGATAAATGTAATCAGTGGAAAAAAGCTGAAAACATTGACTATAGTTTGTACGGAACACCATTAGAGTCCACAACTTACAAATTTGCAAAGTGCCTAAAATCTCGTTTCGGTAACGATATTTTTGAAAAATTAGATGGTTTCGATAGAAATTATATTACTAATTCATATCACATTCCTGTCTTTGAACATATCACGGCATTTGAAAAATTAAGAATCGAATCAAAATTCCAGAAATTAAGTCCAGGAGGAGCAATTTCATATATCGAAGTGCCAAGTATGAGCCATAATATTCCTGCTATATTAGAAGTTATTAAGTTTATTTACAACAACATCATGTATGCAGAGATTAACACAAAGAGTTGTTATTGTGAAAAATGTGGCTTTGATGGTGATATTCCTCTTGTATCAGATGAAAACAATAGACTTAAATGGGAATGTCCTAACTGTGGGAATACTGACAATACAACAATGGATATTGCATTTAGAGTTTGTGGTTATATTGGCACTGCAAAAAATGGTGGTAATCAGGGTAGATATGGTGATATCCATGATCGTGTTTATCATTTGGACGACATGGAATATACGGAGGATTAAATATGAGGTATGCGAGTATACGTAACCTTGATATTAGCAACGGGGCGAATATTGGAGTCGCCCTGTTTGTTCAAGGATGTGACAGAAATCCACACTGTAAAAACTGCTTCAATTCTGAAACATGGGATTTTAATGGTGGGAAAGAGTGGACAGAAAAAATAAAAAATAAATTTATGGAACTCATTGATAGACCGTATATTAAGCGAATTTCCATATTAGGTGGTGAACCACTTGCAGAACAAAATTTAGATGATGTTTTGTCTTTAATCAAGAAAATTCGAGAAAAATATCCAATTTCTCAAAATCACAATTCAGAAAACATAGGAAAATCAAGGGTTTTAGAAGATAAGAATTCCAAGGAAATCCGTATTTCTTTTCCTGAGAAAACTATCTGGTTATATACAGGTTTTCGATGGAATTACATAATGAATTATCAACCTGTAGAAACAGATGATTTTGATTATATTGAAGAATCTTATAATGATGGATTGATGGAAAAACGCAAGCAGATAATTTCACTATGTAATATCGTGGTTGACGGAGAATATATAGATGAGCAGAAAGATCTCACACTTGCTTATCGTGGCAGTAAGAATCAGCACGTTATTGATGTAAAGCAATCTCTTGCTCAGAACAAAGTAGTTTTATATTGTGATTAAAGGAGATAATACAAATATGGAAATGGAAGATTTATACAAATTAAAGAAAGGCGATAAAATTCTTGTTAAATGTACTGTAGAAGCAGTATTTGTTCAAAGCGGAATGGTAATGGTTACAACAAGAGATTGCGACAATGGGTTCGATGCTTATGTTGATGAGATTAAAGGTGTTGTAAATGAATAGCATTATTGGATTTCTGTTATTTCTTCTTGGAATCATATTTGGCGCAATTATTGTATTTATAGCTATATATCCAATAATAAAAGATATGTTTAACTATATTCAAGATATGAACAAAATTTTCAAAGACAAGGAGAATAAATAAATGGAAATAAACGAATATCAAGAATTAGCAATGCGAACAAATCCACACAAGGCAACAGAAAGATTACTTGGGAATATGCTAACATGTGATATGAAATATCTACTACAGCAAAATTTAATCGCAGAAGATGAACGTCATATTGATTTTGGCGGCGTATTCAATTCTTGTCTTGGATTGTCTGGCGAAGTTGGCGAGTTTAACGATATGATTAAAAAGCATATATTTCACGAGAAAACACTTGATGAAACCCATGCAAAGAAAGAGTTAGGCGATATTATGTGGTATATTGCTATGATGTGTGAATCTTTTGGATGGGATATGAATGAAATTGCAGAAATGAACATTGACAAATTAAAGGCACGTTATCCAGAAGGATTTGATATTAAAAGAGCAAACAACAGAGATTCAAAAGATATATAAAGGAGAACAAAATAAATGGAGAAAATTAAGATTAAATATTTTGACAAGGATATTGAGAAACTTACATACATTGGTGGTGGTAAATCTAACTGGATTGACCTTCGTTCAGCCGAAACTGTCCACCTGAAGAAAGGTGAATTTCGTCTGATCCCATTAGGAGTTGGAATGAAACTACCAGACGGATATGAAGCCAATATTGTGCCTCGTAGCAGTACATATAAGAATTTCAAGATCTTACAGACGAATTGTTTCGCTGTCATTGATAATTCATATTCGGGAGATGCAGATGAATGGAAACTTCCTGTAATTGCTATAGAAGACACAGTAATTAATAAGAATGATAGAATCTGCCAATTCCGTATCAATAAAATTCAGCCAGAGATTGAGTTTGAGGAAGTGGAACACTTGGACGAAACAAACAGAGGTGGTTTTGGTTCTACAGGACGAAAGTAAAGAGGTGATATACATAAAACAGGCGGTTGAAATTAAAGATAAAATAAATCTTACGATTCCAGAAGCATCTACATACTCTAATATTGGAGAAACAACAATTAGAAAATTGCTTTCCGAAAAAGCATGTCCCTTCCTATTAAAAGTAGGAAACAAACATCTAGTAAAAAGGGTTGAATTTGAGAAATATTTAGCTGGAAAGCATTTTATTTAATTTGGTAAAAAGAACTTTTGTGTGATATAATACAGTCATGCAAAAGTTCTTTGCCATATACAAGGAGGAAATACGATTGGGCAAAGATCTTAAAGGAAAAGAATTGGGACAAGGAATAATACAGAAAAAGAATGGGAGGTATGAAGCAAGATATATAGATAGATTTGGTAAAAGGGTATCAATTTCAGGCAGAGATCTAAAAGATGTTAAAAAGAGATATAATGAAGCGATTTACGAAAATGACAAGCAAATAAACGTAAAAGACAATATAACACTTGACGAATGGTATAAGAAATGGATGAACGTTTACAAGTTTGATATTATTCGTGAAAACACAAAAAGACATTATAATAATGTATATTATAAGCATATATCTCCGAGTCTTGGGAATTTTCAATTAGGAAGTATTACTCAATATCAAATCAAACAACTTATCAAAGAATTAAAGAGTAGTGGGTATCAATACGAAACGTGCAACAAGGTAAAAATTCTTCTTGTTGATATTTTTAACAAAGCTATGATTAACGAATATGTGCGAAAGAATCCAGCAAAAGGAATATCATTAAAAAGAGACGAAGAAAGGGACGTAAGAGTTTTGTCGCAGGATGAACAAACGGTATTCTTTGATTGTTGTAAGGGAACATTTTATGACAATCTGTTTGTTACGGCAGTATCAACGGGAATGAGGATTGGAGAACTTGCTGCTTTAAGATGGACAGATGTTGACTGGGATAGTAGAGTAATTCATGTAACTAGAACTCTCGTATATCAGAAATATGAAAGCGACAGTCAAAAGGAATATCATTTTGAAAAGCCAAAGACAAGAACTAGCTTAAGAGATATACCAATCAACAGGCAGTGTGAAATAGCATTAAAGAAACAATTTATTCAAAAGTCTGTTGTTGCTACTAAGCAACCAATTACAAAGAAAGTTGACGATAAATATGCTGATTTGTTATTTACATCAAAATTCAACACACCATTAAATTCGCAAGTTGTATGTCAAGCAATTAACAAAATTATAGAAGAGGTAAATCTTACAAAAGATTATCTGGATGAAATAGAACCATTCTCTGCACATTGTTTTAGACACACATTTGCGACACGTTGTTTTGAAGCTGGTGTTGCACCAAAAACAGTCCAAGCATATCTAGGACACGCATCTCTGCAAATGACAATGGATTTGTATACATCAGTTATGCCAAAACAGATGGAGACAGAGATGGATAAAGTGTCTAATGAGCTTGATCGAATTTCAGAACATGGTGATGAATTAGCAGAAAAACAGTTCGAAAATATGGCTTCAAATAACAAAATTGTTTCTTTCCGTGGAGATTCAATGGTGGTATAATTGGTGCTTGTGGAGACAAATCTTGTAAAATGGCTTAAAATCAACATTTGCAACATTCGTTTTTTGACTTTATGAGTATCTTATTACGTTTACCAGCAGACACCGTATGAGTTTATCAATACCGATGAAATCATT